GTGAAATTATTAGATATTTTAAAGAAAGAGTTTACCTTCTCAACCTATAGTCCAACAGTAGGCTGGATAGAGGCTACTCGCTGGAATGGAACTATTTTTCTTCATAATATTTTGTCTAACTTTACAGAGGTAGGAAATGAGCAACCTTATGAAACTGCTGCTCCTACTTATAATGGTGGCATTATTGTATTTGCTGTAGATGTAAATGCTCAAATAGAACAGCAGTACCCTGACGCTTCTCCTATGAAGAAGGCATTAATGGGTGCATGGGAGTCTATCACTAACAGGATAAATCAAAATTTGAAGCATCCTGAAGTGTTTGGTTATTCTATAGGTAAGCTATTCAAGGGGAAGTATAAAGCTCAAGATGGGTATTTATATGATGAAAACTCTCTTTCAATAGAAATCATTGATATTCCTTTTGACTTAGTTTGTGTTATTGGGGCTGAGATAGCCCGTTCCTTTAAGCAACAATCGGTATTAGTAAAAGATAATAGCAGTCATACTATTCTTTTTGTTATACCAAAGGCTGTATTATGAACATAAAAGACATTTTATCGGATTTCCACTCAATGGAGTATATAGGACCCTCAGAGTTTCCCGAGGCTACATTAATGGGGGGTTACTGGGCGCATGGAACTACAGTATATGAAGTATCCGGTAGCCATCATATCCAGTTTATTGTTGAACATCCAGATTTATTTAATCTTACTATAGATGAGATAAAATCTATATTTAATAAAAATGGAGAAGAGTTTCAAACTGCGGCTACTCGTGAAGGAAAGGCACGAGAAGAAATAATAAAACTTGTTGCTCAGGATGGCTGGATCAGGGTGCGTCATTATATTAAACCTAGAGACTATTGGTCTATTCAATGTGATAGAGTAAAGCTTAGAAAAGAGAATTTGAGAGACTTTGTTAATTGGGCTTTAGATAAAAAAGTCATGGGATATCATGATGAGGCAATTATTTTAGGATATGAAGACGACTATAGAGATTTATATGACTTCCAGTCAGGAGGGATACAAAATTTCTTAATGGAAGAATCTAAAGTAAAAGAATCTTCTTATAGTACTATTATTAAGCATATAGAAAATGGTACTATGTTCAGTATAGTTTCTGGTTGTAGAGGAATAAATAAGATAAATGGCTGGAACCTAGATGAGGGTAAATCTGATATTAGTAAAGAAGATGCGCTAAAACTGGATTTAGAAGCAGGAGAAAAATTAAAACTTTATCTAAAAGGAGAGGGATATGGCTATATTGAACAGGCGGCTGTATATGATAATGCCCCAGAGTTTTCATACTTTATTTTAGGTATGCCCCTAGATGAATCAATTGAACTTGGAAAAAAGTTTAATCAAAAGTCTATAATTCATAAGAATACGAAAGTTTTTGCTATTTTTTACACTAAGGATTTTGTTGATGGTAATAAAGAATATCATATTGGGGACAAAGGTGTGTCCTTTAAACAACGTGTAGCTAAAAATGCTTTAGGTAATTCTGTTATTACCTTTAATCCTGAAGTTTTACAATATGCCAATTCTCAACTACTTCATGCTAATAAGAATCAACGTAAACCTTTTGCTTTCATTGCTGAACATAAAATTAAATGGTATGAGTATCATATATTAGAGCGCTGGAATGGATTACAAGCATATAAGGAAGGAAGACCTACAAAATACTGGGTAAGAATTAGATAAAAACAAGGATAGACATGGACATAAATGATATTAAATCAGATTTTCATCCTATGGAGTATATAGGCACTTTACAAGAAGGTACCCTCCAAAAAGGATATTGGGTTAAGGGCTCTAAAATATATAACATAGGTAATAATGATGGACACTTCCAATTTGTGTTGGATAATCCTTCACTATTTGATATTGATATTTCTATTGAACCCTTATTGCCCGAACAAATAATGAAAAAATTATTCATAGAGGGGTGGTTGCGTATACGTTATTATACCATAAGCACAAATAATGGGTTTACGGGTTTTTGGTTGGTAGGGTGTGATGTAGTAGCATTAAGAAAACCAGAAATAAAAGATTTTTGTTATTGGGCTATAAAAGAAAATATAATGGAATATCATGATAAGATTACCCTGATGAGACAAACTGAAGGGGATGTAGAGATATACGATATTGATTCAGGAGGAGTCACCACTCTTTTACAAGAAAAACGAAGTTACACTAATATATAAGGAGATAGAAATGGCAGAAGCATTAGATGTGAAATTGACTGATGAGGAACTAGAGAGTATCAGGATGATTGTATCGAAGAAAGTCACGGCAGACTCCGCTATGAATAGAACGGAATTTCCAAAGGAAATGGAAGCTAATTTAATTTCAGCCTTTTATAAAGCTGCTGGTGAGAATCTAGCAGAGGCTAAGTATCAAGAATCAAAGTGGTGGAAATTAGTAACGGCTAAATATAATTTAGGCGATACCTCTTTGGATATGGCAAGTGGTACTCTATCTAAGGTTGAGAAAAAGGAGTAAATATGACACAAATGAAGGCATTTAGCATTGTAGAGACAGGTGGCTTAGCTAAAGACATCAATGATTTTATTGATGTTGGTAGGACTGCTACAGGATATGCTCATGTAGCGTTTGTAGATAGGGTAGAAGTACATCCTGCTGTTAATACTGCTTTTCTTGTTTATAGTGATTGTGATCCACGTTAATGAATGGGCAGCATTGATAAAAGATATCACTGCTAGAAGTAAGATGGAAGGACACCAGTTTAGTGACTGCTGGCTAAGAGTAGTTCGCTTAGTCTAACTTCCTTTTATACTAATTAATTACCCAGTTGCACTAACAACTTAAAAGGTAAAGGAACTACAATGTATGGTATTATTTATTATGCTCTTAATATACTTAATAATAAAAGGTATATAGGGCAAACTGTAAGAGCTTTAGAAAAAAGAAAGTATTTTCATATTTATGAGTCTAAACACAAAAGATTAGATTATCATTTTTATAGGGCTATTCGAGAATATGGGGAAAATTCTTTTATTTGGGGGGTATTAGAAGAAACAGAAACAAGAGAAAAACTTTTAGAAAGAGAAATATACTGGATAGCCTTTTATGACACCACAAATATAGATAAAGGTTATAATATGACTAACGGGGGAGATAATTATGGAATACCCACCCTAGAAGTAAGAAAAAGGATGGGAAGGTGTATGATAGGTAAAAAGAATCCTTTTTATGGTAGGAGGCACTCTTTAGCTACATTAAAAAGAATATCTAAAACTAAAAAAGAAAGAAAATGTGGAGTAAAATCTGTATTTTGTATTGAAACACAAGAAGTTTTCCCTTCTATTGATAAAGCTGCTATTAAATATGGTGTACACGCTAGTAATATTTGTATGGCATGTAAAAGAAAAATAAAGACTTCAGGAGGTTTTCATTGGGAATACTATAAAGAAAATAAAGACTAATTGAGTATATGGAAGAATTTGATGAATTTAGCCTTAGAGACCTTTCTAAGAGAAAAGATTTTGATTTAGCCTCTGCTACTACTCGGTGGTACTCAAAAGAAAGAACATCTATTGAGGGTGATGCACCAAAAAGTACGAAATTAATTGAAGTAAAATTAAATAAAGAGAAAAATACTATTGAGTGTTCTCTTCTTGTTACTGCTACGGAAAAGTATGGTCCCACCCATATATATAAATCTGTAAACCCTCAGAAAGATTTTGCTATAGAAAGAGACCCTTCAGGACTTTACACTATTTATATTTCTTTTTTGGGGTTAAATAAGTTATATGCTTTAGCAAAATCAAGACAGCAAAAAAAGAAATTTAATCCCCAAGATACTCGAAAATCTAATACTCCAGTAAACAACATCTCTATAGAGGAAATTAAGGCGTTCCTAACAGATACTGATTTTAAGATTTTTTGTGATGATGTTTCTTGGCAATATCAGGGGGCTAATTATAAATTATCACAGTTAGGGGGGGCTTTATGGCCTACAAATATTCCTCCAACACATAAACATTTAGGTCCTGATGGTAAAACAAGAATGGGATGGCTGGATATTCACCCTATGAATAGTATTCTAACAAAGCATACATTAGAGTTTTTTGTTCATATTAAATTTTTCCTAAATCAAATAGCGGGGTCCGTGCTAAAACAAATTAGGAACCCTAATTTGCCAGGGGAATCAAACCCTACCCCTCCACCTACTGCTGCCCCAAAAGCCCCTATACCATCTCAAAATGGGCATGGGTCAAGTGTGAAGCCTATAGTAGATATAAACCCTACTGATACCCCTGTGAATCAGGCCAAGACACAAGCTTTACAGCAGAAAGACCCCGCACAGCAAATAATGGCTAATAGGACAGTTAATAGTCCTGTAAATCAACAAATTCAGCAATCCCAAGCTTATCCTGGGAACCCCAATGAGAATCCGCAGCAGTATAATTTAGATAAAGAGGAAACACCTATGCCAGAAAGTACAGTTCAATCACCTTATGGTCCTATGCTTATACAAGAAGTAGAGGGAAAGCAATATAGAACATGGTTTAATAATACTGTAGAGCACCTAAAACATCGTGTTTTAGAGTTAGACTCAAAATATGAGAACTATGAATTTGAGCTCCCTATGAAATTAAATGTAGATACACGAACTTCTCTCTATGAAAGCCTATCTAAACTCAAAGAAATAGTTATCCAATTTGAGACGGGAGCTGAAGAACAACGCTATCAACAGATGATACAGGAGACATTGAATTTCATCAAAGAAAATAGCCCTGATATTATTACCTTTGAGTCTACATTACTTGAATATTCTCATGCCCATATGTCTAAAGTATTGGCAGAAACTATTCAATTAGCATTTCCAATTTATAATAAGATTGTAGCTAATAGTAATAATTCTAATGATTTTACCCTTTCTTTAATCAAAAGAGATAGAAACCCCCTACATGAAATAGATTCTTTTCCTGGTAATAAAGAACAGACTGGTGAAGAGAATCCTGAAGAACCTAAAGGTAAGGCAGATATGGAAGACCCTAACAAGGGGTTGCCAGCTCCTCCAACCGAAGAAGATAATAAGGTTCCAGGTAAAAAATTAGTATGTGCCTTTGGTTCATTCAATCCTCCAACTAAACAACACTTTGAAATGCTGAAGAAAGTAAAAGCTACAGCAGACCACCAGCAGGCAGAGGCTATAGTGTTTTTACAAAGGGATAAGACATTTAGTGGTGATGAAGTTTCAGTGAAGCAAAGAGCACAAATAATAGAGGAGTTGACTAAAATAAAATGCTGTTTTGATAAAGAAATTACTGATTTCAATGCTGCTATGGATTGGGCATATACCCACCATTATAATGAGGTAATGGTTATAGCTGGCTCTGATGAAACTAAAGATATGCTAGAAATTGGTACTACCAACAAAGGACAGCATACTGCTCAGGGCTTCTTTGACTTTGAGCATTTTAGAGTAGCATCTTATGGTGGTAATAATCCTGATAACTCTGAAGAGTCCATTGAGGCTGTAAATGCTATTATGAATAATGATGAACAAGGATTTCTAAAGGCTGTTGATTTACCTTATGTAAAACAGCTAAAAAAACTATTTGCTATTTGTAGGTATGAATTACAGAATAAGATGGGGATGAATGAGAGTGCCCACCTCCAAGAAGCAAACCTCCAATTATTATATAATATGTTGATAAATCCAAAGAAACAACAAGATTTAGTGGGATGGTATAATGATGGAACATTAGAAGGAAGACTTTTTCATGACCCAACCCCAACTAATGGAACAGATAAGATTCCGTATAAACAGGCAATTAATATTTTCAAAAAGTTATATAAACCCACAAGAGATACAACAAATATTGGAAGAAACGAGGGTGGTGAGGAGCTTCAAACATATATATGTGGTATAATTAGATGGGCATTAATAAAATGCTATGGTAAAGAAGTATCTCCAGAGCAAATAGGTAAAGATTTAGATTATGGTATAGTGAATACTACTGGTGGTATGGAAACAGCAGGGGAAACCTCAGATACTTCTCCAAAAGACCAGGGATTGAATTGGTAAATTTATTTCACCTTAAATAGTTCCTCCACTTCCAGTGAGCAGGTATACTTAGGATACTTTTTTACTTTGATACCATGGATTCTAGCAAGAAATTTAAGTCTGTTCCAACTGAGTATATCATATAATAAGTTATTCACTTTCCATAATTTTTCTTTATAGACTTGTAAGTTCAACTTATAGTATATACTATTCTCATCGCCTAAATGATTATTTGAAACCATTTGATGAATACATTCCGTTGCCATTGTTTGTAGTATATTCCTAAAAAATTTCATATTCTCCTCCTCACTCATCATAATCTAGTAACTGGGGATTCTTCTCCAGTTCATCTAAAGAAATCTCAGTCAAGTGGTAGTAATCAATTTGAGGTAGAAATGCTTCTTCCTCATATTGAAAGCCCCACTTATCACCAATGATATTATAGAGAGTAGTTCTTGTTTCATTGCATGTTCCAGCAATCTTCACAAATCTACTCTTCAAGAGAGGCTGCTTGAACATAAATCTAAAATACCAGTTCATATTCCCTCCTATAAGAAGTATACTACCTATAAAGGTAAATATCAAGAATTATCCTGATAAATTTTGTATTAGTTCAGGGAAGGGGTATATTATACCTTTTGGAAGTATCACCTGCATTGCTTGAGCCCCTACTCTGTTTTGAGTATGAAAATATACTTTAGTATTATTAAACTCTTCATGAGCTTGGAGGAATTCTGCTATGCGGGTACCTACATTAGAATCATCAGAACTAACATAGACTCTACCACCTAAGTCATGATCAAGGAAAATAAAATCAATATGGATACCTTCTTTTAAGATATACTCTAAAGTTTTTTTACCCTGTTCTACATCTTTAGCAATGTAAAGAGTATGATTTTGTAGCTTCTCTTGAAATAAGGGTATTCTATAGTTGCTAGGGTCGTCCTCTAAAATAAATACATTCACTATTCTCTCCACTCAGGATGATTGTAAGGAGTTGCTATTTTGGAAACCTCTCCTGGCTGCCTTTCTATTAATATATCTTTAGGATATAAGTCCTCTATACTCAGTTCCCCTGATTCAATAAGGAATTTTAAGTTTCTCTCATCATCATTCATAGTATTTCTCCTTAGTTTTCATCCACAAAATTAAAAGAACATAATGTAGTATTACACATAGTGAGTATCTTCAGTAAATCTGGGGGCATTTGTGATGCTTGAGGATCAGAAATAAGATCATTCAAGCTTTGTTTTACATTTATTAATTTTAGTAGAGCTTCTGGCACTTCGCTAAACTGAGCTTCTATTACTTTTTTCTGAACCTCTACAACATCACTCATATTATGTTTCCTCTGCTCTTTGCTTTTGCTATAGCTTCTTGTGCCAATTGATATGCTTTATTAAGCCCCTTATTCCCATCAGTTTTCATTGCCTTTACAAATGCCCTACACGCATCATATAATTCTATTGAAGCAGCCATCAGATAGGCATTATCCCAACCCTCCTCTGATTTTTCATTATCCACCTCAATACAGACTTCTGCTAATGCCGCCCATTCAGGACTATGTATGCCTACATACCCTTCCCTCTGGCCTTCATAGCTATCCCCTACCCACCATTTTCCAACAGTATGTTTATTTTTCATGTTTAACCTCCCAATTATAATACTTGATAAATAGAATTCCGTCAAGATGGTCATATTCATGTTGGATTACCCGTGCTAACATACCTGATGCCCACATACCCTGTTTTTTATTTTCCTCGTCATAATACTCAATCATTATCCCTTCCGGCCTTTCTACAGGAAAATAGATTCCAGGAAAAGACAGACAGCCTTCCTCCATGCTACAAGTCATAGCAGAGATAGATGTTATTTTAGGGTTTATGAATATTCTTTTTTTATCTCCCACTACGTCTGTAATAAATAAACGTAGTGAAACTCCTACTTGAGGAGCAGCCAAACCTATTCCTCCTTTATCTAAAACTTCAAACATGTCTGATACCAGTTTAGGGATTACAGTAAAGTCTGTAACCTCTTTAGCTTTACGAGTTAGAATTTCATTACCAAATGTAAGTATTTCCATAGTTATTTAGTCATGCCCCACTTCTCTTCCTGTGTTACCTGCTTATAATACTTATAACTAGAGCATGCCAAATTTCCCATTTTTAAGTTCTTTATGCATTCAGCAGCATAATTAGGATCATCCTGATACATACAGTCTACATAGAGAAAACCACAAGTAGAACAGGGATTAGGTGTATTCATATCAATAATCCTCCTCTTCTGTATAATCAACAGGATAGATGAAGTCATTCAATGTTTCCTCTACTAGCTTTATCTTTTTGAGACTAGGATTCTCTTCCTTCAGTTTCTTCTCTATACCATACAGATTATCCCCTATGGACCCTATGAATATGCCAGGACGATGAAGTTGAATGGTAAGAATACCATCATCTTCATTAAACTGAAATCGAGTTATACCTAGCATAAGTATATCTTTATCAGCTTTAGCATAAGCAGAATGATACTGATTTATTTGAGCATAAGTAAGAGTGCCTTCTGGAACTGACTCAAAGTTAGGCATATACTTGTCTAAATAAAAATAACCAAACTCCCTCAATAGGACCTTCTCTGTCCCAGTATAGCGCCCTGGTTTAACTTCTTTGATTTCCATTTCTTTTCTCCTTATAGATTAAACTGAAGTCCTTTAGTGATAATACTACTATCCTCTTCTCTTGATTCTACTCCAAGCCCTGTTGATTCTCCATAACAAAGAGCCCTTAAACAAAGATTCTTACAGTCATCTTCGTAGGTATCAAAATTTACAAACCCAGCAGAAATTACTTGAAACCCTAAAGTAGTATGAGGCATAAAAATAGGAATGAGAACAAAAGTGTCATTTTCATTCATTACATACTTCATTTTCATTTTCACTTGCATTTTCTTTTCTCCTTATATCCAAACTTTTCTAACTATATGCCCAGGGTATTTTGTTTGTGCATTCTCAAGATTCCAAGCAATAAAATACCTCTTCTTTCCCTGAAGATAGACTTCATAGATTTTTTTATGTTCTTTGATGGCATATAAAACCCCTATAAAGTCTATCTTCATTTCTTTAGTAAATATTCTGTGAAACAGAAAGTGCAACATCATACAACTCCATTAAGTGCAGCTAACTTCCAGTGGCCATCAGTGCGCTTATCCTGATAATCCAGAAAGCAATCTATCGACACGTTGTAGAAGAGATTGAAGTCCACCCTGGGGAACGAGGCAAGATTAGAAGCGAAGAAGTTGTAAACCTCTATCCTCACCGAAAGGGGAATCTCCTTCATGAAGGTTCCAAACTTGCTCTTGATATAGTCTAGAACCTGCATCTTAGAGGTATTGAAACCCATGATTTTGCAGCGGGACTGAATAGCAGCGTCCAATCTACACTTGTTAGAGATGAAGATAATGGAGGAGGTGAACTCGAAGTTCTCAGGAAGCTTGTCTCCCTTCGTCCTCTTGGTTCCGTCCATCCAGGTAATAGTCCTTACAGGCTTGTTCTGGAGTGCTATCTTCAATACGTCTACCTGGGTTTGGGTCTTGAACACAGAGTCAAAGTCGTCAAATATCAGTACCTTACCTTCCCTGTTATTGTAGAGAATCTTAGCAAGTTCATAGCTACCTTTAACTCCACCAGAGAAGTACTGATACTTGTCATTGGTCTTGGGAAGAAGCTTCTCCACTGTCAATGTCTTGCCTATTCCAGGCTCTCCATGAACGTAGAGAGCTTTAAGAATTCCGCTGTCCACTATCTTCACATACCTCTCCAAAAGGTCAAACTGCTCAGTGAGGCTCAGAAGGTTTTCCTTCTTGACGGGAGCTTCAGGAGCCTCGAAGGTATGGAGAAAAGAGACGTAGGACACTTCTTTCTTTCCAGTCATTTGAGCCCAATCCCGATAGAGATTGTAAGCGCTCATTATAGAAGTGTCAGTAAAGTCCACATGGGAGTTGGCAATTTTGAACTGCTCAACAGCCTCAGATACAAAAGGCTTCCTACCCATTCCAACAGTATTCATACACTCTCCTTCATCTAAGCTAATAATAATATACATCTTATTAGGAAGGGTGTCAATATAATTCGTATTATTTTTTATTGTTTCACGACGATTTTAAATCTCCTTGACATAATAAGAAAAAAGGGATTAATATACCCTCGTTCTATCAATTCATCCAGTTTATTATTTTCCTGTTTGGTGATCATAAGAGGATAATGACTATCAACAGCTTCATATATCTTGTCTTTGAATTTTTTGTCTTCTGTTGTCATATTATTCTCCTTAAAAAATAGGGGAAGTTTCCTCCCCCTTTATACTTACTTTACCTTACGTTGAAGGCTCTGGCGATCCTGCGGTCCAGAACGTCCTGCTCCACAGCGGAGGTAATCTGATGGGTGGAAACATCGGTAGCGACGTTGTAGACTGCCCAACCGGAAGCATTTGTTTTGATGCTCTCAATTTCCAGCACTTCCCTCTTCTCGCCCTCTACCAGGGGCCTTCTAACGCTCTTGATGGTGGCATAGGGTGTCATTTTCTCAATAACAGCGAGCTTAAATTTGGCAGGGAAATCGCCATTGATGAGGTTCTGAAGATAGTTGATGCCCTTCTCCTGATTCAGGCGAGCGTAGACCTTCTCCACGAGGGAACTGTTCTCTTGGATTCGCTCGAAGAGAACATTCTTGATTTTCTCAAGGTCGAATTCCTGATTGTGGCGATAGAACAGGGAAGTCTCGGAAACGAGAAGAGCCATGCCATTGGTGCAGCGGAGGCGAGCGCATCCGTACCCAAATCCGAGGCGTTCCGTCTTGTTGTAGGAGTTCCGGGCCTTGACGAAGGGAACCAAAACTTCCTCATCGAGGAAATTGTGACCACCAATGTCAAGAGCGGTGGAAGGAATTCCAAGGTTCTTCGCAGGGTTGAAAGACAGGTCGGGGAAGTAGATTGTCTGGAAGAAACGGGCTCCCTTGGTTCCAACCCGAATATCCTTGGGATCAGAGGTGAACTTGATGCCAATGTCGGTGAAGAGGTTCTGGATAGTGTCGCTAACTTCTTTGTGGGTAACGACTTTGTAACCCTCGGAAATCCTGCCCAGGGTGTCCTTCGTGTTCATATTGACGATAGCACGGAGACCATCATCAGTACCATCTTCTCTGATATACTTCTGGGTTTCAACGGGGAAGAAAGCATCCATGTGGGCGCTCTTGTCCGTCCTGGTGTGCATCGGAATGTGAATTGTCGTATTCATATTAGCTCCTTTGACTGTTTAGGTTGTCAACCTCTCTTAATTAGAATATACTACTCTTTTATTATTATGTCAAGCATTATTTTTATTATTTTTTAAAATCAGATTTTTTATATCCAGTAATCATTGCTTCTTCTAGTAGATACACCACGAGGTTAGCTAAAGGTGATTCATTATCTATCGCTAAAGTAGCTCTAAGTTCACTCATAGCCTCTAAATAGAGCTTTTTAGGAAATCCTAAATAAGAACTCCTCTTTATGATGATACAATCACAATCATCCTCTAATTCAGAAAGGTTCATATTTTGAATAAAATTTTCCTTTCTTTCTTTTAACGTCATAGTATTCTCCTTTAGTATTTCAAATTCCTTACATACCGCTCATTATTATAGTTAGCTTTTCTTTTCCTGCCCATAGAATAGCTATTTTCATACTTGAATGCCCCTGCTATGTATGCACGTAGTTCTATTCCATCCCATTCCTCAGGGAACTTTTCTATTTCACTAAGGAATGTGTTCCTCATGCTATTGAGGAAATTATTAATAAATAGTTCTTTGTCTTTAACAGTCATATTCAACTCCTTATTCATTCGCCTTGAAGCTATATACAGGCTTTAAAGTATACTTTATATCTACAGTATCCCCTATCAAATCCTGTATTTCCTCATAAGGCTTATAAGCCATTGGGGATTCATCAATAGTATCCTTAGAAACGCATGAAGTCCATATTCCCTTCATTGAATCCTCAAAGTCAGATAATTGTAATGATTTCTTTGCTACCTGCCTACCCATGATACGACCAGCACCATGAGGAGCACTGAAATTCCAGTCTGGATTGCCCTTTCCCGTGCCTATAATCAATCCATCTCGCATATTCCAAGGAATAATCACAGGCTCATTTAGCATAGCTGATATTGCTCCCTTACGGATAATTTCATGGTCAAGATCAATATAGTTATGGACAGACTCAACAGAACGACCATCACCATAGACTAAATCCATCTTCTCTTGAATCTGCTGTAATATATACTCTCGATTCTTATGAGCATAAATTTGAGCTATCATCATATCTGTCAAGTATCCTTGATAGTCCTCATCCTTTAAATACTCCAACCCATTCATGGTACCTTCAGTACCATGAGTTTTAGCCTTCGCTATAGATTGCCAGTAATTGGCAATCTTCAAACCAAAGTTACGAGAGCCTGAATGAACAGTAAGCCAGAGTAGGCCATCTTGATCCTTATCTACCTCACAAAAATGGTTGCCTCCCCCACTCGATCCTAGTGAAGCCATAACTCGATTAAAATCCTGATCTTGCTTCTCACATATTTTTCTGACATCATCATAGATGGAAGATTTCTTAAAATCTTTTTGAATCCATTCACCACCAGATTGAGAAGTATGTACATTGTGACCTGAAGGTACATAGGTATGAATGATGTCATCAAGTTTCTGGAAATCTATATCCTTTTTTCCTATACATATAGAAGTGATTCCACACCCAATATCAACACCTATTAAATTTACTATTATTTTATTTGTAAGAGTTGCAGTATACCCTATGACACACCCTGCTCCTGCATGAACATCTGGCATAATACGAATTTTACTTCCAATAGAAACCTCATTATTTAGAAGAGCATAAATTTGAGATAAAGCTGACTGTTCCACATTATCATTATAAATGATAGCAGAATTGTATTTTCCACGAATTTCTAACATAATAAACTCCTAATATAGGACAAAGTATTTTCTTTATCCTTTTTATATTTCTCACTCCATATAATAATAACAGTATACCCTAGTTCTGTCAAGACCTTTTCTCTTATTTTATCTTTGCTCCAAATATCTTTAGCCTTTACATTATGGTGAACAACATCTTCTTCTTGGTAACGATCAGAGTGAGCGTGCCAATATTCACCATATAATTCTATTATTATTTTTTTACTTTCAATGTAGATATCTGGTAAATACCATTTTTCAGTAGTTTTAATAGTATAGTGTTCTTGTGCTTCTGAACAAAATTGTTGTATATCATATAATAGAGATTTTTCTATTTTACTGCTATTGTAAGAAGAATGCTCATTATAGGAAATACTCCCAGACTTCCAAGATTCTTTCATAGCCTCTCTTCTTATATCTAACTGCTCTGGGTTATCTCTATACCATTGAGTTATTCTTTCACTTTGCTCTTTTTTAAAACCCTCTCTTCGAGGTTTAGAGATAGCTTTTATTACTTTTTCCCTATACCCCTTATCTTTCCATAAATCTTTAGATATTTCTTTTAATTTTATTTTTGTAGCTTCAATAGTTTTCTTATCATGATGCTTACCATAGAAAGGATTATTTTTTCCTGTTCGATCTCTATGGAGAGAACACTTTCCACCTTTATTACTATCTATTATTTGCTTTCCACAAATAGAACAGGTTTTCCCTAACTTATATGACTTATTGTTCATAGATAATTAGTGGTTTCCACCTTCCAGAGTTTCTAACCAATACAAATAAAAAAGGAGGGTGTTTAACCCTCCCTTTATTTTTACATAGTATTTTTATTTATTCTGATAGATGAGAATAGTCTCCATTCATCAGTTTTTTAAAATCCAGTTCTTCATCCAACACACTTACTTTTCCATCCGGTTTTACTATTGCTGACTCTTGCTGTCTACGAGCTACACGAGCCCTCTTAACTGCCTCTAAGCGGGCCTTTGTGGTAGTAGTGCTCTCACCTGCCCGAGCTGTCTTAGCCATCGTCATTACAGTAGTATCTGATACCGGGTTAGCATCCTGTTTAGACTGCTTTCCAGGGTTTCCCATTCCTACCATTTCTGGTTGTGCTGGGTAATCCTTTGGGTCTAAAGGAGAAATGGGTGTTACCTGTCCAAACAAATCCTCTTTATTAAAATCTTGAGAATCCTTTCCAGGATCATTTTGACCATCCTCAGCCCCTACCTCTTCCTCATTTAAATACGTACTCTGAAGCCACTTCTTGAAGGATTCTACAGTAGGAGCAGCAAGCTTATTTACTTTACCACCACCAGTCTGTCCCTTAGAATCTGACCCAGGCTCATAAGGTGATTTAGAATCAGTAACAGTGTATTGATCACCTGTAGCAGCACGAGCTACAACAGCATACTTAGTATCACCAGTTACTGGTTTGAAGTTCATTCCTGCTAATCCACCATTCTGACCTTTAGTTACAACATAATCACCAGTGAAGAGTTCTTTTAATTCTGATTCAGCAAAGTCCTTCATTTTCAATAATTTTCTAACATAGTTAGCTTTCTCTTTCTTTGACTTTGCACTCTCTTTCATTACTCTTTTACGTGGAGCAGCTTCAGGGAATTCAACATCGTCGTCCTCAGGTTCAACTTGGCCCATAGGAGGAGGCTCTGTATTGAGTCCTTGTCCACCTTCATCACCAAATTCCTCATCACCAAATTCATCCCCTTCCATCCCCTCTTCGGGCTCTTCTGGAACTAATTTGAATCTCTGTCCTTGGATTTCAACGGTAACCTCATCAGCTACTTCGTCGCCACCTTCGCCTTCGCCTTCCATTCCCTCTTCATCTCCGAATTCATCATCCATGGGCTCTTCCATCTCTGGGGGAACATCATCATCTATGCCCTCTCCACCCATGCCCTCTCCCTCAAGATTGTCCATTCCCTCTTCATCTTCAAACTCTCTCATTCTTCGTTCTTTTACTGAGAGGTCTTTAGTATCAGCAGCGCCTTTCTTTGGCTTTGAAACTTCTTGATTATCACCGCCATTGGCACCAAGTTTATCAAAACGAGCTTCGCCTTTCTTAGCATATAATGTCTTTACATCGGGGCCATTTCTACCATCATATCCTGGCTTTAATCTTTTAGGATCATAAGCCTCTTCCAATTTACTACCATCGTGAAGAGACTCTTCGTTCTCATTCATCCACCATAAATGTTCTCTCTTTCTTTCTTCAATTCTCATAAAATCCTCCATTTGATTTTATTGTAATAGGTAATACAAAGCCTTTAGCCTATATTCAGTGCTATTAGTCCTATTATTTACAATAGGATAAGCTTATACATATGAAATCCCCTATTCAACTAAATAATTAGTTATTAAGGAGACTAATAAGTTGGAAGTTAATAGTAATGTTATTAAATGTGCTTTAATGAGTTTTTATAGATTTAAAAAAGGGTATTTATGTTGTTCTGAATTAAGTTACTCTCAGGGAATAGCAGATGTTATCGCTATTAATGATATTACAGGAGAAGTCATAGAGATAGAAATAAAGATATCAAAGTCAGATCTATTGAATGAAAGTAAGCATAAGAAAGAAAAGCATCAAAAATTTGTAGAAGCAGCACTTTATGATGAAACTTCAGACCCAATAATATGCCCTAATAAATTTTATTTTGCTGTTCCATCTTACCTTATTGATGATACTAAAGAATATTGTTTAGCAACAAACAAAGATTATGGAGTATTAGAGTTTGATTGTAACCATTATTATAAATTACCGGAATATTCAATATTCTATCGTAGACAAGCGCATAAATTACATACTGCTGAAGTAGGTTGTTATTTCAAGCCTAATTTAATTAAACGTATATGTAATGATAATATTGTATTTTATAGAGATGAATATTGGAAATGAATACAAATTTAATAGATATAAATAAACAAGAGAATTTAAATGACATTCTTTTTGATGTATTAGAAGGGGATACTGAGCTTATAGATATGTTTGATGTTTATAATCAATTAGATATCAGTAAGATACAGACAGCTTTAGACTCAATAATAAGTAATGATAATTTAAATGCTAAAGCCAAATTGGATTTATTAAATAATAGTTGGAGAGTAAATTATAGATTAAAACCCCCTACACCAGAGGAATTTCTAACTGCTAAGTATCTAGGACCTGTCGCTGAATCCATTTATCCACGAGTACGAAAATGGTTTATTGAATTCATGAACGACAAGGAACCCTATAGAGATGCTGTTTTATATACCTACATTGGTTCAGGCAAAACTACATTATCAGTATTGATAAATCTCTATATGACTGTTCATTTAGCATTAATGCGGGACCCAAAGAAATATTTTGGAATTATGTCTTCAGAGACATTGAGCTTTGTATTATGTTCTTATAATTTACGTAAAACATCAGAATTATTGTTATCCCCTTTCATAAATATGCTTGAAGGCTCTACCTTCTTTTGTAAGGTACGAACTAGAGAGGATATGATAAAAAGAGAACGGGATTATCAACGGGAGAAGAAAATAGATACTCTATATTGGACTACAGCCTCCCGGTATGGTGTATCTGCTTTACAATTCTCTAATAATCTTCACTATAAGTTAGCTTCAAATCCTGTTACTATACTAGGGCTGACTATTATATGTGGTACTATGTCAGAGATAACATTTTTCCGACAAGCAGGAAAGAGTGATGAGTTTGTTATGCGACTTTTTAATGATATGAAGCGTCGTGTTGATTCTCGTTTGATGGGAAACTACTGGGGTAGAACTATTTTAGACTCTTCACCTAATGATTTGGAATCCCCTATTGATACTTATTGTATGTTTGATGCACCTAATAGCCCTAAAAATTTTATTATAAAAGGGGCTAAATGGGAATGGCAACCAGAAGAATTTTCTAATCTAGAACATACATTTCCTGTATTCAAAGGAGGATCGGGAAAACCCCCCACTATTCTCAATAATATTCAAGGATATGATGAAAGTGATATTATTAGGGTTCCCTATGGAACTATTAGTGACCCTAATGGTATGTATCAATTATTCCATGATGATTTACATAAATCATTAAAGGACTTTGCTGGCATACCACAAGGAAATTTGGATAAATTATTCTATGATTATGATAAAATAAATAATTGCTTTGTACCACAGATGAAATCTATAGAACATTGTCTTCATGTTGATGCTCGTATGGAACCTCATGAACTGATATGGAAAGTCATACGGGATACTCTTTTTGAGAAAGCAGGATTTGGTTATCATTTTTACTATAAACCGGGGATTCCTCGGGTGTTTCATATTGACCAATCAGTATCTAATGATATGTCTGCCATAGCTTTTGTACATGTGGAAAGAAAGAAAACTGATAAAGCATTAGATATAGAACATGATATCATGTATATAGTAGACTTTGTTTTACCTATACATCCTTTCGGAGGAAGAATCAATCTAGATGCTATTAAAGAATTCATATTCGATGTATTTACTAAAGGACAAATGCCAATAATAATGGGTTCATACGATACTTTTCAGTCCGAAGCAGCATTACAGCACCTAGAGAGAGCGGAAATTGAAATGGACCATATATCCGTAGATGAAACTATGGACCCCTACCTATTTCTAGCGCAACAAATAGAACAGGGGAATTTGAAGATGGGACGAAATGTATTCATAAAAAATAATCTAAAGTCATTGAGAATCACACAGCGTCCTCGGAGTAAAACTCTCACTATAAATCATACTATGGGTGATTCCCCCAATCCTGCTACTGCGGATTATGCCTGGGATACCTCTGTACTAGGTATAAATGCCAAGGACTGTAGTGATGCTGTTGCTGGTGCTGTTTATCTTGCTCATAAGTATTTAGCCACTGATGGACAATCATTATTACAGATTTGGGATGAAAATAAAGTAATCCTAACTAACGATGATATAAAGAAAAACACCGAAGACTTGATTAGAAAATTAGGGTTTCAGTAAGACTAATTATATATGCTTAATGAGACTATTTATGGTAATGTAGCTACGGTATACCATAGAACTAATGAAGAAAAACTAATAGACTCAATAAATAAAGAAGGATTTAAAGTAGGAGGAGGAGACTACTATGGTAGAGGCTTCTATGCCACTTATGATTTAGAGTCTCAGCTTACTTCAGACATGCAATCCAAATATGGACAATATGTAGTAAAGTTTGGAGTAAATTTAAGTCATTTCTTTTTCTTTGACTATAATGAGTTTGTGAAAACACCCCTATTTAGAGAGCATAATAAACGATATCCTAATAGACAATTCACTGAACAGAATTTTATTGATTATCAATTCCTTTACTATAAGATGTTATTAACCCCTAAAGAACGAGAAGAATATCAAAGAAAAACTAATAATACCAAATTTACCTCAGATGTGGCTCGTGAGTGTACTCGCAATATAAAAAATTTCACTTTATTATGCGCAGGTATAGTATTTACAGGTAGACAAGATGGATTAGTTTTAGTCGCATATAGAACAGGACAGATAAAACCATTATCTTATGTAGAAACAGAGGATTTACAGCCTAAGATACTCTATCTTGAATGTAGTCTTTACGGTGAAATAAAAGATGAACCTTCACCACATTTTGCTGGTTATTGTCAATATAGTTTATATTATTTCCAGGGTGATGATTATGATATAGAAGAAAATGCTACTAACGAAACTTCTTCTTCATTTGATATATATCAATTATTACCAAATGAAGAGCCTTTACCAGATCACTTAGATATGTTAAATGAATTTGAAGGATTTAATATCAATAATGGTAGAGGGCTATATATAGAGTATACAGAAGATTATACTATGGAAGATGCAGAGAGAGAAGCAAGTAGAATATGGACTTATGATGAGAGTATGGATATTGACTCTTCCGAGTTAGAGTTAGAAAGAAATTTAAAAGAGTATCTTGATCATCCTTCTTATGATTATATCATAGTAAAACAAGAAGCATTAGAGTCGTGGATGGAAGATTTTTTGAGCAATAATTTTAAGTTCTATAATAAAGAGGAATTCAAACGAACTAAAGCATATATAGAGCTAGACGTTGAGGATTATTCTGGTAATACCTATAATATTTATTACCAAGAAGAATATAATAGAACAAAGAGAAATAATGATGATTGGGTATCAACAGCAGCACAGAGAAAATATGACCATCAATTGGATTTAGATTATGGATTATAATACACTATTACAAGAAACAAAAGAAGCTATGATAAACATGATACCTTCTTTAAGTGATGAACAGAAAAAACAGATAAAGGATTTCTTCAAAATACATCCAAACTATGAATCTAAAATAGATTGGAATGATTGGCGTACTTTAACCTATAATGATTTTGTTCCATTATTATCTCAAATTAGTAAAACTGCTAGACAGAAAATGGTAAAGAATACTGGTATTAACGGATTAGATGAAGGAACTGATTATATTATTGCCTATAACAGTGGTACTATTGTAGGATATTGCCCGCTGGATTGGGAAGCATCAAAAATGATAGCATCTTCTTATGTGGGTGCTAGTAAAACAACAGGTAAGTGGTGTGTTGCACTGCACAATAATAGAAACTTTTGGGATAATTATGTATCTGAAGAGGGCGATAATAATAATCGTTTTCTTTATCTTGTAGACTATAATCCTGATTCCACATGGGGTAAAATAGCAATAAGAATGTGGCTAAATCTTGACTATCAAGCCTGGAATTGGAAGGATGAAGTAATATTTAGTTCAATGTCAGCTACCGCTAGATATAATGTTCCTAACAAATACCCTAATTTTATCTTTAATGTAGATAAGATGAAATCTTTGATTGATAAAGCTTTAGTACTAATAATGGATGCAGGGGACGCCCGCTCTGAGTTAGATAAAGAGTATTTTATTGATTGTTATATACAGGAGGAAATTGAAAATGATATTCTAAAAGGGGGGGTTTCTTTTGTTCAACTAGTTCGAATTGGTGATGATATTGAGGATGAAGATACTAGTGTTGAAGGTTTATCTTCTTCATTCGAAATTCAAAGGGTAGGAGAAGGTATAGATAATGCTGATTTAGGTTTCCTAGATGAGCTGACTATGGATGATGGGAGAAAATTTGCTACCGGCAGAGGTAGAGGTATATATATTGTGTATGAGAATGATTATACTCCTGATGATGCTCAAAAAGCTTCTAATAATTTACGAGGGGACATCACCGATATTGATGATTATGAAATAAAACGAACGGCATTGAGATTATTAGATCCAATAAATGCTAAAAAAATTCTTCATCATCTAGATGCTGATTCCTCTCTGCAATATAGTTATATTTTAATTAAAAATGATATTTCTATTGATGAGTACTTAATGAATATTCTGGGTCGCTATATTAAAGTAAGTAAATGTAAACAAGACACTTTATATGATTCTGCTGAAGTATCTTATTATGTATACTATAGGGATGATTATGACTGGGAAACCCCCGACAAATATGCAGGGACTGACTGGGTATCAACACCAGCACAAAGAGCTTATGACCATCAATTGGACTTAGATTATGGATTTTAATATGATATTAACAGAAAAGAAAGACCATATAATAAGTAAAATTCCTGCATTGTCTCCTGAGCAGAAATCACAAATAATTCAATACTTCAATGTTTACCCAAATGAGGAAGGACAGATAGATTGGAATAATTGGAAGAACCTAAAATATGAAGATTTTACTTCCCTTATCAATAGTGTATCAAGGACAGCCAAAAAGAAAAATGTAAAAAATAGTGGTATTGAAGGTTTAATTCCAAATGAGGACTATGTTGAGGTATATAATCAAGATAATATAATAGGATATGTTCCTCTCACACATGAAGCCTCTAAATTGATAGCATCTAAATATATAAATGGTATAGAGGGTACGTGGTGTACTGCTGAAAACAGTGCTTTTGCCTGGAAGTCATATTGTAAAAAGCTAAATAAATTTCTAATTTATTTTATTAACTATAATCCTAAATTCAAATGGAAAAAAATAGCTATCTTAGCTAATAGTAAGAAAACTTCTGTTTTTGAAGATTATACTTGTTATAGTTCTACAGATCTTATTATAAATTTACCCCTACCATTCACTCTTACGGATATGACATCTATTATAGCTCATGCTAGAGTAGGGATACAAAAGTGTGGTGGTATTAAAATGCCCCCTGAGAAAAAAGTTTGTGTAACCCAACAAATAAATAGACTAGACAAGTATACTATAGAGGTTATTCACCATTATGATATACGTCAGAAAGAGAAAAAGGAAGGCAAAAGGCACTGGAGCATACTACCAGGGCAGGAAGTAAACGAAAAGATTATAATAAAACAAATAGGTAAAGGGGTAGATGTAAGGAATAACGCTGATTTTCTATATTTAGATTTTTCTATTATGAATGGCACTGGATTCTATATTAATGATAAGGAATATAATAAAGGGGAAGAAGTTAGGAAATTATGTAAATTAGCAGGTAGTACTGTTGATGATATGGTTTATATGACATATCAGTATTATATAGCAAGCATAATACAACGTATGATTCCCCCCCCTAGTGTAGACTTTGTTATATGGGGCGATGATAGACGCATCTATAATGGGCAGCTAAACTATGGTTTTATGGCAAATTTGTCGAGATACCTTTTTAGTATATCGTGGAGTGATATAAAGGATAAAGTATTTCATGATAGATTATCCAGAGAGGGATATACTATTTATTATGATAAATATTACGATTTTCATAATAAAATATTTGATATGGTAATGCTGCCTTCTCAAAACATTTTACAAGAAAATACAACTTTATTTGGATTGTAAAAAAGCCCTTCATTACAAAGGGCTTTTAATTTATTTCATGCTTTGAACAGCAGCATCAGCAGTATCAACAGTAGTATCTACAGTAGTTCCTACTTGTACAGTTACATTTTCTGTAGTTACAGCTACTTTATCAACTTCCTTAGTTGCATCTACAGCTACAGTAGAAGCTTCTTTCTCTACATCAGAAGCAACAGCAGCAATACCTTTATCAATATCAGCAGCTACCTTAACTTCTTCAGCTTTTATAGTAGCATCAATAGCATCAATCTTAGCCTTAGCTTCATTAGATAACTTTACTGCCTCTGCTTTGATTTTAGCATACAATTCGTCTTTGGCTTCCTTGGTTAGAAGATGGAACCTCTCGGCTACTTCTCCCCATAGATGAATAGCTAAACTCTTACCATTGATTAGAAGCGTTTTACCACCATCGGTAAGCTCTACTAAGTCCTTGTCCATATCAGCTTTAAGCCGAGTAAATAATTCATGACTAATAAACATATAAATCTCCTTATTTAGTTAGTTATAATCCTGAAAATGGATTGTCTTTATTTATTGTTTGACTTCCTTCGTCTACTAAATCCCAAGTAAATTTAGGATTATTGTAATCCAAAGTATCGCCTTTATCTTCTAATAAATCTTTAACAATCGGTATTAAATTCGTCTGATTCGTCTGAGTCTCCATGTTCAGTTAGTTCCTCAGAGCATTGTGGACAAAAATTATTAGTCCAACCCAACTCTAATAAAGACTCTTTTATCGAATCTTTTATTTTTTGCCCATCATCACCAGAAAACTCTATACTGAAGGAAGTGTCGCATTTATTACACTGTACCTCTGCTACACCCTCATAGTTATACTCTGTTATTGTATACATTAAAACTCCTGCATACTTAGTATTAGAGGATTACTGAATGATTATAGTGTCTCCTGGTAATTTATTACCGTATATTTTAGTACTATATTGTACAGTAGTAATAGAGGGAGGAGGTATAACAAAATAATTCTGATTTATAGCTGTAGTTATATCAGTAGAAATAGCTGAAACAATATAATTTTGTAATAACAAAGTTAAATTAGTAAAATTTTCTATTTCAGATTGGAACACTGTAGGAATAAATACTATAGGTATATTGGTTCCTGATTGTAATTCAAAAGTAGTGCCATGATTTATAAGTTTTACTGTATAGGCAGGAAATGAGTTTTTTATTCTGTGTAGAAACGTTAAGCTTATCATCATTTAATATCTTATTGAATAGTCATAGGATCACCAGTAATGCCATCAGAACCATTATTTACAACTAATAATGAGTTATTTACTAATACTGGAGCATTGATAGAAGCTTGAGAGGACGTAAAGTAGTTGGAAGCTGCTGCTGTAGTGATAGTAGAAGTGAAATCAGTTAGGATTGCTGTTTGCAATGAGGATTGCAAATTAGGGAAGGTCTCCATTTCATTGATCCACTTTTGAGGAATGAACGCCACTGGGGAGTATGTTCCTGACTGTACTAGCATAATAGTACCACTAAAATTTATCTTAAATGTATATGCAGTGTTACCATTATTTCTCAATGCACGTACAAAGGCTGCTGAAACCATCATAAAATCTCCTCTCTATATAATTAGTAGGTAAAATGAGACTATCTATTCATAAATACAATAATATCGCTAGTAATATCATTGAGTATTTGTTCTTGTAACCCTAAAGTTAATTGTGAATACATGCCTATTTCATTTATCCATCGTGACGGATTATAGGGAGTTCCATCTATAGAGAGAGTAGTCTCATCAAAAGATTCAATATCATTGTTAGAGAAATTAGATTGGAGCTGGGTAACAAACATCATATCTATCATAAAAATACCTCTACTTATTTAGTAATAAAAAAGGCTACCATTTCTGGTAGCCTAATTAAAAAGGGCATGGGGGAGCCTTTATGCCTGTTCTTCTATATCGATAACCTCTTCTTCATGTGCCTTTGACTCCTTCAAGAGGAATGCTTCAGACTTCAGCTTGTAAGCCTCGATGTTCATACCCTCGATCCTGATAACGATACCCTCATCAGGGTTACCATCGCAATCTTCGGCCTTTTTTTCCAAATAATTAGCCTTCAATTCATTAATAAAATAGCTAACCCAATACTCAGGATTGGTAGGATTGGAGTATAGAGGGAAATCGGAAGCCTTGCCATAGTAGAATTCCTCTACCATAGGCACCTGAAGTTCTTCGCAGCGCTGTTTCATTGCTTGCCATGAATACTCATACACAGTACCATCAGTACCAGTAGCAGTAATCCTATAGACAGCAACTTTATACGTATTAGGTATACAACCATAACGATATCCCTTCTGGATAGCATTGCCAGAAGGGAGGAATCCCACTATCTCATAGTAGACAGTTTCACCAGCATGAAGTTTAGTTAGGAAATATTTTTTTCCAGCCTCAGTCCAGATATCTTCCTTGTAGAAGCCAGAAGTAGTAGCATCGTTCTTGACTACTGACCTGGATGCATAGAGATAATCGTACTCAGTATCCTGTATCTTTATTCCTATACTCTTTGCTATTTTCTCCAGCAGGTTTAATTTCCTCTTTACTAGAGCATTAGCACAGATAGCTGAAGTTCCGTGTATTTTCCGACTGATACTGATTATCTGGTTAGGATTAAACTTATGTACATTTCGCAATAGTTGTGAAGTATCAATATGGAAATGAAACTGATCAGGGATTAGACGAGAAGTTTTCTTTACTTTCCTTCCCTTCTTACCTTGAACCTGAATCTGCTTCTGTGGAGGCACATATTTGTGGCAGACATCAACACCATTAAGGGAAGTAAAACTATTCCCTTCCTCAAGATCAACATTGTAGGGCTTAAACTTGCCTACCCCTATTGCAAGCCCCAGTGAAATAGTATTTTTGAGTCTCACTACCTTTACCCGATTACCTTTGGATAAATAGCTCCCGATTGACTTAAACTCCTCCTTACCATAATCAGGAGATTGCTTATCTACTACCTTAATAAAATCTAAGTTTAATATCATATTGGAGTCAAAAAATACTACATTATTTTCTTCATAAAAATCATTTTTACCTACTACTACCTGCCCCTGCTCTATTCCCTCTAGGCTAAGTATAGCTTTGACAATGTTATCTGCTCCTACTATAGGTTCTATCCTACTAATTTTCATCACTACTGCTGTGTTATTCTGCATATTTACTCCTTAAAAATAAAATTTTAGATTGGAAGAATTCCCACCAATCTTTATCATTTCCTAAGAAATTATACTTAAAAAATTGATAATTGTCAATACCAATTTCTCGTAGAAGTGTTCTAATATTATGAATAGAAGCCTTCCCTACAGGGATATCTTTGTAAGAGACTCCCTTATTATTACTAAGATAATCTAGAACCTTTATTCTTATCTTTAGTGATTCTTTTTTGATATTGAACTGTCTTTTAAGGCTAACTTCTACTTTTTTATCCTTCATCACCTTAGCAGTTGTGATTCCATATATCTCTTCATATGTCTTTCCTCTACGAGCAACGCTCATTTTTTGCTTATCCTCATTAGTAAGATGATACCCATGATTCCCTCCATGGTGTATAGGGGGCTTATGCCCAATATTTTTTAAGGTTCTACTTATTTTAAGCTTGATAGCATCAGAACGATCCTTTCCATAAACTTCCTCAAAGGTCTTTCCTTTCAGATGTTTACCTAATTTTACCCTATTCTCAGGTAATTGATTAAAATGTTCTACCCCTAACTTTTGAGCAGATTTCTTTCTTTTCATAGCTTGTTTCTTATACAGTTCTTTTTTATTTTCTTCTGACCATCCTTCTAGCTTATTACATTTCTCTCCACCACCAGTCATATTATAGCCAAAATCCCTATTAGTGGTGTTATATTGTTTTATCCAATACTGTTCCTTTTCACTACAATTCTCTTTATTACACTCTTCCACTTGGTAAATAATAAAATTATCTATACCATATTTATTCATAGCATCATACAAAACTTGATTCTTTCTTCTAATCATGCATTTTTTATGGGCACAAAATCTTTCTTCAATAGTTTTAGATGTTTGCCCTATATATTTTTTGTGGTTTATTATGTTCTCAATACAATAAATGAAATACGCCATGTATAGTTAGTGAGACTATCCGCCAAAGGTTGATAACTCTTATCCTTAATAGGCTGGATATTATCAAGATAAACTATCATTTGCTCTCTACTCATTTATTTCTCCTTATATTGAACGTTTTAATGTTCCACTCAACCCCAATATCTTAACATGTCCATCCTTTAATGTCAATATCACTTCATCATTCTGGATTAATCCTGATACTACATTATCATAAAAATAAGTATTATAATGAGCACCATGAGTATCATATCGATGGGCTTTACCATTCTGGATTTTAATTACATAGTTTTTGTCCATTATTTATACTCCCTTAGCAAATCATCTAATTTTACTTCAGAGTTTTCCTCCATTCCTACCTTTCTAAGGAAAGCAACAGCCCCACCTTCCTCAGATTTGTATATATCCATTTCATCATTAGAATCCAATCCAATGATAATCAATTTAGCATTATATTCCATAAGCTTATTTTTAAGAGCAAAATCTTCAATAAAATCTCGTATGGTTCTTTCTCTAAGCTTAATTTTATCACATTGAATAGACCAAAAATTTTGTGGAGTAATATAATGACGAACCCTAATCCAACCTTGTTTACATGCAATGAAAATTAACTGTTCTCTCGTTATTTTATCATGCTCTAGAGTTTCATTATTAGCTTTAAACATATTAAGAATTTCTTTGGTAGTAGTATCAAAATAATCAGGGTGCTCCATCATAAAATCAACATGGTGACTTCCTGTTACTCCCCATACTTTGGTACCACGAGCCCAATATCCTTGCTCATTCTCCATCTCAACTAATTTTCTTTCACTCATATATTCCATTAGACTCCCCCTTCTAATGAGTTCTTCATAATAGGAATATACTATGTAATATAATAAATGTCAATACTAAAAGGAAGATAAATCGTATAATACTTTTACTTCAAATCCAGACTGTATAGTACCAGGGAGACTCACCATGCCCTGACTATTGTTCATAATATCTTGAATTTTTGTTGAATCCTTTTGGATTTCTTTCATTATTTCCATATAATTAAAATGAATAGTATTTACTTTTATTAAAACATGATATCCACCATGAGTTTCAATGACAAAGAATTGAACATTTTTCTCTCTCAATACATTAAGGATAACTTGTAGTGATTTTATATCTTTAGCCCCATCAAAAAAATCAATATCTAAATCAATATAATGTTTAGTCCCCCTACTATGATGCATAGCAGTCATTAGATTATGTTGAACTCTTTTAAAGTAATCTGGTGATGATCCTCTGCCCAATGCTAATGCCATCATATTTTTTGTTGAATCCATGATGAACTCTTCATAGGCTTTAATAACATCGCAGGGGTTGAAATTCATATACACTATCATAGCATCATTAGGATACGGTTCTCCCTCTAATGATATATAAGCGCCATCATTGCATTCATAACGTCTAATGGTTCTTAAAAATAGATTCCAGTCTTTCTTTTCTATTAGTTTCCGTTCAAACATCTCTGAAGAACCATCAAGGATATCTCTCATATCCTCGGGTAAGTACTTTTTACGGGCTGAAAGAGATATAAAGTAAACTTCATTATCATTCAGTGGAGGCAATATTATATCATAAAACGTATGTAATTCCTCTTCAGAATAAATGAATTTATACATACTTACTCTCCTATTTTATCAGCAACAAACTCTTGGATAAAAGCAATAATACCATCAACTTCTTGAACCTCTTCTGGGTTTTGAATTGAATTAACCCATTGCTTATATGCTTTTCTAATATGTAAAGGTTTCACTTCCAACTTTTCTGCTGTGTTCTTTATCATTTCTTTTTTAGAATTATTATAAACTTTTATAGACTCTTTCAATGCTTCTACTTCTTCATCAGAAGTATAAATACCTCTGAATAAATTCACTACCTCTGTCTGCATCTGTTCATCTAACTGTTTCATAATACTCCTTATTTGTGTTTATTGAAAATTCTCAAAGCATAGTCTGCACGATTATCTGGTGCTGGTGCTAATATGTATGCTTGATGAGCCTCAAGTATAATTTTAGTATCATACTTATTAAAATCAATCCCAGCAGTACTCATAGCTAATACAAAACTTTCTGTATATGTTTCATTCTTCAATTTTAGGCTCCTCATAGAGTGGTGCAAACTTACCATTCGTCATGGTACCTACCACATCCATATTCACAACATAACTCTCATATTCTTGAAAGTCAAGTACTACCATATCTTTTGCTATTCTGGCAGACTTTACTGTCAATTCCTGTTGTTGTACTCCCCCTGTGAGTAAGGGCATATAATAGATGACTTTTTTACCTATGAAGCTCTGGGCTATCTTGAATTTAGTTTCTAGCATTATGCTCCCTTATATGCTGCATTTCTTATGTTCAAAACAGTATGAATAAACTTAGTGTGTACTTTGCTATATGAAAACCATTCACTATTATTATAAATATCATAAATATTAATATCTATATAGTCTCTATAGAATCCCTTTCTTATTCTATAAGGAGTAATATCTAGCTCATCTTTTATCATATTCCATCCTTAATAAAAATGGGGGCAGAATAAATGTAAGGTATTAAACCCTGATTTTACCTTTTCTGCCCCCGCAGCCATTAATCCTATGAATGCCATTCAAGGCAGGATTAGCTATCAATAAGGTTTATCAGGGTTCACCTTCTTTACCTTATTTAGTATGTCCCAGAAAGACTGGGGTAAGTATACGTTCTCAAGTATAGCTGCTTTCTCAAAGAGGGTAGCAATCTTATCAGGCTTGTAATGTGCTCGTCCACACCCTATCTCAGTGACAAGAAATGTCTTGTCAGGAGTATCTTTGGCATACTGTGTAAACTGCTCCACATATCCTTGTATTATCTCAATAGAAAGTGTTTCAATATACCTATCCCTCGTTGGAATCCCATAGGATTGCCCTTGGATGCCTATTCCTTGCCCCTGAATGGCTCCAAAGTGCTCCTTGGCATATAAAGCAGCCCCTGCACCATGGGAGCCCCTTTCGTTAGAACCAAAGACAAATATTTCATTGAATTGGAGTTCTTTTATGTTATCAGATGCTATTCTCATACTATCCTCCTAGATACGGTTGAATTGCCCTATACAATCTAGGTATAGTATACTCTTTAACTTTAATAATGTCAACCCATTCAAATTTATCAATTTCAGGAAAAGGCTCAAAATATCCATAATTACTAAAATCACGTTGAGGATCATATTCTACCATAGAATCACAATGTAAATTTGTATACTGTTCTGGAGCTTCATATTTGAACAGATAGAGGATTTTATGGGGGCCATAGTCTCGAAAGCCTATTTCTTTAATAGCATCTTTATTTTCTATTTTTAACGAGGTTTCTTCATACAGTTCTCGTTCTGCTGCTTCAAGAAAGTTCTCACCTTCGTCTTTTAGTCCTTTAGGGATATCCCCGTGATTCTGGTGTGTTACCCTCCCAAGAAGGAGAGTATTTTTACAGGTGAGAATAAAGCCACAACTAATGCTCATTCTAAATTAGTCCAACTCAAAAGGATTTTTTTGGTTTGCTAATAGCAGATTAGATATAATTCTATAAGCTAAAGCAAAATCAATTCTTTTTCTAGCATAGGACACAGTAGAATTTCTAAAATTAGTTAAAAATAGGCTATGATACCTTTCCCTATATCTTTCTAAAGTTTTATTAAATTTCCATATTATATTTAATTCTTCTAAGTAAGTTAGCCTTTTAGAAAACACTAAAGTAGCAAATCCTCTATCTGTACTTTTACCATAAAAATGATCAGGCTCATACTCTAGTCTAATCCTACCTTTAGTAGACCCAGAGTCTATAGCATATAACTTGATATTGCTAATATACCCAGAGGATTCCTTATCTTTTAATAGTCTACTTATCTTTACCCCACTCTTAGGTAGATTATATATTTCATTACCTATAGTATAACTATTCTCCTCTAAAATCTGTATATTTTTATTCTCCAATGAGGGAAAAAAAGTAAAAGAAACAGAAGAAGGTAACTCTGCAAAAGACTTTTCTACAAAGGAAAATGAACATATAGTATAGGTTGTATCCGAAAATATTTGTTCTTCAAAAACATTTACTTTTATTACTCTGTAATTGTTTAAGAATTGATTTCTTACTGAACCATCTCTACAAGAAAAGAAGTTAAGAGGAACTACTAAAACCCCTCCTTTACACCCAATAATAGTTTTTATTGATATTTTATATAAATCGTCTAATTGATACTTATTAAAAAGCATTTTATTTTTAGTTTTATTCTTGGCTAAATATGGTGGATTTGTTAATATCCACTTGTTTTTGTAATTAGGAGGATTTAATAAAGTATCTTGTCTTATTGTAGTACCTCTTTTAGGATCAATATCATATTCTTCAATTACAGAGAAGGGAAGGAGACGTATTAAATCCCCTTCCCCTGCAAAAGGGTCTACAATAGTAGCAGTACTGGGAAAAATAGATAATAGATTTCCTACAATGTACTCTGCATTTTTTGTATAGAATTGACCTAATTCTTTTTTTTCAGTACTGCTCATAACTTATGCTAGTTTTTCAATAAAAGTGGAAAGATCATTGATTGATAATGCCACTACCCGTGTAGTACCAAAATTCCTGTTAAGAAACTCTATTCTTTCTTTAGTATAGTACTCCCCATCTACCAAAGCAAGAAAATACATTGAAGGTGACTTATTGAGTTTAGCATACATCATAAAATTTGCCATTTCTATTTCATAGTCCTTCTGTGCTCCTCCTACTTCTTTAGTAAACTTTTGAGAAGAAATTACTGTAGTATTTCCTACCTGAAAGCCAAAATCAAGGGCTTTAGTAATGTTGTTTTCAGATTTATCTTCCTTGAAAACAATCTCCCCCTCTTCTATATAGAGAGCATCAGAACCAAGATCAGGAAGTTTAAAGGAAGGATAATCATAAAGAGGAATCATATTATATTTTTTACTGAGTTTATTAATCCACTTTTCTGCTTCTTTTTCATGAGGCTTCTGTCGGGTTGGATTAACTGCCAATGCTATTGCTAGATGTATATTATTAGCTGCTTCTGCCCTAAGAGTCTCTACAGTAGAGTTCTCTGGTAAGGAATTCTTATTCCTATCTAGATACTGTGATATCTTTTTTGTTGATTCCTCAGAATCTAGCTCCTCTTTAAATGTCTGAACATTTAGTGCTCTTTGTTCTCTAACCTGTTTGTTGACTACACTTGTAAAATCTTTCATTTCTTCCTCCAGTAAATCTGTCATAAAACTTCCTATAACCTCAACGAGGTTTAATACAATATACATCTATATTGTAAACAAAGTCAAGCTCCTGTTTTTATTTTTATCATCTGTCCCACAGGCTGCTCTGGATACTCATCCTTGCACACTGTAAATACTCCTTCTACAGCCATTATATTATATCTCACATCTTTATGTGAAACAATAATACCATCAGCCTTAAAATGGTTGAGAAAGGTAGCCACACATGATGCTAAAATATAAATAGCATCATTAGGATTCAAGTCTACTTTTTCCATATAACTCCTAAATTCGGAAGTAGGAGGTCTCGATCCCCATACCTTTTCAGGCACAATCGCATTTCAAGTGCGTTCCAGAACCCCACTGGTTCGACTTCCCTGTAACGAAACATAAGAGATTCATCCATACTAATTTAGTATGCTGAAATACCGTTGTTCCGTTTGTTCACAATCCTTTGAAACTTCTCAGAAACTGGCTAGTCACGTAGTATGTACACACAAACCACATCGACTTCTATCAAAAGTAATTCAACAAAGTAATATTGAGAAATATTTACAGAATCCTTTTTACTGTAAAAACTGTAATCAGTTAATTTCATATTCTCAGTATAAACAAGCAAAACATTTCCCCTCTTTTTGCTCTCATTCCTGTTCAGCCTCCTTTAGTAATAAGCACAAAACAAAAGGAACCCGCATATCTAAAGTAGAAAAGTATCTTCAAAATTCCCTTCTCTCATTATATCCCACTACTATTTTTCTTTTTAATAATAAACAAACCATAGGTTCAGAATTAGATATTTATCTTCCTCAATATTCCCTTGCATTTGAACTTAATGGCATATTCCATTACGAACCTATTTTTGGAAAAGAAAAACTATCCTCAATACAAAGCAATGATAATAATAAATTTAAAGAGTGCCAAATAAATAATATCTCTCTTTGCATTATAGATGTTTCTTCTCAACGCCATTTTACCAAAGAATCCTCCTTAAAGTATTTATCTATTATTAAATCCATAATAGATAGTAGGCTTCGATAACTTTACTTCTTCAATATACTCTTTAGTTCCTTCATTGTAGCTACTACAAATAAGAATACAGGAACTAATAATATTAATCCACTAAAACGAACAATAAGACTATCAAAATCCATTAACTGTGGTATTACAAATAAAATAAGAATAAGTATTACCACCAGATATTCAAATACTCTCAAAATAGATTCTCTCATTTCATTTCCTTTTCAATCTTTTGTAAAATCCCTGGAACTACATTCCAGTTTGAAAATCTATAATCAGGATTACAATTCTTATTGTAAGGCTGATCATGGCATATAGTATACATAACTGAATTACATTTGTCAATAGTCTCTGGCTTATCTTCAATAATAACATCCCCAGGGATTTCCCATTTTTTCTTACAGAGTATAATCTGATGAGAATCAATGAAATTAAAATACTTTTTCATCCATTTTATTTTATCTATTTTATATTTATCATCCTCGCTCCAAGGAGCAGTAGCGATGAATATATTATATTTTTTATTCAATTCTTTCATTACAGGAATAGCAGTTTTATCAGGAGGAATTGTAGCCCAAAAATTCATATTAACACAAATATTATCCATTATTTTTTTACCTTTTTCAGGGGCTATAATGAACTTATCTATTTCCCAATCGCCATTATGGGTATATTCATACTCATCAAAATCATAGCCTAAATTTTTTACCCAGGCAATGAAATGATCATTCCAGAGATTAAGAACTCCATCCATATCCACCAGTATTCTCATTATCCTTCCTTTAGGTCCCAGAGGGATTTGAACCCCCGATCCTTTCGGAACCCTCCGATTTGCAGTCGGGGGCCTTTCCAACTTGGCTATGGAACCATTTATTTAGTCAAAAATTGATAGTCCTTTATGTTTCATTTCACCAAAGGGAGCATCGGTGATATATTCCATTAACTCCTCATCATCATAGATAATAATATCTCCAATCATAAAACGAGAAACACTACCAAAATATATGAAAGGAACTTTATCTTTTGTACCTATAAAAATAGGATGAATCCACATATGCTCATCATCTTCTCCTAAATAGAGAGCATAGTTTTTATTTTCTTTAGGGGCTTTGAGAGAATAAAACTCTTGAGCAGCAGTTCTGATAAAATACTGAATTAATTCTACTTTCATAATCTAAGCTCTCCTTCTATAGGCGTAATAGGAATAGTAGCATCTACTAACTCATACTGGGATATATCAATAAATTGTAGTTGTTCTAATTTTTCTTCAGCTTCCTTTACTTCCAATTTAGCTTTATTTAAAGCATAATCATAGAGTATCTTTACTGCTTCCTTTAGTTGTAATTCTTCACAACTGATTCTATAGCGGGAGCACCACTCTCTTGGAATCATCATATCTGCCTTTTCTATCCTTCGTCCTTTAATGGCATAGATTTTTCCTACATCAGAATAAATTTCGATTTCATAGATAATCATATTCACTCCTTACGGAAGGTGCAGGTAACGATCCTGCTCTAGTTTAACCTAGCTCTCAGTTTAGCAAACTGGGCCGATTCCTATCCGGCAACCTTCCTTAATTTTTTTAGTGTATTACCACCCCCACATTTTTTAGTATTCTTATACTCACAATGTGCACATGCTGAAAGTCCTTCGAATTGAATTCCCCAGCAGTCAGAAGTTAATGTGCTTTGATCTATAACTTTTACATTAAGCCCTTCTTTAGCTAAATTTCCATACATCATACTAAACCTCCAGAATCTGATATTTAGGTAACTCATAATCTGAACCTACGTTTAACACCTTTGTAGTTCCGTTTTTAGCAGTACCAGCAAAAGCACTATGACTATGACCATACAACATATAATCAACTTTGTCAAGATAATCTTCATACTTTAAATTAGCACCGAAATATTGAGGTTCTTGAAGTTTACCAAAAGGACCCTGTGCACTTCTAGATTTCCAATCATTCTCAGCATCCTCTGCAATAAAGCCAAAATGAGTTACTAACATTGTTATATTCCCTTTGTCTTTAGCCTCTTTCAGACTCTGTATGACTTCCCCAAATTGAAAATGAGAGCGTTTCTGTAACCATTCCATACCTAACGTCTGGAATCCAGGAATATAGTTTTTATCATTAGTGTAAACATCATCTCTGTACCATCCATCGAAACCTTGAATGAGTAAAGTTTTCTTTTCCTCTTGTAATTCCATACCATCAAAAAGATAAACAATATCAAACTTCTTTAATATCTCCATATTCTGTAAATATACTTCATAGGGGTTTTTAGGAGAAATATATGGAATATCAGTAGATACTGTTTTAGGCAAACTCCAACAATTACCAGTGAAATAAGTAGTTCCTCTTCTTCTTACCATAAAGTTTGTTAGAGGTACTTCTAAGCACCATACTGTTTGTTTCTGCTCAATAAGCACATTATGATAAGTAGCATCAAATTGAACTGAATCTTTATTTGTAATATATAGTCTTGGATCTCCTCTTGAATCAATTTTGTATAAAGTTCTTCTATTATGAAGAAGGCATAAAATCTGAAAATTTTCCAAAAATTCTTCAGTACCATAAAGCATATAACTTTCACCACAGGTAGATTTAGAGGCATTAGCCTGTAAAACTGAAATTAAAAATAATTCAAATTGTCTATCACTTAAGGAATACACCCAATCAGGAAATATTTTTGTATAGAGATATTTAGAAAAATCTTTAGCTGAAGCATTAGATAATATTATTTCTTTTTGTGGCAAGCATTTTTTAATTAATTTTTTACCACATATTTCTTGTATGTTTCTATTTCTCTCATAAATAGTATAAGTATAATGTAAAGAAGTAAGAATAGTGAGTATATTATCAATAGGTTTTGATTGATAGATAATATACTGTCCTGTATGTGTATCTTTTTTTCTTCCAATATATCCATCAGTGAGTATCCATGCTGCTAATTGGATAATTCCATCGGGTATATTATAGTCTTCTTTTTTTTCTGTGGCACATGACTTTATTTTTATTCTTCCCTTTATATTCTTTGCAGGAAGATAGTCATATTCTTTAAACTCTCCTTTCTTTCTAGTAGAACACAATACTCTATGTCCTTCAGTTCCAACAAAAGAGTATTGCTTTACTTGAGTAGATAGTACTTTATCGGTTTCTCTAATAATGATATTATTTATTTTATCCCATTGTCCTTTATCTTCTTGTATATTATAGCTATAAATACTATCTTCTTTGCTAATGAAGGAGTAGTTAACCCACCCTCTTTTAGTTAAAAGTTCGGTTTCTCTATCAAGACAGTCATGATTCCCCATAATAGTTCCAATAGGTAAATCCTTACCTAGTCTATCTCTAACTGTTTTCCAGTAGTTATAGCGATCAGCAAAAGAGACTGAGCCCCAGTCTCCACAGTGAATAAGAGCATCTGCTTTCTCTTCTTTCATGTTTTGGAGCATGACTAAATTAGCCTGGTCGCCTTTGACTGAGAAGCCCCAGTGCGTATCTGTTGTCACCATAATCTTCATAGTTATAGTATACAGATAAAAATACTAAATGTCAATATCTTTTTTTACATTGATGGAGAGTTCGGGTTTGGCCCCGAGTCTTAAACTAATGCATCCGTTTAAGGAACAGACCTGTTCGATTTTTAGGCATATCCGTTAGGTCTAATCATCAGCTTAATCGAATCAACAACTCCCCTTGTATTAATATTATACTTTACATTATTACTAATGTCAAGCCACTTTCTCCCATGGTCCCATGCTAAACAAATGATCAAAATCTATATAAAGTCCCTGTTTATTTTCTCTTTGTAAAGTTACTCCGTCTATATATGTTTTTAAAACTTCATATTGTTCCTGATTAGCATCTCGTATTAAGTCTCCCACAACTACTTCTTTTATATCTACTGGTGCCCATTGAACAGGACCAAACGTATCGTTTAGGTTTTCTTCAGCACCTTTTCTTTGGGGTTTGTAATAATAATTAGGATATTCAGCAAATAACCTAGAATTATATACAGCAGAAGTACCATCATTCCAGTCAATATCTACATCATCACCCTCAATATTTTTAATTATACCAGTACTCTTATTGTATGCATAATCAGGTACAGCTTTATCATAATACATAGAAATATCCCCAAAAGTAAGATTATCAGTATCTGTTATTAGAATCCAGCCATCATCAGCAGGATCATACTCAGATTCAATCTCATTATAGTCTGAAAGAATAAGCAATCGTGGTATTCCCGCAGATAGTAAGTCTTCATTAGTAATATCATTATCACTCCATTTAACTCTTATTGGGCTGCTATACTCAGGATTAAAAGAAAGTATTGTAGCAGTAAGAGTATATATATCATCCTCTGGGATAGAGTTTTGGAATACATAGTCAGGATTCCATCCTATTGTCATTCCTACTTTAACATTTTTCATAGTGAGAGGTATATTTTTAAGAGGAGAAGTAGTTTCTTCTTTAGGAACTAATAATTCAAACTTTCTTTTCCCTTCTTTTAGTAATTCTATTATATCATAAGCATCATAAGGAGTTTCTGTATTAGTAGATGGAGTCTCATCATACTTAATAGATACAGTTAATCCTGTATTCTTTGTTATTACACCTGTGTATTCTTTATTCTCTAGGTTAGTAAATATAATTTTTTTACCCACTTCAAACTCATCAATAGTATAAATCTGTTTTCTTATTAACCCTTCATCCCCTACTTGTAATTCATTAGTCGTTTTCTTTTTATTATCTTTATTTTTGGAAGGTTCAGCAAATATAAATGTAGACATTCCCCCTACTTTATCCCACCAAATAGAATGAGTATCATTTCCTTTTTCCCATTTAATTGATATATATCCAGGTTCTAGTTTTATTACCTCTCCTACTTTTTTATTTTCTATTTCTGTAGCAGGATTATATTGCACCATATCCCCTATACTAACATTCTCTGGCGTAACTGGTATTGATTTTTTAGATGTAGTGTTCTCAGTAGTATCCTCTATCTCCAATGTATTTTCAGGAGCATAAAATAAAATAGGTTGATGAATAGGTTGATGAATTGAATTATTAGCTACAACAAAATAATACTCGGAGAAATAAGCCTCTCCTAATCCTTCCCAATATACCCTAAGCTTAGGACTAGCTTCAGTAATTTGTCCAACTTTACCTTCATATTGTTTTAAATTAGGTTTAATTACTATATAATCAGGATTTAAAATAACATCTTTTCCTACTTTAACAGTAGAAGAAGTAACAGGAACTTTTATTTCCTTTTTGGCTCCCTGTACTGCTTTGCCTTGAATACTTTGTTTTATAGTTGCTATTACCTTTTTTTCTTCTGGTGGGAGTATAGTATCCTCATATTTATATTTGCTTACATATGCAACTACTGGTTGTAACTGTGTTGATACTTTATCATAAAATGCTTTTAATGATGTATTATTTCGTTTCCAATCCAACTCATCTTTTATCCATCCAAAACTACCATTTTTTGAGAATTTTTCCAGTTTATTGAATACAATTCCTGTGTTATGCTCTAAATCATAAGCATGGTCACAATAAATTATTTTTTCTCCAATTTTTTTTGCTCTAAGTAAATCCAACATACATTGTGCTATTTTTTGCCACGCATGTCCACCAAATGCTCCATTCCATCCTTCATCATCATCAAACATCTCTACGAATACTATAGCTATATCTGTATCGGAATAATTCAGAGCACGTTGAGTAGCTATTACAGCCTTGAATTGGTTTAAATATTTTCCTGAATCTTTATTTATGGGAAACCGAGAGTTACGTTTATTCAAGTCTAAACGATGATTAAATTTAGTATAAGGACTAACATTGTCCGCCCCTGAGGCATTATAAAAAAGAGGAAAGATTGAAAGATATTTTACTAGGAACTTAAAAGTGCGAGGAGAATAATGTTCTTTTAGTGCTTCTTGTGCTTCTTCAGGGGTACTTTTTCTGGCAGCGCTTTTTAATGCATTACAATATTCTGTAATGTGTTTTAGTTCAGCAGAGCAACAATATTTCAGGGATTTTATTAAAAACTTTGAATGAAGGTCAACACAGTCTTTGACAGCTTCTTTCATTACCCAATCAACAACATCATCCTTAAAGTCAGTACCATAGACATAGCCTACCATAAAATAAAAGTCTATCATTATTTGTAAAGGGTCTTTAGGCTGATGGTAAACAAACTGAGAAAAAATTTCTTGTATCCTCATGTGTATCCCTATCCCTAATTAGTTAGAAGATAGGGGAATAAACTACTTTAGGATAATAATGCCTCTAAATCTTCAAGCTTGGGTACGCCTAAATGCTGTTTTGTAGTTCCGTCTTCCTTTTCTGCAATGAAATTAGGGATAGACATTACTGAATATTTTCTACCAATGGGATCATCAGTATCAGCATCAATATCATGGAATTCTACCTCTGGATGTAGTGATTTGAATTTTAGCCATATTGGCTCTGCTACCCTACAGGGCATACACCAGGAAGCCCACCAATGGTACATCGTTATCATATATTATCTCCTTTTGAGCCTATAGGGAATTGAACCCTAGTTCCCGTGTTTAGAGGACGGTGCTTTACCACTGAGCTATAGGCCCTCTTTTAGTTCCTTTCTAATCTGCATTAAAACTAAACCTAAATAATTCTTGCCAATTCCATCTACCTGTCCCCAGAAGGTATCTCCCCACGTATTGCCTTCTACAAGTTCTTCTTCACCTGTAGCTAGAAGTTTCTCCTTAAGCTCAGGATATGTTTCATATTTAGTCATATTCACATCATACATAATACCTATTTTTATTCCCTCCCAATCAGAACGTAATGTTACTGTCATTCCTGCTCGTTTAGCCTTACCACAAGTAGTAGCCGTTCTAATAAACTTTCGTTCCTGAATGTCTAAAGTTTTAGCAGCCTGAAATGCATATTCGGTAGAGGGGTAAATGAGCCCTTCAAAAGGAATTTCACAAAGATGGAAATTACTTAAAAAGCTATACTCACCAAAAAAACCGTAAATCATGGTACTTCCTTTAAAGGTTTTCTCCATCGTTCCTCACTGTGATTAATAATATCAATCTTTGCTCCAAAGATTTCATTATCTACTATTTCTTCCCATTCAAAAATTTCTTTTCTTAGTTTATGCTCTACTTCTAGAGCCTTTAATTGAGGCCATCGTTTCTCCATCCACTCTTTTTCTGCCTGATTCATATCTTACTCCTAAAAAATAGGGAGGATTACTCCTCCCTACTATACTACTTCATATTTACAGTAATGTCAACCCATGATTATGCTAATCTAAGTTTATATGGTTCCAGAAAGGAAAACTTTGATTCTTCAGAGGGCTTTAAAGCTAGAGCTGTAAGAATACCATCATCCTCTATCATTGGGTAAACAGGGATTCCTTTATCTTTAGAATAAACTAAAATAGATATTAGCTCATCCTCAGATTTAGCTTTATACACTATTTTTGTAAAGGATTCTTTCATCCAATAAAGCATTTCTTCATCCAGATTCCTAATAATAAAAGTATTCCCCTCATACTCTCCTTGATGGAGGATACTCATAATAGATGCATGGGCGCACTGAGCCATCATCCTACCTTTGCTGTATCCTGTATCTGGGTTGATAATAATGATTTGTTTTACCATATCCCTACCACCTTAGATAAAATAATGTCAATTTCTTTTGATGATAATCCATACTTTTGTCCATAATATTTGACATTACCTTTATGCAAGAATTCATTGTCTGTATTGAGTTCATTACCCTTACGAACCTTCTTTTCAATAGTTTTATATTCCCTACCTTTTATAATACCATAAATAACATTCAAATAACGAGCCTCATGCTTCCCTATTTTATAAGGTACTCTTGTTTCTGTAAATTCAAATCCTTCATAGACATCTCGTGAGGTATAATGTCCATTATCATTATTTTGATAATAAGGATCATCATAGGGGATAGGTATACCTTTATTTTTATAGAATGTGCGGCGAGCTTGGTAATATTGATTGATGGCATCTTGATTGAGTTTGCCATAAACTCCGATCTGTATTTGAAGGGCTTTTAACTCTTCATACTTTTGACGACTAACAATATAGTCCCTAATTACTGTCTGTTCAATAATTTCACTCATTGTATTCTCCTTTTATTTGTCAGTACTATATATTATACTCCTGACAATTAAGGAGGGCTTCTATTAGAAATCTACTTCATTTGAACTCCTTTATATATTAGTATTATTCCTCAGATTATTACCGCTAAAATTCTTACCTTTCATAGTGCGCCGTGATGGAGTCGAACCACCCGAGTCTATCGACACCTGATCTACAGTCAGGCCCGCTGCCACTTACGGTATAACGACGCATATCTATAAAAAAACGCAGGGAATCCTATTCCACTTAGACGACTGGGCGGTACCACCACTCATGGGAGTCGAACCCACATCCCCCTGCTCCGACTCTAGAGGGTATCGAACCCTCCTGTTCTTCAGCGTGACAAGCTGATGTCCACCCCATGCAGACCCTAGAGCCTCTAATCTACATTAAACAAAGTAGGAACATGAGCAGCTTTCCAAAGCTCTTTATAAGTGTTCTCAACATCTTCTGTAGATTTACTCATGTAATCCTCAGGCAAATCATTCTCCTTTATTAGATTCTTAACATCACCAAAATCATAATATCTACTCTTATTATATAGTTGGGCTTCAATCTTGAAATATACTAACCAATATAAATCAATAAGATTATTCTTACTTATTTCTTCTGGATAAGGGTATGCTTTTCCTTTAATACCATTCAATTTATCCCCAGAATATATAACTTCTATTTTAGTTATACCCTCCAACATAAATACTCTGCCTCTACCATTAGATTTATCCTTCAAATATGAAGGAGGAATCAATAATAATTTTTCCTTATCCTCCCTCGCTACTAATATATCTATGTCCTCAGTAGTCCTACTAAACCCATAATAAGGTAATGAAGCTCCACCTAATACACAAAAATGAATATCATATTTAAGTAGTATAGATTGTAATCTCTCTACAGTAGTATGTAGAGAATCTATAAACCTTTCCATGAAATTCATTATTCCTTCTCCCTCGTCCAGAACAAGTCTTTAAATTTCTTGTTATTCTTGATGAGCTTACGGGCATAGAATGAAGTGTAATTGTTGTTAAGCTTAAACACATTCACAGGGTCCTCAATACCCATCATGTATTCCCACCTCAAACGCTCGAAGAAAAATTTCATACCAATATGCCTTCTACCAGCATTGTAAGCCTGGGTTGAAAGCAACTTTAAATTGGCATAAATGTGAGGATTCTTTTCATGGAATTCCTCAAACGCCTCTTGAATAGGACGATCCTTGGTAGGGATACGCACAATGGGAGAGAGATTTAATGTCCTTAGCCCTTTCATATTCACTCCTTATAAAATGTATACTACTTGTAGGTTGAAATGTCAAGTAGTATCCCTTCCTATTTTTATTCCTTGTTCTTATTCATGTTTGTATCATCAGGTGGAGTGGTTCCTTTTCCTGACGATAGTATGATGATATCTCCCTCATTTGTGTATATCTGCTTGCCATCAGCAGTAATACTTTTTGGGGATAATATTTTACCATTATAAGTAATGGTAAAATAATTAGCACCGCTAGTAGTGCCTAGCACTAAAGTATAATGTGTATCATTTCCATTACTATTTGGAGTAATAACAGCATTTATATAATAATAAAAAGGTGAAGTATATGGACTATAGCCATAATACATATTTTCAGCATCAGTCCAACTACTATTGCTTACGTCCCATCGTATCCACCAAGTTCCATTATTTACTTGATAGTAAGTATTTCCACTCCATCCAGGAGGGAACCCCATTCCATTTTGAACCACGGCATAGCAATAGGAATAACTGGTAGTTATCTTAAGATAAGTATTCCCACTCCCCCCCCCTACAGAAGGACTACAACCAATTACCAATACTGACATCGCCAGTATTGCCATGAACAAAACCAAAAACTTCTTCATGTAAAAACCCCTTTGGTAGTCTACTACCATTACACAAAAATATCTATATTCTGCCCTAAAGCCTCATCCTGAATCTTATTTACTTCAACCTCACCAGTAATAGGCTTTATTATTACGTCTCTCATGTAAACAATACTACATTCTTTTCTATAAGTCAATACCTTTCTCTCATCCTCACTAAAGGCTCGTTCAAACTTTACTTGTGTCATACAGCCCCCACAGCAGAATGACTATCAGAGGCTTGAAGCAGCCTCTGGTGGAAATCATCAGCATCAATTCCCTTCTCGAACAAGATATCAGTATAGATACCTTTCTTCATCTGTTCAAAAATAAGGTTCTTTTCAGCTTCAGTTATCTTACTGTAGTTCTTCATACTGTTTCCTTCTTATCCTGCTTTTTCTGTACCTGCTTCGCTACCCTCTGCATCCAGTCTTCAAAATCCTCAGAGGACTCAAAAATATGCCCACCACGAGAGGAGTTACTTACGTCCTTTTGCTTCTGAGCCTCAGTCATTCTACTGTAGTTCTTCATACTGTTTCCTAGAAATATACATCCTCTCAATAAACTCGTTCTCTATTTTAGCATCCTCAGGAGAGAAGATAATGTTCTCAAATATACCCTTATTCATATTATCAAAAAGCTGAACTTTCTGATTCTCAGTAAGAATGGCATACCTAATGTCCATGTTTATCCTCCTTAAGATAAGTATATCATAGTATTTCTTATGAGGTTGCTCTAGTATTAGGATGATTGCCTATATCTAAAAATGTAATATACTTAACTGGTGGTTTAACACGAATGTTCTGCTGTATCTGTATAGTGATTATATCGGCTCCTGGTATATGAAAATCATATTTTCCTTGTCCTCGTGGTGTCCATTCATGATAGTCTAAGGTTTGGGCACCACCACTAGGGAGGGGAATAGTGTAAGGCAAACCATTCCCATCCCCATGTTCTACCAGATATTGTTGAACGTAGGCTATTGTATATATAACCTCCTGTTTTTCTTTTTCTGTAGAATACTTTTCTAATACTTTTTCAAGATTTTTTGTATAAGTATTTGCATGGATAATCTTAACTATAGGCTTTGGTTTTATTTTTTGAGATACTGGAGATTTTTGATGCTTTGGTTTTTTCTTGTCCCCTTCCATAAGAGGATTGAAGTCATTGAGAATATCAGTTAACTTCATTTTTCTCTTTATCTTGCTTTTCCTGTACCTTTTTCACCAATCGTTTCATCCAATCATAAGCATCATCAGAAGATTCAAAAAGAATATCCCCAGAAATCTTGGTAACACTCTTCTGCTTCTGAGCCTCAGTCATTCTACTGTAGTTCTTCATACTATTTTCTCCTATCTATAGATAATATATACTATAAAATTAGTTTTGTCAAGAGAATAATAAAGAATTATTATTTTCAGGCCCACCAGAATTCGAATCTAGTCTAATAGTTTTGGAGACTATTGTGCTACCAGTTACACCACGGACCTATGATTGTTCTACCCCGAGTCGGACATTGAGCCCTCCTGTATGTTACACAAACAGAAGAAATCCTGATAGTTATAATGCCTTTTCATGTTGTCCCACTAGGGTTTGAACCTAGAACCTGAAAATTCAGAATCTTCCACTCTACCAGTTGAGCTATGAGACAATGAATTCTGGATAATTTTTATTTATCCACCTTCGTACCTCTGTATGAGAAAGTTTCCATTCTTTTGCTACCTTCTCTACCCATCCCCATTCTTTTTTTATAGTTAACAAAAAAGGAACCCTTTCTTTTAGGAGCCTAAGTCTTTTTTCTTCTTTAAGCTGCTCTCTCATTTGTTTACGTGCTTCAGACTCTTTCTTAAAGTTATCACTCTTTCCACAAAAGGTATCAGTTTGACTATGACAATTAGGGCACAAGAAACATAAATTTTCTATTTTATTATCATCAGAAACCCCGTTCTTATGCTCAAGCTGCAATACAAGCTTCTTTCCTTGCCATTCCCCTTCATTTCCACAAGTACATTTATAGGGTATTATTTTAGCTAATTCTTTTTTTACAGTATGTCCTTTAACTTTACTATGCTCACAAAAAATTTCTTCAAAAGGAGTCTGTCTTCTAGAAAAAACTAATTTTCTTCCTTTTTCTTTAATTTCCCTTATTAAAATAGGATCAATCTCTTTTTTAATAAGCATTTTATTAAATGTTCTGTAATTACCCCCTTTAGTAGGTAAACCGCATTTAATCATAACTTCTCGTAATGAATCTTCTGTCTTTAATAAATATTCAATTTCTTCTTTACTCAGAGCATATACAAAACTTATTGTCATTGGAACCTCTAACTAATTAGTTAGGTTTGTTCCAATTAGTTCCTCTTGATGGTACTGCCCCACCTCCCTAAGTTTCAAAAACTTGTATGCCACTTTTACACAAAAGAGGAAAGTACGAGCCGAGCAGGAATCGAACCTACAACAAGGTGGTTACTAAAGTACTCTCGTAAGAAAGTATTTTACAGCCACCCGCTCTACTGTTGGAGCTATCGGCTCAAAAAATGGGAAATGTAGGAGTCGAACCTACGACCCTCTGCGTGTAAAACAGATGCTCTAAACCAACTGAGCTAATTTCCCTTATATGTCTTGTATTAACTCTCTATAGCAATCAGGACAGAACCAATGCATTTCATGATCATCAAGTATTTCAGAATTATAGGGGTCTTCTACATACTCAGTATTCGTAGCTCCACATCTTTCACAGGGATGTGGTTTATAGAAGGGATTCCATTTAGGACCAAATTGTACATTGTCCTCCTCGTTCTCCTCATGTTCCGACTCCATAAAATCAAAATTAAGCATACTTCCTCCTTATCCTACTATCATATTATGAAAGAATCCTGGTGTCAAGCGTAAAGCATTAATAATAGCTCCCATTGTTTTATTATTAAATTCGAAGGTTCTATCGGTAGCATAATCCAAATAAAGGGTTTTAGTTCTACCATCATATCCATAATAAAAAGTGCCTTCAGTGCTTTCTCCTGGCTGCATCTGCTTCTTCAATTCAGCATGAGAGGTACCACAGGAGCCTACTACGGCGTCGAATCTGCCTTGATAGGATATAAGTAGTCCCCTGCCCCAATGGGTTCCAAAGACAGGCACTGATTGGTGTGCGTCCATTATATTAACTCCAGGGATTACCTGCTTGAAGCCAAGTTGTAATCGGGCAACCCTTAATGCTTCTTCTAATACCTCTTCTTCAATCATCATTCCTTCATCAAGTTTCAAAATGTTTTCTGTTGTCATGTATAATTAGTATTTAGAAAATCAAAGGGAATGTTGAAATAACTTGCATTCTTTTAATTGGATCTATAGCTCTAAATGCTATATCATATGCGTATTGTTCTAACATAATAGAACCCTCTATATTTTTTTGAAAAGAATATAGTGATTCTCGCTGTCCAATAACTGTTTCAGAATAGTCAAAACCTTGTGAGCCTTTCCTACCTATAATATTAAGTTGTATACAGTCTATTATTTTAAATTCTTTTCTTTTTTGTTGCTCTTTTTGTTTTTCTTTAAGTTTTTCAAGTTTTGTTTCAAGCTCTAATATCTCTTCTTGTATTGTCATAGTCACTCCTTATCCAAAGCAGGCTCAATGCATAATAAAAACTAAAATATTATTCATTTTAATTCTTTCTTAGCACGAGCTAAAGCAAATCTTTCACCTATTGCTTTTCTTTGTTCTTCAGTAAATTCTCTTTTCTTTCTTATTTTTACAGGTTTAGCTTTGATTATATTATTCTCTACTATATCAAAAATTTCTTGGAGTCTATTTAATACTAATCTTACATTTTGCCATGTAGGAGAATGGGAAAGCTCTATACATATATCATCACATTCTTTATTTCTATAAAGAGGGCGTAAAGACTCTCTAATACTAGGAAAGAAATCCAATGCATCTTTTTCTTTTCCAGTAATATATAGCTTAGGTTTACCTTGGGATTGTACTGTCTTTTGTTTTCTTGATACTCTCAAAGGTTCACCATTGGCTATCTTTTCTGCTCTAGCTCTTTCTCTACCTTCTTTCATTGCTTTCTTGTGCTCATCAGTAATAATACCTTTAGGCATCACATTCTCCTATTTAGAAAAAATATGAAGTAATCCTATCAATGCATAGATACATATAACTATACCTATTATACCTATTACAATCAACAATGGACTTAACACCCACCACCAGCTCCAAGCAATAGCTTTTGTAAGTTTTAATACAACAAATATAATAGTTAATATTGTTGTCCATGGTAAATAACAAACATTCTTTGTTTCCATTCTAAGCTCCTTATTCCTTTTCCCAAAATTTAACTTGTATGCTGTCTATAAGAACTTTCTTTGCTTGTTCCTTTATATCTTCATTAAAAGGAACCTCATTAAGAGGAATTTTAGGATAAGGATAACGTCCAGAGAGTCTATCATATCCTCGTTGAACACACCAGTGATGCCTTTTTGTTTGTTTGGATACTTCATAATATCCATCCAGGTAAAGAGTATTATTATTATCATAAAACCAAAAATTGTATTGATACTGATGAAGATCATCAACAGGAATAATAACAGATATGTTCATTTTCTTCTCCTTGTAAAAAGTATGGTTTTATCCTCCAGCTATCTCATATATAATCTACCATATTTCATTAAAAATGTCAAGTAGAAAAGATAAAAAAGAGAGAGAAGGCATCCTCTCTCTCTACTGATGCTGCTGGATTTTAGCAACCACGCCAATATTACGCTCAGGGCCTTCAACAGACACCCATCTCAGGTTGTTCCCCTAATCCTTGGTAAGGACTCGACCTCTCCACCCAGCAGCACTAGTCGTTCGCAGCAATCCCATATCCACCCTCTAGATTAGGTAGGTAATAATAGTATGGGAACTATTCCCGTAGGGTTGGACTTAGCCCTAATAAATATGGTACTTATAGTCAATAGCATGGCCTTATGCCTCGTACAAGCTACAACCCTATAAAGAACTTAACTAATACAATCCCTCACTATTTACCTCCTTACGCCTGAAACATTTTAACCCTATGGGAGCGGTCAATCATTTGGGTGATGGCTTCTCTCATATAGCTGTTCAGAGGGCGATCCCATGGATGAGTAAGCCATGATGCTACTTTGAAAGTTCCATTGACTGCCATTTCAATAGCCCTACGAAGTCCTTCTTCTCTATCGAAGGAAGGAACCGGAATCTCACTAGTTGCATCCCAGTTAGTATCACGCAACATATCCAAGTACAGGCGATATGCTTTCGACTTGAAAATGTCTATCTTGGGGAAAGGAATTTCCTTTCCATTCTTGTCCAGCACTCCAGGCTTGTAATCTTTCATGCGCTGCAACATTTTCTGGATTGCGGGAATTTGGTGGGGCTTAAGATACCTCTTCTCATAATCGTGTCGATGGTTTACAAGAGACCATCCAATTTTGTCTTGACCTATAGCCACGACAATTCCTATCTTGAAACCAAGGTCGTTTCTCACGTAGGTGATAATAACCTTGTTCTTTTCAAGATACTCCTTAACCATACTGTACATATTAACTCCTTAGATTAGGTAACCGTCTAGCAGTTCCTATCTATAAATAGTATACTATGGTTTTTTAAAAAAGTCAATAGGAAAATAGCCGATGCCAGATTTGAACTGTGCCCTAGCATCCCAAATGCCATGTGCTGCCGGATTACACCACATCGGCTATAAATAATCTTTAGAGAAATGCTCTTTATTATGACAATTAGAACATAAAACCTCACATTTATCAATTTCTTTTTTTATATTTTTAAGTGAATACCCTCCTCTTATCATATCTGCTATATTATTTTCTTTTATAGTATCATCTTTATGATGAAATACCAAACAAGCCGGATGACTTTCTCCACACCGTAGACATACTTTTCCTTTTTTGTACTCCTTTAACCAGAATCTTCTACTTTCTCTATATTCTTTTTTTTGTAAAAGAATAGTGTATCTTTTGTTTATATGACGATTATGATCATAATCTTTTACACATTCCTTACACCAAGAATGTAATTTATCAGGAGTCTTTTTGGATTTTGAGAAGGAAGATATATCTTTATAAGCATTACATCTAAAACATTTCTTTTCCATACACAATTAGTGTTTTGAGAAAGGGAATGTATTCCCAAATCAGAATTCTCTAGTCAACTGATGGCCCCAAACCACCCGCTCTACTATCTGAGCTACATCCCGATATATTACCAATCTCTCTGAAGCATATGATCTTTCATAATTTGACTCTCTGGGGTTACAGGTGGCTTTACATAATTAGGATCAGCCCCCCATGCTGCTTTTGCTTTTGTTCTCTGGTCTACAGGCACATCAATGGGAGTGCCTAACATTACATTGATTTCAATATACAGCTTAGTCAATTCCTCTGTCAAGTCCCTCTGTTGGTTTAGTCTGAGTCTAAGTAAATCCAATTTAGCTGCTATTTTGTTTACATCTATATCCATATAAATCTCCTTATTTCATATTAGTGCCAAGCATATGTTCTCTATTTAATCTTGATACTATTTGTTGCTTAAAATTATTAAATGCTTGCTTATGTATAGCATCCTTTTGAGCATAGGACATTACTACATCTAATCCAGGGTCTATTTCAAATAAATCATCTATTGTTAGATTATTCCACTCATCCTCCCCCATCATTTTCTTTCTTTGAAGTAATCCATGGATATATGCATTAAGTTCCACAGTAGAAAATATTATATTAGGAACTTTGTAATACTTAGCAGCCCTTTGATACGAAGAATCATGCCTATTTTTTATATAATTACTATTAGTAGTATATAATGTTTCATATATCCAATGAGATATTTCATGATATACTCCCGTTTGATATTCCTCTAAAGTAAAAAGTTTTTTATCTTTAGCATAAATTATATCTTGGTCAATTCTATTCATAGAACCAATATGTCTATTAGGTACTATTGAAGTATATACATCATTAAAATCAGTAAAAATTTCATTAGAATAATACCATTTCTTCATTAAGTCATACATCACCATAGGATAGCCAACACTAATATAATCCAAAGCACCATCATAAAACCAATTACAATATGGTATAAAATATATTGAAATAGGATGCTTTCTATGAGTCTTAGTACAAATAGGAGAGAGTAATTCTTCTGACTTAGTTATATGCTGATACCTATAAGGCACTTGCATGATATCTAATAGTTTACTTTTATTATTGCTTATAGCAATAGAATCTAAGAGTTTTGTAAACCGAATAAAAGGTAAAGATAATATTTCTATATCTTTATCATCTATATCAAAAACTTTTTCATACAGATGTGAGTTTTCTACAAACTCCATACAACTCATTCTTGAGCCTTCAAGTAATAATGTGTATTCTTCCTCTTCTATAAGCCTAACCATATGTAGTTAGTGAAACTAATTATTTATGGAACTACACAATCAAAAACGCTCCCCAGAATGGCATAAAGTAATGCATGATTATCTCTCTAAGCATCCAGCCTGTGAAGCTTGTGGTAAGACTGAAGCAGTTAATGTTCATCACGTTGCGTCTTTCGAACTTATTATAAATTTTGGCAGACCAGAACTTGAACTCGATGAAAACAATCTTATCACTTTATGTGAAACAGAATCGGGTAAGCCTGAGGAGAATCACCATATTGAAATAGGACATGCAGGGGATTTCAAGAAAACAAATTTGAATGTTAGAGAAGATGCTAAGAAATATTATGGAGAAACATTAGTCCAGCTTAAAGAGAATACTCAATTCATGGAAGAAATAAAGGCGAATGCATTGCCTCCACTAGATGAATTGACACCAGAACAAAAAATATATTTTCAAAATTGGCTTGACATAACTTACCCTAAAAAATAATGGAGCTAGAGACTTTGACATCTCGACCTGTAGAATGCAGATCTACCGCTCTACAACTGAGCTATAGCCCCTTGTGTTACTTTACTGCTACCTTCTTAGCCTTTACATTTCTTAGTAAGGTTTTTAATCCTATAATAATACCTACCAATGAAGCAACAATACCAAAAATCTGATTAGCATCATCTAATAAATTCTTTACCTTCAGGTGCTTCAGCCTAAGAGCCTCAATGGCTTGTCGCTCTGCTGATACTGGTGCTGATTCTCTTGACTTTAATGATTGTAACATCATTTCTGTTTTAGCAGGAACTGCTGCCACTAAGCCTATATTTAATTTTTCTTGTACCCAAGGAACAACATAGGGCTTTATAGCAAACACATATAAGCCTATAGCTAAGCCTACACTAATAACAATAATTTCCCATACTTCAATTACTTTCTTTTTTTTTGCTGCCATACTATCCTCATATAATTAGTTATGGGACTAATAGGAATCGAACCTACCACAACCGGCTTTTTCAATACTCTATTAAAAAGTATTCAAAAAGGCCGGTGCCTAAACCAATCGGCCTTAGTCCCTTTGATCCTGGCCCGGTTCGAACGGGCTACCTACTGCTTCTTTATTACTCTACTGCTAAAGTAAAAAAGAGGGCAGTTGCTCTGTCCATTTGAGCTACAGAACCATTACCTTTGGCAGGGTTCGAACCTGTTACATCCTCTTTCGTGGAGAAGTGCTCTGTCCATATGAGCTACAAAGGCACGATGGGTCCAAAGGGAGTTGAACCCTCAATCCTTTCGGCATTGGTTCCTAAGACCAACGTGTATGCCAGTTCCACCACGGACCCTTATTTTTTATAGGGTGGCTGGAGGGAGTCGAACCCTCTATCTCTACCTTCACAGGGTGGCGCAACACCAAATCTGCCTCAGTCACAGTCCACGGTCTCCGAGTCGAACGGAGGACAACTTGGTCTTCGGCCAAGGGCTCTACCAACTGAGCTAACCGTAGATTAAAATTAATTTGATGTATTTAAAAGATACTCTCTTTTCCCCTCTAAAGCAGTAAGCTCTGAAGCTATGTGACACTCAGAAACATCTATAAGCTTTGTAGGGAGTGACGACTTGAATACTTGTACCCATCTCTCATGCCCCTTTTGAGCCTCTTCTTTACTATCATACTGCTCCACTACTACCCATTCCCCATTATTGTAATGACTGCATTTAATAGCAGTTTCATAAGGCTGAGTAGAATCATTAACGGCGCATGTATCAATAACAGCATCAACACTTGGAATAATAGTGTTATCTACTTTGCGCTCCTCATAGTTAACCTTCATTTCAAAAAATTCAAACATATTCATATTCATCTCCTTTATAAAGCGGCATATCGGATTCGAACCGACGACCCCGAGTTTGGAAAACTAGGACTCTACCCCTGAGCTAATACCGCATATTATCTAATTCCCAATGTGCGAGTTGGAGGACTCGAACCTCCCTGCACCTACTACCCTTTCAACACCTTATCAGAGTGAGGAGATACACTCGCTTGAATAATTTCATTGAAGAAATACTGCTGCAAAAGATAGCATCATTAGTAGTACACCCAATGAATAATATGAAGTCAGAACAGGACGAGAATAAATCTCAAACTCTGACCTTGATATATACCAGCATACTAATCCTGCTCCTATTGCAAATACAATCTGAAACAGCCCTTCCATTGAAAGAGCAAACGTGCCTAGAGCAATAGAACCTAGAATGCCCAGTATAATTAAAACAATAACTTGATACTTAACAGTGAACTTTTCCATCAGATCATTCGCATCCATTTATTCTACCTCACAAAATTCTGCCATTAAACATAGAGCGTGTTCATACGAACTCGCCTCCCACAACTTCTCCCCCAGCTCCTTAGCCTTATCCCTCTGCCCTGCCTCTTTCAGGGCTTTAGTACAGATGCTCAGTAGATTGAATACATTGCCATCAGCACCAGTCAATACTACTTTAGGCTTTTCCATTTCTACTCCTTTAGTTCAATCATCCTCACTGTTGACATACTAAGCATACTACTAAAAATACTTTTAGTCAAGTATACATCATAAGAAGATTGATGTAATTCTGCTTCATCAGTAATAACATCATAGTCAGGGGCTACTTCTTTCAGCTTCCTATACTTACCATTTTCTAGAGCAGCCTGAACTACCATTATATCCAGAGAGTGAGGAAATATCATATAGTCCTCAAGAAATATATTATCAAATCCAGTATTATTAAATCCAAGGAATACAGAGGTATTACCACAAAAGGTTTTAAAAGAAGCAATGTCATCTAAAAAATAATCAGTGTAATCATCAAAACTACCACAAATTTCAATCCGTCTTTTATTTATTTCATCATCAATGAGTCCATTTACTTTTGTAGCTTTAGGGTTATATTCCTCTTTACAATAATAGAATCTATTATAAGTATCAATAACCGATATAGTCTTATTGGAGTTTAATTTACATAATTCTGCTGATATTGATAATACTGAAGGCATTGGGTTAGCTACAAATCCATTGGTTTCCAAGTCATAGACAATAAATCTATTATTGTCCTTCATATACTGAATAAATTGGACAATATAATTATTAAGTACTTGTAGCTGTTCCTCTAATATCATATTCACTCCTTAATTTAATACAAAACTCTTCATAGTCATATAAAAATTCAAATTGTTCATTTGTTTCTAATATTTTTCTTTTTTTAGATATCATTTCATACGCATTCTCTACTGACATCCCCGTTCTCACACAAATTCCTACTGTCATAATTCCTGTTCTACCATGCCCACCCCAGCAATGTACTAGCACATTATTATTTTTTATATAACCACATACTGTTTCTACAGCTTGATTAAATTTACTTATATCAGCAGGAACCTCAAAGTCTGGTATGGGATAGGATAATACTTTGGTTCCATAGGAAGAATAAACTTTGAATAAAGAAACAGTATCTCCATATAATCTTTTTAATTCTTCTTCCCCTAATAATACTATTGCTAATTTAATCTCATTTTCTTCCATTTCCATTCCTAGCATTTCTGCCATATCTAGATTATTCGGAGCTGATGTCATAAATACTTTCACGTTATTTAATGTAAAATAGTCCATATTACACCTCATATAATTAGTCTAATAAAAAGAAGGACCGGGGGTCTTACCTTCCCCCGGCCCGATTAATAGTTTTCAAGACTATTGTAAGTGCTGCTAGTATCCTTTCGGGCCGAAGTCACCCAATGATTTTTACTAAAAACGCCGAGTCTGCCACCGACTCTCCTCTCCCACAATAAGCTCTTTAATAAAGCTTACAGTGGGAAAGATTGGATTCGAACCAATGCCTACGTTAAATTATATCATTGTCGCCAATGCCTCTGTCACGATATAGACTTTAAGAAAACTGCCAAGCAATAAACTGATGGAATTACGTAGACTCTACTTGGGCGGCCCTAACGGGTATGCCCATTTACTGATACTACTACTAGCTCTTAAGGAGTTACCCCCCAGAGCAATACTTATGCTATTGCGAAATATCCTCATGGATTAGCACAAATACTGCCATGGTGGAAGTAACTCCAATTTATTTAACTGTTGATATAGGCGAATATTTTATCACCTAACTTGACGTTTATTACCTGTGCCTGATTAGCAGCTTGACGAGCCTGTTTTACAGCTTGAATCAGAGTGTCAATCTTTGACAAAAGGTTTGACTTCTCTATAGGCTGTAGCCTACCTGACGTATAGGTAGTTTCGTACTTACCTACCTGGACCTCGTTCTGTACCATCTCAGTCTGTGCAGGGAACTTATCCGTTGCAGCTACTTTGGTGATAACCTCAAGCTTTTTGATAGAACGGAACTTAGTATCTACAGGAGCCACATAGATAGCTCTAGCCTGTGTAGAATCCTTAGTCCATGAACGAGCAGGGTCTACCGTTGGAATGTCCTTGTAGACTTCTCTAATCCTGACAAGATACTTCTCTAACGCAATCAGAGAAGTAGCAGAAAGGGTACCAAAGTCAGTACCATCATCAAGCATGAGAGGGGCTTTAGCAGTACCAGAAGCATTCGTCTCTTCCTTGCTGATACTGGCATCAATGGCCTTGATAACCGCACCCTGAGCATACTCTATCTTCTCTGCTACTGTGGTTACAATTTCTTTACTCTCTGGAGGAATTTGTTCCCCAGCAGCATCGAAAGAAATGTAATTCTTCAGTACACCATCGAACAAATCCTGCTTTTTAGTGAAGGTGTTTTTGCACTCCACATCCAAAATGTTCCTTGACTGCTGTACTAAATCTTGCTCCACGGCCAATAACTGATGTAACATATTCCCCATTTCTCTACTCCTACTATCCTCCATGCTTTGATAACATGGATTCCTTACAGGAACGGTTGGTTTTGTTCCAACACCTACTCCGGGTTTAGCCTTTGTAGTTCTCCACTAAACTACGTCCCTAAAAAAAGAAGGGGATTAAAACCCGCTAAGGTTTTTCACCACTATGAAACAAACCACCATTACTTGTTTGTCTCTGCCCTCATCTAGCATACTTTTTCGTCTAATTCCTGGTTTATAAGAACTATTGGGCATTCATCAGGAAGCTATCCTGATTAGTCTAGCGCTACCCATGGCAGGTTTTGCCCTTGCACCTCATCTTTTTTACAGGACACCATCGACTACTTTTCTGCTACTCCCGGTCCCTTCTTACTAATACTATACTGCTCTTTTCCTAAAAAGTCAATAGGGTCATCTTCAGTAGGTGCTCACTTCATTTCTAATTATGACAACCCTTAATATTGATACTCCCATGCACCGTCTGTTAGGTTTATCTCAACCTATCCTGAGTAGCTACACCATAGGATAGGATTTACTAGTCCCGGACGGATTTGAACCGACGATCCTCAGCGTGAAAGGCTGATGGCTTAGCCGCTCGCCTACGGGACCTTGAATAGTTCCTAGCAGAATTGAACTGCTGCTTTAAGATTGAGAATCTTACGAACTTCCTCTATTCTAAGGAACCAAAAATAAGGTGGTTCTCGTACACCTTCTACCTCTGTTGCTGTCATTCAAGGTAGTTACGTGATACTCCCCGATTTTATAGTTCCTTCCTCCTAGCGAGCATCTAGGCAGTCCCACGTATCACGATGGAGGTTATACTATTGTATCCTATTGCTAGGCTTTTGGGCTAACACTCTAACCCTCAGATGGCTTTGATGTATCCATCATCGTCTACTTTTCAACTGCTCTCCTGTTTATAGCAGACTAAGAATTTTGATGAACAAGCTCTATTTTATACTTTTTCAAGGCAGCTACCAAGCTACTCTCGCTACCTCTAACCCTCTGTTTATATATAATATTGTGGTTTATAACGAGCTTCAGGTATTGCTCTTGCCACTATTAGCTTCCCTGAGACTCGAACTCAAACTTTATAGTTTTTGAAACTATTGCCTCTGCCTTTGGGCTAGGAAGCCAAATTGATTTTAGTTCCAAACATCTCTTATAATTTCCTCTCAGTCTTATTTGTCTGCCATCAGAGGGAGTCGAACCCTCAATCCATTAAAGGCGGGGGATTAACCAAGATTCTCTAGAGGAAAACCCTCGTTAAGTCCCCAGTGTATTTCCATTTCCACCACGATGGCCTGAAGGACATTATGTGGTTCTTTGTTGGACTGAGGGAACCTCACTAGCTTGTCCAGAACTAGCTACGAAGACCTCAAAAATAAAAATCTATTAGGTATGTTACTACACCAAAGGGAAGTTGCGCCCAGTCGTTGTCGTTCCCCGACTCGATGCTGGTTGCGCCCATATCCAGTCATCTGGTCCCTTTCCCGTTACAGGATGCTAACCAGAGCCTACTGTCCCACTTATTAAAGCTGGCCACTTCCAAGCCCACTGCCTAATAGATTTACAATCCAATCTTTGCCAATTCCTCCTGATTACAGTCCGTCATGAACTTTCTGCCTAATCTCCGCAAAGACTTAGGAGCAAGCTCTAGCCCACCAGACTTCCTACGAAGCCCCGAAGGATTTTCCGCCGAGATGGACCTGCCGGAATTCTTTCCTACTCCCTTCACTCGGCACGAGCGATTCTTAACCTCATTCGCCATTCATGTCTCCTTCAACAAGTGATAATAGGAACATAACATGTTCCTGTCAAATAGTCAAGTTCTTTTTCTGGTTAAAAGTGAATATTCCATTATCTTATATGCAGTATTTTTATTAAATAAAATTTGATATCTACCATAAACAATATCTTTAGCCTCATAAATAGTAAGAATAAACCCCATAGTATGAAGAAGTTTTCTATCCCTCAAATTGAACCAAGAACGAAATTGATTCAAATCTTTGAATCCACATCTCTCTTCTTCATCCATTCGTCGATTTATATCTTCATCTTCTATTGGACAAGGATGGTTATTGTCAGTATGACGCTTAGAAACATATTTCATAATACTAGGGTAATACTCATTCCGATATGGCCCAATATGTGCTTTATTTTCAACCCTATACACAAGCGCCATTTTAGGCTCCTTAGAATTAAGATTTGAATAAGATACAATATAATCTAAAGAATGTCAAGAATTACTATAGATATCCTAACTTTTTTCTTTGCTTTTTATTTACCCATCAATACAAGTTATTATACTTGGATTTCATCTCTTCAGCAGGAAGTTTTTTGTCAATTTTAATTTCATCTATTCTCTTTTCTAACCCTGCTTCATTATAGAAGCCATAGGGATATAACTTCTCTGCTATATCATTTAAGGTTATATTCCCTTCACCAAGGGTTTCTAGAATATCAATAAGCATAACTACCACTGCTCCTACTCTATCAGGAAATACCCCAAAAGAGAGAAAAGCAGGAATAGTAAATTTCATATCATAACCAAAAATTTCAATTCTATTTTGTATCACCTGAAAAGGAAATAAAGCTTGCATATCCTCAGAATTCTCTGCTCGTTCTGTCATGTCTGATAGAATCTCTGTAGCAGTTTTGAAATTCTTATCCTGCATTTCTAGCATCGTAATTCCTAAAAGAGATTTTGCCATGTCTTCCGACATTGGTTCTGATTGACCTTCTGGTATAATACCCATATTCACTCCTTATAATAAAACTACCATCACTTCGGTATGAGCGAAGAATCACAACTTTATAAGAATTGATGGGAGACCCTCCCTCCTGATGGCATGTACCCTATCCTATCCCGTTACCCTAATTTAGGGCTGCTATGAACCTCGATAGGTAGGTACTGAAGGTATTCCTTCAGGTTTTAGCACATAGGGCGAATAAAACATAAAACGAACCATCATAAAATAAAAGGCCAGGGTGGCTTTCGCATCAATCTCCTGGCCTGAACGTTCATACTTTTACATCCTCCCATTACAGGAGGTAATAAGTCATTTTGGTACCCTCCATAATTATAAAAGGTAATGGTGCTTGAAGTGTATACTCTTCCTATTGACATTACCCTATCTATCTAAACATCAACACACTCAAACAAGTTTTAACAATAACCTACCCACTATAATGATAGTTGGAGTAGGGTTCTTACTTACCCGGCGGCATCGTCTTATCCTCCTTGACTTTTGTTAAGTTCACTTAATTGTTATAGCCACATGATAGTTTTTAAGGCTTTACTATCAACCTATTAGCAGGAGTGGGACTCGAACCCACACCATCGACCTTATGAGGGTAGCAACCAACCATTGGTTTATCCTGCAACGTTATTTTCTTCCCCTCCTCCAATTATTAGGTATTAGAGATTCTTTATATACAAATTTACTTTCAATACCATTTGTAATCCACATTTTTTGTGAATTAAGTTTTTCTAAAGATATTAGTAATCCTCTTTTCCACCCTTCAGGTATGGGTTTATTACTTTCTATTTGTTTAGATTCCTTACCATTGTTAACCCACATTGTTCCATAATTTACTGCTGCTTCCCCTCTTCTGTATTCTCTATTATAGGATATAGCTCTTCCCTTTTTCCAGCCTTCAGGAATATCATTAATTCTACTAACTGATTTGTTTTCTATTCCATTAGTAATCCACATTGTTCCATACCTACTATTTTTAGTACCTTGCTGATGCTTTCTTCTTCTTAATGTTTCCCTTTTCTTACTTCGGGCTTGGTCTGTTCTCGACAATTCTGTAAGCTGAGTTGAACCGCCTCTTCCTCCCGGTACAATATTATAGGTTTCTTCTTTCTGTATGAACACCTTATTTACAATAAGGGCTTCTTCTTTATACATCTCTTCCTCAGAATCAAAGAACTTTAGAATGGTTCTCTCAAAATTCTTTTTTCCTAAAACTGTCATGTCTCCTAAAAGTTTTGTACCTGAACCCATATAGTCATCATCAAGATTATAGGTTCTATGCACCCCCACATAAATTTTCCCATTTATTAGACATTTTATTTGATAAAGGTAGTATTTCTGTTTCATATACAATTAGTGTGTTGATGGTTCAGAAAGTACAGAGGGAGAAGGATTCGATACCTTCAACACAGAAACCTTAATAGATTTCCTGCTCTAACCTTAAGCTATCCCTCTAAAATAGAAATACTAGGGTTTGGGTATTCACCTGACAAGCATGGCTATTCCCCCTTTTGACCTAAAGCCTAAGCTCCACCCTAAGGGATTACTTCATGTTGGCATCTACATACACGATAGGACTGGAAGTATCTATGGAGTATGATGCCTCAGAAGAACATATGAATTTTCCCTTATGACTTGAATCACCAGTCATAAGATTTACAGGTATTCATTACACCTAATTTGGTGGGCTTATGATTTACCAGCCCGAAAGCTACCCACCACGAGGTTTTAACTGTATTGCCCGACAGACACCCCTCTGGGTTTAGCGGAGTGTGAACTTTAATTCACACTGACCGTCCTAACTGGAACTCCTCTATAACTCCATGGGTTTCCCACTTCTCTGCTATAGAATCTACGTAACCTCGTTAGGACTAATCACATTCAATGCCTTTCTTTTACGTTACTCGTAGGCTCAACGTGCTATTTCCCCTCCACTACCCTACTGTATCGGATAGTATCACTGGGGGTGGCTGCAATCCCACTATAAAAAGGATGGCTGTATCATTGTCGAAGACTGGTGCATACCTTACAGCTAGGTTCCAAACACTACGTATCTGGACTTTTCCTGCATCCTTATTCCCCATCCCTAGTATGTCAAAGACTTTATGAAGTTAGGCTTATGCTCTCAACCTCATACTCACACTATACTACTTCTTTTTCAGTTTGTCAACACCTAAAAAATATTTTCATCCAGCATGAAAGGAAGCACAAATGACTCCCTTTTCTATAGTAGGTAAAGCCACACCAATAAATTCTACTTTAACTTGATCAGGATTATCCACCCACCCACGTTCAGGCGCTTCCCCCCACTCAGAAGTATTTGCTATAGGCCATCCTCTAAAAAATCTATAATGAGAATTAGGGTGAATCAAAGCAGCATCTTCAGAGGAATCTGCTGCTACTATTGCATCAGAATAAGTATCAAACCCGCTTTGTACAGTCTGTGAAATCCTATACAGATTTATTTCTTTTCTCCTTCTTAGATTCATATGCCTTTTTTGCTTTATTACAAAGCTCACAAAGCTCTGCTTTATAACACAGCAAATTCTTATTACACTCCGCAGGTAATTTCCAGGTTTTCATACTCTTAACCTACTACAGTTTGATTAAACTGTCAAGCATTTTTTGCTAATTGTTTTCCATATTCTCTCCATGCTGTTATAGCTTTAGTCTGTTCTGGGCTATAATACTCCTTATTACATTCAGTACAACGACTTACCAGTTTTGTTATTGTCTGCTCTACAATCTTATGACAATATGGACACTCAGCTCTCATATTACCCCCCTAAAAAATAACCCTGTCGAAGGCAATGAAGCTGATTCAACAGGGAGCAAATACAGATATAATAATTAGTGCTAGTATGACAGCATCATATTGAGCTGTTCGAACTTACCCCTCAAACTCTCAAACTTATCTTCCTGAATTTCTACTTGAGAAGCATTAGAGAGTGCTTTCCATACTGTGAAGATTTCTTCATTAGTCAACTTCACCTCTTTTTTCTCAAGCTTGGCTTGAAGATTCATCTTCTCTGTGAGAGAATACTCCTGGGGGCATGAAAGATAAAATCCATCAAGAATATCCTCCAGTAAATCCAGTTCCTCATCCTCTAGTAACAACTTAGTTTCAACCATTTTAGTTTCCTTCACTTGAGCTTAGCTCCACTACGGGGGCATTCTTAACCATACTCTCTTCTTGCATTTCTGTCAATACCCTCTCTGCTACTTTTTCTGAATCCACATAAGCATCAACAGTACCATCACCATTGTCCATAATAAGTGCATTCTCTTCTGTAGGTTTCTTCTCCTGTTCCTTCTTCATTGCCTCCTCATATTTCATCATAGCATTGATATAGGGTCGTAAATTAGCTAAACAGGAGCCACATACAATAGCCTCCTTCTCTTCATCCGTCTTTGGGTTCTTATACAATCGAGGATAAGAATAAGCATGACAATAGGGGCATTGAATCATATCACCACCTACAGTGGTTCTAGTTGTGTTTTTTTTACTCATAATTTACTCCCACTTTCCTTCATCACCAGCCTCAGCAGCTAAATCCAGTTTCTCTTGTCGCCTTATTGCTTCTAAGTCTATATTAGCAGTATTACCACCATATTCTTTAGTTTCATCAGTATTAGGGTCGGTATAAATAGATCTAACAGAAGGGGCCTGTTCTCCCTTGGTTATTGACATTGTTTTACTAACAGGGATAGGGGCCATTTTAACATCACCTTGAATATAAGATTTAATATTATTGATATGAGCTTCAACCTGATCAGGAGACTGCCAACCACCTTCACCTAATATTACTCTCCCTTCATCATTATACACAGTATATCCATAGATACCACTTTCATCTTTACCTGCTTTCACTTTACCAGATTCAAATAAACGTTTTAGTATATTTACATTTTCAAATACTTCTTGGGGGGAGGCAAACCTAAAGTCCTCCAATAGAATGCGCTGAACAGTGTCAAACTTATTTTCACTATCAGTAAGATTAACTATTCTAAATCCCCATTTACGTGTTTGCTGATGCTGGGATACTACTACCATTTACTCTACCTTCTTACCACAATTAGTGCCATCAATAAAAGTATGGCAATCCAACAACGTCTTATATGTCAGGCAACTTATTCCTCCGTCCCAAATAACATAAACCCCATTATGGTCTTGAGAAGCAATAAGAAGCTTATGCTCTGGTTTTGATAGTATAATCTCCCCCACCAGAGTATCTTCATAAGTAAAAGGAACATATTCATCCTTTGGCTTTATTCTATAGTTATACTCAGGATTAAAAGAAGGTGAATCTATATACATATAACTCCCTCCATCTTTATTCTTTACTTGTACCTCTTTACCCTCAGCATATGCCTTAATGATAGGCCATAACTCTTTAGCCTGTTCTTTATTCATTTGTAACCTCCCATGCTTCTATAAGTTTCACTACTTCTGTAGCATACTTTTTTCTACCTTCTATTGTATGACAACATACCCACTCTATATAAGGACCATCAATACAATTATACAATGGGCAATTAATTTCATTCCCTACTAAAGGATAATGAACTTTACATTTAGGGAACACTTCGCATAAAGCACAATAATACATAGTATCTAATTTATCAAGCATTTCTTTAGGAACTTGAGTTTTATCTTCTAGTTCTGGGTTATCTTTTAAGTATCTCCACATCTCTAATGCTATTTCTTTAGCTTCAGTCTTCGTCATGATTCCTCCTTATGTATATGCTCATCACAGGATACATAATACCAACCATGATTTACTCTAGATTTACCTTGTTTTCCACATACCTCACAAGTATGAGTAGAAGCATTCTCTGCCATACTAATAGCACCAGAAATATAATCATCATCATAATTCGTATAAAATCTTAATGTACCAAATTTCTCTTTTACTTGGGTAGCCTGACACTCAACATGAGGTATTTCTTTATTTTCTTTTTTGTTGACATAATCAATATTACTATTTACATTCTGTATATGATTTTTTATTACTTCACATAAATCATGAATAATTTGATACCAGCCACCTTGACATTCGAATCCCCAGCACATACAGGTTTCCTGCATGTCCATATTACGTTGAATAAATATTTCTGGAAAATCAGCACATAGTTTAGCATCCAGTTCGCTGTTCATGGGCATCGCTCCTTTCTAATAAGGTTTCTAAGGCTCTATCAATATCCTCAATAGTATACTTTTCATACTTTTGATATTTATTACGCCAATAGCATACATCACATTTCATTATGATATCACAATTACAATTTCGTTTCACCAAATTTTCCTAATTTTTGCTCTTTAGCACAATCTAAACATATACCCCTAGACCGATGGATATCACTAGGAATAGAAGCATAACCAGATTTATACCACTCATGCCCACCCATCATCTGCCCACATGTAGGACATGGTAGCCAGAAGTACCCACCTAGAGTAGCAATAAGATGATTTATTAACCTAAATTTCATTTTACTTTCTCCAAATATATCATTTGTAATCCATCAGTCTCATAAGGAATAAGTATTATTCTATCTCCCTTTTCCTGATATATATATTCTATATTTTCTATATATAGAAATTTAGTTGCATTTCCTTTCTGTGTCAATATAAAAGGATATTCTATAATAGTCAAATATATATCATTCATCATAGCCACAGTAGATTTAGCAAATAGAACAAAAGAATATGGTGAATGAGATGGGGGCATTACTCTATATAGTCCCTGAACTATATCAGTGCTAACTGGATTAAATACATCCTTCTGAGCACTAATAAGAACTGTATTTAGACAGAGAAGCAACATGAGTATAATCTTCTTCATCTATAGCCTCCAGCTTCTTACAATAAGATAATACTTGCTCTACTCGTTTGTCAATAGGTCCAGATATGTATTCAAACTTATCATGAGCAAAATCAGGTAGGAGTCTTGTTAATATTTCTGTTATTTCTTGTCGTTGTTTTTCATCTACAATTCTTACCCCATCTGTCTCAATAGGGAATTCAGAATTGATAACAAAAACAATATCAATATATTTCATAAATTCATGAGACATATCAAACATAAAGTTAATAGCACCACGAGACATATTACTATTATGTCGTTTTTGATGATAAAAATAATAGGAAAGATTATCTATCACTGTTCTATCAAAAAAAGCATTCTTATACTGATTAACATGATAGAGTTGTAATGCTAATGTAGTCAATTGTATATCAGTATTAGCAGTATCAAATCCTATATCATATTTTTGTTTCAAGTATCGAGTAGGAGAATCAAATACATGATAATCCTTGAAATAAGGAGCTTTTATTAATTCCTGTATAAGTGTAGTTTTACCTACAGATTGCGCTCCTGTTATCCCTATCTTCATTTACCCTCCATTTCCTTTATGAGCGCATTAAACTTCTTGTCAATACCGGCATCGGTATCTACTAAGGAGATTTCCTTTATCAACTTACAACCCCAATATCCCTGTCCCTCTGGTTTATCAGGCTGATAACGAGTATCACTTCTTTTTTTCTGAAAACCTTCATATATTTCCAATACATTTGTATCCAAATTGATAATATATGCATATTCACAGAATAATGAATCTTTCATAAACTCTTGATTATCAATCATAAGCCCAACTTTAGAATGGGCTAACAAATCACCCTGAATATCACGTAATACACAATACCAATCTTCAGGAGATTTTGAATTTACATTTTTATTATAGTATTCAGCACACTTTAGAAATTGCTCTGTAGTGGGCTTATCATTACTATTAACCATAGTAATAACAGCAAAATCATTATTTATATCTTGTATAGACCTATTCTTTATATATTTTATTATATCTTTGCCTAAATATTCTAGATCAGAATCAAAATGATTGTAAGTTATTTTTGAAACCCCATCTTTGTAAAACCCATATGCTCCTCTGGTACCCATAGTATCCTCCTTATTGAACTATACTATTAATTCAAATTAAAGTCAAGATAGTAATTCAGGGTTATCGTGGATGTTGCCAATAATCTCACAAAATTTTGCTTTAGCTTGCGTAATCTGTCCACCAAGTTCACCATATTCATAATCAGCATAATGTTGTCTATATCGTATATGCCCTTTATATCCAGTATCATACATATATGTATATTTCCGTAAAGATTTAAGAATATCCCCTTCATAAATTTCTTTTTTATTCTTATCATACAGCCCTATAAACTGTCCTAATGTATTTATATCAATAGTGAAAGCAACATCATTCTGCACAATACAATGATGAGGCTTAACATCAATTCCAGATAAAAAATACATTCCTGATTCTATTTTTTCTCCAGAATTCTCATCAGTCAAAGGAGTAATAAAATATTGTCCATATACCCATTGATAATCTCTGCCTAATACTTTAGCTCTAAACTTTATTTCCCACATCTTCTGCCTCCAATAATTCCGGATTTTCGTGGATGTTGCCAACGACTTCTATTGGTAGTTGTTGAACATCAACTCCAAGAATCCAATCATTTCCAAACCAAAAAACACCATAATCCCATACTATTGAGCTTTTTACAGTATATCCCTCATTGTTTAGGAATCCTAATATATCCCCCTCATAAATATCCTGCCCTTTTTTATCCTTGAGTCCGGTGTACTGCTCGACAATTATATTATTTATATCAAGCAGGCCATGCATTTCATTTAACCAATTACCTGTAATTATTATTTCTCCATATATAGAGCATCCCTCGTTATGCATTTCATATCCATGTAACCATTTCTTGTCTATATCATGCCATGCTCTAAACTTTATTTCACGCATGATTTTTCTCCTCTTCTACTCCTTCTATATTTTCATAAATAATAGCTAAATGATGTAGTATCTGTTGTAAACTTCTAGTTTCATGAGGATACAAAAGCATACTCTTAAATATTTCATGGGCAATATAATTCATAGAATCGAGCAATTCTTCTTTAGCATGTTCTAACGTAGGGGAGTTCATGGAATTAACAAAGGAAGATTGAAAAGACAATTCACCATATTTTTTTAATCCTGCATCTCTTTTTTTCTTCAGTACCTCCCCTAAGTTCTCTATTTCATACTCGGAAAAGGCATAACAAAAAATATCATTTATTATTTTTTCATAATAAGTATTATAATCTTGAGGTAATACTGCCATTACTTCTTTATAATCCATAATTCAACCTCCATAAGGTGTTCCAATCAATTTTTCCATAACCCTATTTAATGCTACCTGAGCCTCTTCTTCTGTAATAGGACGATACTTATAATCTTCCATTTCCATAAACATCCCTATATCCTTTAAATGTAATTCTATAGAACTCTCGTTCTCATTCTCATAGAAAGTGAGAACTCTATATTGACCATAACCCCAACCCCCTTCACTAACAATATAATCTTTTATTATATCATATTGATCCCAAGTATCATCAGAGCTATAACTATTACTATACTTATAGCACTTGCCTATATTAGCTTTTCTCTTCTTATCTAAAAATACTCTTTCCAATACTTCTTCCGCCTTATTTATTAATTCTCTCTCTTTTCCTAGCGAAGACTCATGTTCTTTGATATACTTCTCCAATGATGTTTTAGAGAGTTTCTGTATGTTTGTAGGTGTAGTAGGTAAATCATTCGCTTTCATATTTACTCCTAAGGATATACAATCCTATTTACGGCTGCTGTATGCTCCAATAAATCACCATACTCATGAGGAATTGCCCCCCACATTAATGTAGCTAACGTAGTACCATCTTCAATCAATGCTTTATACTCCACGTTTAGAATACCACAGAAAGGATTGAAATTTAATGTCAGATGCATACCAGCATCAATTAGCCGATATTGCTGAAGATAATGAAATACAGGCTCCTGCCACTTGAAAGGAAGAGCATCGGTGAACTCTACTTTATACGCTCCTGGTTCTAAATTATACATATATTCACCTGAAGGTAGCTGAACTTTATTTACTGCTCCTAATATATTGTTATTAGGCATTGCCTTTACAAAGATTAAGGATTGCCCTCCCATCCGAATATATCGCTGTGCTTTCAAATCAAACCCTGTATACTCTAACACTTTCTTCTCCTTTTTTATTGCCATCTTCATTAAAGCAGCATTATATTTAATTCTCTCTTCTTTAGTAAATTCACGAAAATAACTACTCATTTTCCTTTTATTCCTCTAGTTTTTTTTGCGCTGCTGCTCTTATCTTCTTTTCCGATATCTGCCAAATTATATCTCCCTTACCATCATGAGCATCACCTACAAGTCTAATGAATAAATTAGATGGTGTCAAGAGGGGTGTGAACTTGGCTACTTTAGCTCCCGACACATAATCATCACCTTCATAGTCTATATGTAGGGTACCAATAAAAGGAATATGAATATCTTCTCCTGCAAGTAAAGATTCAATCTGACGTAAAAATGCTGATTCCAATACATTCCTAACTGTTAATAGTTTATAGGTTGATATGGCTGAAATCTCATTCATAAGTGAGGTTTCATATTCATTTATTTTTAGGTTATTATTGCTCATTATTTTTCTCCTTGATATAATTGTCCCATTGCTTTCTTCATCTCCTTTATAGATGCTATTTTATAGAAACTAGTAGGAGGTCGGAACTGTACCATAGTACTATGAGTAAGAAAATCTGTAATCTTAACAGCATGGAATAAAGGTAATTCTACCTTTGCCGCTACATCTTCTCGATTTAACATTTTACCCTTCTCGTCGAAGAGATTATCAATAAAAGCATCAATCAACTTATCCCTATCAATAACCTTACGAATTAAAGGAGGTACTACTTCAGGGGGAGGCTCTATTACACCTACAGGAAATCCCTCTGAAACTTCATGAAATTCTTTCTTAGGTTCAGGTGGATTCAATTTAATAAACTCGTTTACTTCTTCTTGCATACCCTCAAATTCAGGTTTTATATATACAGCCCCCTCCTTCTCCTTATCAAAAGCCTCTTTTATTTCCCCTGGCTTTAACTTCCTGTATTCTTTTTCTTGTATGCCCTGTTCAAGCTTAGTTGTAATAGATTTTTCTTCTTCATCTTCTTTATCCATAGTGTTAAAATGTGGAGAGGTAATGAACAGACCTACCTCAATCATAATGGCGAGCAAATAGAGTAATATAAACATAACAGTTCTATCAGACATACCTAAAGAGTCTCCCATCAACTGATACATTGTGCGACCTTTGGTGCTATTAATTTTTATGTCCCCTAATCTCAGGTTCTGTAAAGTCTCATTATTTGTTTGTTTCAAGTCTAATTGCTTTTGTATATCATCATTGTTCTTGTCTATTCTTTTTTGATAAGCATCATATTTCTTTTGAAAATCTGTATCATTTTGTGAGTCCAATAGTCCTTGATTTTTAGCATAGTCAATATTCAGTTTTTTATCTTGGAGTATTCTATCATCTATAGCCTTCAATTTCTCAGTGTAAATATTTTGGGAATCAGTAGTCACTACTGATATTTTGGCTTGGGTAGTTAAATATACTGATTGTGCTATGTAACCATACGAGGCAGATATAGATAGGAAAGCAGCAAAAAGATAAATAATAAATCGAGTTTTACCTTGTCGTCTATGCCTTAAATAAGATTCAACAGTTTTAAGGAGTTTACCATCCTTTATTTTTTTTAAGTTTTGTGACTTGAACATACCCTTGATAAATTCATCAATATATCTAGCTTTTAATTGATCAGCTTGCCAGAATGATGTGTTATACCAAGTTAAGCATAGTATCTTGACAGCTTCAATAACTCCTGCTACAATAAGCATTATGAGAAAAGATAATAAATCATGAGATAATCCAGTGTATAAAATTATTCCTAATCCAGTAGAAACTATTGCTAACCCGAAGAATGCAATATATTGTAAAGTTTTGAGCAAAATTTACCTCTTCATTATAGTATACTCTCTAAATTTAAAAATGTCAACAGGGGTACCCCTAATATTATTCTTATTATATTTATTGTATTATATTAGTAATGTTAGCCTGGATTTCGAAGAATCAATAGCGTAGTATTTATAGAATTATATATAGTGAAAATTATATGTGGGTATTGACTTTTATCACGAAGAAGGATATACTCTACATGTGAAGATAAAACGAGTAACAACAAATAGAACTATTACAGAAGAAGAATTCTTGCGGCTAAAGAAGATAAAGCCATTTTCTACCTTTAGACAAGATAGCAAAGGTATTAATTTTGGTATGATATTTGGTATGTCTTTCAAGAAGTTTAGCTCTTCTACCCTGGAAACATCATGGTCCTATGAGCGAGTACAGGAGTTTGTAAAAGAGAGACACCTAGAAGATATAGTCAAGGAGATGCAGGAAAAATATTCAAATATTGATAGTAAGCTTTGGTCATATTATGCTGTAGCCAAATTCATTAGAGATAATTTTTTTGATACATATAAAGGTTTAATGAAACGAATAAAGAGAAATGAGGAGTTGGGGAAGACAGTCGGCTATATTCGTTCTTTCCATGGAGGAATTCGTAGAGTACCTTTATTATCTTTGGCAACGAATCCAGATACAGGTAGGTATAGGCGAGATGAAAATTTGAAAGAAGCCTCAGGGCTTGTAAATATTTGTGCTAATAGCACTATACAAACTGATGAATCAGCAGTAGTAGCAATAGCAGCATTAAAATGGAATTCTGGAGATAATGAGTGTAAAGCCTCTGTTGAAACTATTGGTTTTGTACATGATTCTCTGGATGCATATGTGGATAAAGATAGAATACTAGAAGTAATACCTAAATTAAAAGAAGTATTTGAGATAGAGGAAAAGTGGCAGCAGGGGGTTAAATTTTTAATTGATATACAAATAGTAGATTTAGAAAATAAGGATCATTACTATAAAAAAGGAGTAGACTTTGAAAAGTTTTTGGAGGAGTATTCTGATACTAAATAAAAATGTATGGAATAATATATTGAGGAATTAATGCCAGTAAAATTAAATGTAGTAAATAATACTATACACGCAACAATAAAAGGTGATGACTTCGCTAAACTCGTTGCCTTCTTCCACAAAGAGGGTTGCACCTATAATAAAAAAGGGCATTATTATATCATTCCAGTAAATAGATATGAAGATATCTATGAGGGCTTGACTGAGATTGCACGTTTAGATATTGATATTAATACAGAAAATGAATTATCTTTATTACCAACTAAGGTTGGAACTCAAATACAAAAATATAGAATACCCTTTTCTTTAGAGGATATTAAACTACCCCCAATTAAAGGTAAAGAGCCTTATGAGAACTATCAGTATGAGGATATACAAAAATTGATGTCTACTAATAGACATCTACTATTCAATGAGATGGGAACAGGCAAATCCTATGAACTATTCACAGCAGCAGATTTATATTCTAAATTAAAAGGATTAAAAAAGATAGTTATATTAACCTCAAATTCAGGCACCTATAATCTTTATATTGATTTACAGAAGTTTAGTCATTTCACCCAAGAGCAGATAGAGATAGGGGGAGTAAAGAATCGTAAACCCTTTGATAATGACTCCAATGTAATAATAATGAGTTATCGTTCTTTCCTTTTGGTATCTGATGAATATCAAGGTAATAAAAGTAAAATATATAAAAAGTGTCCTATACCGATAGAGCAATGGTTGAATGAGGATAGAGGAATGCTTATATTAGATGAGTCTCATCAGTGTTCTAATCCTCAAGCTCGCCAATCCAAAGTGGTAGATTTAATAGCTCCTTATTTCTATTATGTTTATTGTGCTACTGGAACTCCAGCCGAAAGAGAGTGGAAGTATTATTCTCAGCTAAAGCTTATGGACACTGCATTAGTAAAGAATAAGTCCTTTACAAATTGGGCTCAGGAATATTTTGTAGTTGGAGATAAATATTCTAAATATAACGTTAAGGATATTAGGAAGGATAAAGCAGAAGAATTACAGATACTTGTAAAAAATCATTGTACTCGCAGGTTTGCTTCTGATGTATTATTATTACCTGAAAATTATATTAGACCTTATTATGTTGAATTCAGCGATGAGCATAAAAACTTATATCAAGCTGTAGTAATGGAAACACTACAGAAAATAAAGGATACAGCGGGGGCTTTAGATGCACGTTCGGTGATTAGCTCCTTTCAAGTAGCAATGTTGGCAATAGATATGCCACAATTACTATTACGTTCAGAATTTTCCCCTGAAGTAATTAAGCTGATTGACTCATTCAAATTTGAGAACCATAGTAAAATGGAAGCATTACTAGATTTAATAGAAAAACATAAAAAAAGTAAAATAATAATATGGACTTCGCATCCTTTAGTAGCGTCTGCTTTAGAGACTATATTGAAAAAGCAATTTCAGGTATTAGTATTGAATGGGGAATCTAAGCTTCCTCGCAAGACTACTCGTGACGAGTATAAGAAGCAGATAATTGACAAGTTTGAGAATGAGGGGTATACTATTCTCATTGCTGGCGAACAGGTATTGAATACATCCGTATCTATAGTGAAGGCTAACGTGCAGATTTACTTTGATACTGATTTCAATTTCACTACTAAAAGCCAATCTGGATATAGAATTTATAGAATAGGACAACAACAAAACTGCTATACTTATGATTTAGTTATAGGAAAGTCTTTAGATGTAGTTAGATATAAAAATCTACAAGATAAAGATTTTATTAACAGGAATTTCTTGAATGAGAAGTATCTTGACTTGAAGCAAGTGCAATTGATATACAATATGGAGGTAGATTATGAGGAAATATGTATTGATAATCAATAGTGAGAATGAAGCATGGTGTAATAACGTAATACAGTTTGAAGCTATGAATATGATTGAAGCTAAAATACTAGCAAGGAAAGCAATTGAAAAAGAAAAGGAATACGTGGAAAAAAAGAATATGGTGGATGCTTCAGAGGAACTTGACTTCTATGGTTCCATTTATGAATATATAGATGAGGGGCGTATATGAAGTGTATGGACTTCTCATGTGCTTTAAAAGTATTGAAATTAGGAAAATCAATTCAAAGGGAGTCTCATCAAGACGTTTTTTATTACCTCAAAAATAATAGTATTTATATCCATTTAGTAGAAGATAAGATAGATATACATATAGAAGATTATAAAGCCCTTCTAAATTCTCAAGACATTCTTGCCACTGACTGGACTGTGGTAGTTGACAATCCTCCTCTAATATAGTATAGTTGAAAAGAGGCTATATATGAATGAACTTCCTCTGATACGATATGTACAATGCAATAAGTGTAAATCAAAGTCTGGTCCTATGGAACAACCAGGATTTTACTATGTAGATAATGGAGCATATGTAGCAGTGCAAGAATGTGATTGTCATAAGGAATGGATAAAACAAAGTAAATTACTTATTCAAGCTAATAAGAATAATATATGGATAGATGAGAACTCTCTTAAATATAATTTAGTGAGTTCTTATATAGGCACTAAAAGTTATAAAGAAATAATTAAAATTCTAAACTTTCTACAGGAGTATGATACAGACATTTTACTCCATAATATATGTATGTATATATATGGCATTGACCAGACTCAAAAAACTACAGTAGCACAAGCAGTAGGGCTACACTTTTTTCGTAAGGGATATAGTGCTCTTTATACTCCAATGAAAGAGTTCTCTTCGATGGTATGTAAGCCCTTTCCTAGAGATGAAGAGGCAGAAAAGATTTCTGAATATATGAAAAGAGCCCAGGCTACTCTTTTGATAATAGATGATGCCTTTGATAAGAATGCTTCTCCCGTTTATGATAGTGGCACTCAGTCCCCTTATATCGAGGCTTTCCTACGAGAGAGGATTGACAATAAGGGAAAAGGCGTGCTATTCGTATCTAGGGTGAAACCAGAGGAGATTAAAAAAAATGGGTATTCAGATTCTTTACAATCCTTTGTAGTGAACCATACGTCTAAAAAAAAGACAACATTAAAGTTTGAAGATGTTATAGATGATGTAGAGATACATAATATCTTTAAGGATAAATAATGGAAGAACGAACTAACGAAAATTTTGTGCTAATGGCACAAATGCAAGTATTGAAAATATTAATTGAAAACCCCGATGTTAGTATAAAGGATATCACTTCTGATTCTTTCCATAATCCTAAATTCAAAGCATATTATACTGCTTTACAAAATTTAAGAGAAACAGGAGAGGAAGTGAATGAAACCTCATTATTTAGAGAAGCCAATAGACTAGAAAATAATGTTGATATTGCTACTAATAAAAATCTTTTTTCTTTACAGGTAGATATATCCAACCTTGCCGGTGCTCTTGATTCCTTGAAGGATTCAATAGCAAAGCATAAGATAAATAAAACCATAGAAAAGATACAAGAACTTACAACTTCACATGATCCTTTAGATACATTGAAAGTATCTTCATTAGAGTACTCAATTCAAGAAACCTTAGCCACTGCTTATAAACAAGTTGTAAGTAAAGATTTTGAAATGCTCCTTGATAATTATACTGATGAACTACGGGAAAGAAAAAAAGGTTTACACTTTCCTTTCTGTGAAAATTTCTTGGATCAAAATCTAACTAAAAAAGCAGCTCCTGGACAGATTATATTAATTGCTGGTGCTACTGGGACAGGTAAATCAATATATGGATTATATGAAATGTCTAACCTAGTGGATTCTAATGTTCCATGTCTTTACTTTTCTCCTGAAATGGATGAAATTAGTACTATGGATAGGTGGATGGCAATGAGAAGTAATATACCCATTGATCAATGGTATTCAACTGGACCCACAATGGATTCATTGATTGAGATAGTACAGAAAGAAAAAGAAAAACTAAAGGATAAGGCATTTAAATTCATTGATGAACCAGATATTACATTAGATCAAATAAGGCATCATATACGAGAATTTAAACTTACTTATAAAGTACAATATCTTATTGTATTTGTAGATTTGATAACGCAAGTGAGAGAGTTTATGGATATGGCAGGAAATAAAAATTCATCTTTACCTACCATCATGGAGAAAGCAATAAATAAAACGAATGCTATTGCCAAAAAGGAGAATGTATGTATTATTGCCATAACCCAGATGAATAGAGAAGCAGATTCGGCTAAAGTTTTAACTGTTCAAGACCTGAAGAAATTACGTCCTACTAGAAATAATATTAAAAATTCTTCTGCTTTAGCTGAACGTTCTAGAACGGTATTAGCAGTTTTCAGAGCTAAATATTATGCTGATCAACTCCTGGCTGGTGATGCTGATGCTGCTATTCTTCCCGATGTTTTAGAAGTACAGATAATAAAGCAAAATATGGGCAGAGTTGGTGCTACAGGTAGGTATAATTTTAATGGTCCTACTTTTAGACTTAATGAATTAATAGGGGGAGGGGATATACTCGATGAAGCAAATAATGAATGATGATGCTTTTCATAAGGGGCATCTAAAAAAATGTGTTATATGCGGAAGAATATGCGACTCTTTATCTACAAATACTAATGATTTTCCTTTTTCTATCTCTTTTTTAGATGGTACAAAAAAATGGTTTCATGTTGGATGCTTTACTAAAGATATTAGGGAAAAGGACTAATTGAGAAAGGAGTATATCTCATGGAGGATAAAATAAAAGAATTGGCTAGTCAGATACTAAACATTAGTCGAAATTACATCTTAGGTGAAGTATCTGCTGAGGTATTTGTTGCTAATGTAAATACTATAAACTTTTCACTCCATGAAGAGTTAAAAAAGAAAAAGGAACCTAAATGAATGTAAATGAATATTTTGATTTTAAACATTCACTCAAAGTAAATGAGGATGCTACAGAGACTCATTCTCTTGTAGATACTACAGGAATAGTAGATAATGAAGCTAAGCTTGAAAAAGCTGTAAAAAGTTTTTTAGCTTTTTTACTTCATGCTGGGTTTGATGCTGAAAATGTATATAATTCTGTATTAGAATCAACTAAAATAATTACTGGTCACCCCGATATGGAGGATTTCGCTTTAGAGTCTGCTATTGAAGAACAAATGAATAATAAAGAAGATTTTAATAACTTTATAGAGCATATGCAAAAAACGGAGGATTTAGAGTTTTTGAGAGAAATATATAGAAGTTGGATTACAACTCATACAAAACTAAAGGTAGAAGAATCTGATTGACAGGACTAATTTATAATGGTATATTCAATACTATCATTAGTATGGGAGTTTAATCGTGATAAAACAGATTGTCCTGGGGTTGTTTATTCTTTGTACCCTCGCACCTGCAATCCCCTTCACGTACTATATACCTAATAGACTTTATACTGTAGAGCTTCCAGCAAAAAAAATAATAATAAAATATCCAATACCTCCACCATGGTTTAATAAAGAACTTTTATCCTATATATCAAAAGAGTGTGAGAAATATAATGTTCCTGTCGTGCTCGTACATAAACTTATAGAACAAGAAAGTCAATGGCATTCAAATTCTCCTTCCCCTAATTATGATAAGCATCATAGAATACTCTCTATTGATTATGGGCTTATGCAAATAAATTCAGATAATATTGAACGTTTTTCCCATAATTATAAAGAGCCATGGAGATCAGAAAAATCATATAATCCTATACACAATTCATGGGATAATGTCCACCTTGGTATTTGTTATTTACGAGACTTATATACTCAATTTGGTAATTGGAAAAATGCTGTAGCAGCCTATAATGGCGGTACTAGAAGGGTTATAAATAATACACTTAAAAAGAGCACCCAAGAATATGTAAATATCGTCTGTCCAGTAAATGACTGGTGGTTAACTCTACCGACTAATTATGTATGTCTAGCTGGCAATCAAGACTCTCTGCAACAGAAAACAGAATAGCGCAAACATTGGTGGATAACTCAATCATATTGAGTGGTTTTGCCACTGATGTTATCATTATAGATGAAACCTTGAATGAAGTTCAAGATACTACAGCATTGAATGTAGAAGAAATAGGTGTGGTTAATATTATATTTCCCTCATTTCAAGATGTACCTATGAGGCGCTTCATTCAATCTGATGGCACTTATATCTCTGCTAATGCTGGTAAAGATAGTAAAGAAGATAAAGAACCATTTGTATGCTATTCACCTATTGGAACCAATTTAGGAACAATAATACCACAAGGCTCAATATTATTAAAATTTTTTGAAAACCCCATAGGAGCCCAGCCATGGGTGCTACCATTGAAAGTTTCAGATATTTTAGGGACTTTTGGGGCAAGAACTATTATATGGCAAAAGTTGAATATAGTATATTATGATACTCCTGTAAATACTGCTTTATATAATTATTTACTACAATTGGCTCAACGAAGGTCCTTGCTTAACTGGTAGGAAGAGAGCCTGAAGAGAAAGGACTAATTTAATATATAAGGACGTTAGAATGGCTAAACGTAATGTAAACGAAGATGCGCAACAACCAGGAATGGTAGATACGCTTACTAATCAGGTAAAATCTAATCCAGAACAAACTGTTCAGGCCACCTGGGATAATGCTATTTCTAACTTAAAACCTCAGTCGGCAGAGGATTATGATAACCTCGTTCAACAAGTGCAACAGAGTTTAGGCTTAAGTGGACAGAATCCGTCAGCTAAAGGGCTATCTCAAGTATCGGCTAACGGAATTCAAGCTCAAGGTAACCCATTACCACAATCTACTTTAGATAATGTCCCTACTCAACCTATAACACCAACTCAAACTATGGGAGCATCTACACCCCCACAGTCTGTACAGGCTCCACAGCCCACCCAGGCTCCATCCTATCCTAACTATGGTGCTAAGATGGGGAATCCAATGAAACAGTCCTACAGAAGCAGGAATAAGCCTTTTAGAGAGGATTTGGATAGAGCAAAGTCTTCAACTAAAGGGGAAGACCAAGAATATACTGGTATGACAAAACTAGAACAGGCTCAAGCCATAATAAAGGACTTGAAAAAGAAAAAGGCTACTGATGCTAATATCCTATTCAGTCTTGTCAATCGTTTATTTATTGATGTAGAGACAGCACAGAAAATATTAGATAAAGAGATAAAGAAGGATGAATTCCCAGATAAGATAGACGCTATTACTGATATGCCACAAGATGGTATAATGAGAGATATACCTATAAATGATATATTTTTAAAAGAAAATGAAGAACCCTATAAAAAAGGAGATAGAGTAGTATTAATAAGGCTTCCCTTTGATTCTGGGGTTATGGAAAAGTATATTATGAATAAACAGCTTCCTGGAACTGTATTATCTTCTTACAACGATATGGGACATATTCTTTATGATGTAAGATTTGATAATGGTTCTACCTTTGAGTGTCATGGAATGGATATAAAGGGGATTAACCCTCCTATGAACCCCAAAGATTGGAAACACAGTAATGTTTATACAGAAGGGAGAATTATATGTCCTAAATGTGGTGCTACTGGAAATAATATAATGACTGAACCTTATGGTAAATGTGAATGTAAGGAGTGTGGTGATAAATTTCCAGTAAATGGTAGTGAAGAGGATAATCTAAATGAGGATTCAATCTATAACCATTCTCATATTACTACTAATAATAATTATGATTATGGCTCATACGATTTTTATCAAATTCGTGATCCTTATGAATTTGAACTGAACTCAACACAGCTCGTGGCTAGAGCTATGATAGTAGACCAGAGATATACCTATGAGATGCGATTCCAAGTGATGAAAGAGACTGATGCTCGTTTCCCTCAGGCTTGGAAATTCTTGTTGTTCCATGACATTAGACATGTATTGAAAATCTCTGTAAATCTATTGAATGCTAATACGAATTATATGAAATTATCTCCTGATAGTGCTCCTATTTTTAATGAAACTCGGATAGCTAAAATAGCAGCATTAGCTTTTAAATCTTATATTAAATTATGGGGTAAGCAACACTTCCAAATTATAGTTATAGAAACAGAAAATCCAATGAGGCTTATATTTAATACACTATTAGCCAAAGAACTTGCTAAAATAACTGGTATAAAGATAGATCAGGATTTAGCATTAGAGATGACAGGAAAACCATTAGAGCATACTAATGTTCCTGGTAAACCTAAACTCTATATAGTATTGACCAATGCTGCTGGTGGTAAAATAAAAGAATCTATAGAAGAAGCTCAAAACTTTACTCCTCCTATAGATAGTTCTTTCACTAAAGATATTGAAGGCCCTGATGATATTAGTGAACGAGAATATGAAGAAAAAGTAAATGCATATTGGACACCAATTTTAAATCTATTATTCCAAGTAAAGCAACTTGGCTCTGATAAATTCAAAGCTTCTAATGGATATTCCGTTCTCATGTATAAATGTGGTACATATAAAGAACATTTTATGATTAAGAAGGCCCTTGCTAAACCTATACTTGATATGAAAGCCATGATAAATGGAAATAATATAAGAAATATTTGTACATCTACTGAATTCTTTGTTAATGAGAAGTATATAGATATAATAAAAGATATCTGTATGGAGATAAAGATAGCATTAAAACAGAAAAAAGATTCAAAGCAGCAGTCTTTAGATCAAAAACAAGCATATTTATCCTTAAGCCCACAATTAGAGTCTCAAAGGATAAAGGAATCTTTAGATGAAAATCAATCTTATGAAGAAGGAATATTTACTAAAGAACTTCAATTTCCTAAAAAGGGTATAGAAATAAATTATACTAGTTTCAGTTCAGCAGAGGAGATAACACAAAAATTTGGTAAGCTATTTGATAGAACTCAAGAATTATTTGACGAAATAAACTCTATACCCTTTTATCATAAGGTTAAAAGATCAAAACTATTTTCTATGGAGGGTTTTCCTATAGATGAACATTTTAGCATTAGATATAGTAACTCAGGTACACTTATTGCTTATAATAAGATTATTATAGCTGAAACACCTGATTTTAATAATGAAGCTTATTATAAGAGTGAATTCTTCTATTATGATAATTATAGTACCCAACTAAAAGAATTCTACTCTATAGCCCAAGCTGTAATAGAAGAAATCAAAAATGCAAAATTGCATAAGAAGGATTTAAGTTTAGGTACGGGGGAAGTATCGGAGCTTTCTTTTGATGAGGCACAAGTAGACGAGGATACAGAATCCTCAGCCTTCATGCCCCCAGCGCCAGAGAATGTAGAAGGGCTTGTAACCAATCCCAATACTCCTCATGGTAAAAAAGTACCTTTTGGAGGAAAAACTGGGCAAGAGCTTCGACAAGATTCTATTGATAGTCTAAGAAAAATGGGAGTACCTGGATATTAAAATTAATAGAAGAGCAACAATATAAGCACTTGACTTTTTCTTCATAGTATGCTATATTTTATCCAGAGGTAACCAGATGAATAAACGAGTCTCAGTCAAAGAACTAGAAAATGGGGATGTCTTTGATTTAGTGTTTGAGGATGTATCCACAGGTACTGTGTATACTATCAATGATAATAATAAAGATGTAGCAGTATTAATGCCATATGATACTAAAGTTACAGTAGAGATAGAATTAAGTGATAGTATCTTTAATGGATTAGCTTTAATGGCACATGAGAAAGATATTACTTTTAATCAACTAGTGACAGAAATATTAATGGAATATATCCAAAAGGAGGATATTAAATGCAAGTAATGAAGAATTGTAAAAGAATGATTAGAGCTACATTAGCAAAATTTGAGGAGGACACTCAAAAATATTCTTATGAAATATCTTCTATAAAAGCGGATATAGAAAATGTCAAGCCTAAAGTAAAGAGAGTAAGAGAGGAAAGACAGAACTATAGAGATGATTATTAATTTGTATTAAATAATTTTATATAACCTTAATGAATCTACTATTGTTTCAGGAGCTTTTGCAGTAAGGCTATACGGTGTAATAGGATCATAAAAAATAGAGTTTTTATCATTACCTTGAACAAAATGGTGAAAACCATTACTTGGTCTAAAAAGACAAAGTATTCTATAGACAGTGGAATCTAAAGGTATTGAAGGTGGAAAGTGCCCATCAATATATTGTAAAGGAATTTCCATTAATTGGCATAGTCCATTAGGGTCTACAATATTATATCCTGAATCTAAAATATTCTTATTAAAAGCATCATACCAAGTTGAATTTAATAAATCTATAGAGGTAGGTAATCCAATTAAGTCTCTATAATGAAATAAGCATGAAAAATAACATCCTACCTCATGACAAGTTTCTACTACTCCTGGTAAATTTTGGTATACTGGCATTTTATCTCCTTATTGACATTTAGCCTTAGCAATTTTTTCTTCTATTTGCTTATCTACTTCTCCATCTAATGTATTTATTGCTTTTACAAGCTCATGGGTAACTAAAGAGAACACTGTGTCCATAACATCTAATATCATAATTAGTTTTAGTTGCCATGTACGATAGAAAGAGGAATACAATACACTTTTAATTTTGTTTGCTAACAAATCAACATGAGGCTGAGTAAACTGTCGGTATTTTTCAACAAAACAACGAGGTATGCCTATAATACATATATTATTGAATATGAGTTCCTTTTTATATGCTTCTTCACAATACTCATCTATAGCTTCATAGAGCTTATCTGGTATTGAGAATAAAAAATTTATTTTTTCTTCCTCATTCTTGATAGCTTCGAGAGCAGTAATAAAGTCCTTAAAAACAGAATATAAAATAGGTGACCTACACTCTTGAATAAAGATTTTACTAATATATATTTTTCGTTTATATTCATCATTATCAATATCAGGGAAGTCTATGCTTCGTTCTATACTAGACTTTAGATTAGTAAACATTGTATGTTGATTAAAGGGTATTAAATTTTTCTTCCTATCTTCTTCTACTTTAATTCTTATTCCAAGTTGAATTCTCATATCTTGTAATTCATTTTTAATTTGACATAATTCTGTTCGTAACTCTGCAATCTCAACTTCTTGTTCCCTATTTCTAGCTTCAAAAAAATTGATTAGTTTATGTTCCATAGGGGATAAAACCTCTTTTTGTAATGCTACTGTTGCTTCTTCTTCTGAAGATACACCTAATTTTAGTCCCTCTGCTGTTAATGTTGCTGTGGGAATAGAATGATTCTTTTTAAGAGCCTCTACTAATTTGACAATAATGACTGCTACTATAGCTAAAGATCCTAATAATATTCCTATGGTAAGAATTTGATCTAAAGGTGTTTTAGATATCCAAGATAATAAAAATTCTCCCATTTTTTACATTCCTTATCTAATTAGTTAGCAAATATGAAGAGAGCTGAGAGGGGAGGTAGTAATTGAAATATAGTAGGGACCCCACTGCTTACCATTATTATCTAGGTAGTAATACTCATATATCCCTGATTCTGCTACTTTAATACAAGTAGGAAGATTAAATGTCAACAGGAGTTTACCTTGAATACCCCATTGTAGTATTCCACCAAATTCCAAACATATCATAATAGGGAGGGAGTCAACCCTTAGGAATTTTATAGAAGTGAAGTCATTGAATGTTACATAATCATATTGTGTGTATCCTGCAAAGACAGATAGAGGAAGTGTTATATTTGTTCCATTACTATCAGTAATGCTTAGAGTAACTCCTTGCTGGTCTTTATAGAGGGAGGAACCAAATGATCCTACGGACCCAGCAGTATAGTTAGATTCCTCTACTTTAGTGTTTCCGGAATAAACTGTAACTTTAGCATCTGTATTGGCAGTAAATGTTCCTGGATTTGTATTAGTAATAATAGGATTTACATTACTTATACTATCTGATACATGAAATGTTTTACTATAATTAAAAGAAGAGAGTAAACCATCAAAAATAGTAATAGTGATGTTATATAAGAGCGTCCCAAAAGGAGGTACAAGTAGATCAGGAGGAGATAGAATAATATTAAATTTGCTACTATTGACTATTGCTACATCTCCTGCAAGAATATTTGTCTCTGTTTGCTGTGATATAATTTTTCCTGAGCTATCGGTGAGCTGATAGGTATAATAAAATGGATGTATACTAGTGGCATTCGGAGAAGTTACACTAAGATTAATACTTTGACCAAAGGAAAAGACTGTTGTATCAAAAGCAGGCGCTATATTATAATTGAAATTCAAATTAAACTCTGATAAAAGAGAGTTGTATTCAGCAGAGGTTGCTGCCCAGGCAGCAGCAAAAAGAGAGTTCCACGAGTCTATATTCACTCCTGTAGATGCCCCAAAGAATAGTAATGCGCTCAGTTGAGTAAGATTAAGGGTGGCTGCTATAGGTGAAGTAGCTAAACTAGATTGTAGCGCTTGCTGTATATATTGTACTCCACCATAACCCTTAGGAATAACAAAGGTATATATTCCTGTATATTCCAATGCTGCTACAATTGAGGTAGTGACATTATATATTTGTAGGAGTACTGTCTGTAAGGAGGTTATTTTCTTTATAAGTGCATTTACCATCTCTTGTATGGCATTTTCTTGGGTTGCCATCTCATCTTGTACACGTTTAATAAGTTTTTGGAGCATTGTGATAAGGTCTTGTAATACACTAAAATTATTTACGTTTAATCCTACCCAATGATATCCTTTTATATTCGAATTCTCAATGAGACTATCTAGAGCAGATAGCTTTTCTGATGTATTGCCGGTTTGAAGAGTATTATTAGTTTCAGCTATACCCGCCCAATCTGTTGAGAATTTGCTTAAATCCTTAGAGTCAATAAGAGAAGCGCTCTGTCCTTGAGAGGCGGTATCATTACCAAAGTTAGCAAAGGTTTTGAATAGATTATTTTTAGCCTCTGTAAGTTCATTAAAATTAAAGAACTGGCCTAAAAGAGTAAGCAATGACATAAAAGCTGAAGGGCTGGCAGTGGTAATAAGAAACCCAAACCCAGTGGCTTGAGTGTTCACTGACCATGTGGGCTTATGTTTATCATTAGTATTACTAAAAGAAGCAAAAAATTCATTAAATGCTTGCTGGGGGGTGAGGGAAGGAATCGCTTGAAAGAATGAACTTTTTTTCCCTGTAGTGGTTTTAGTAGCAGTTGGCCCTGGGATAGATTTACCTGAGTTTTTCCCTCCAACAGGTAATACTGTTGTACTTATTGATTTAAAAACAGTAAAGTTATTCTTATCAACAAGGGGCTCTAGCATATCTATAGTGTTTTTTGGGTTTCCATCGCTTCCTAGTACATTCCAAGGGTGAATAACAATATAGCTGCCCCCTATAGACAATGCATCTTCAAATACCGTTATAATAGCGGAAGCATAATTTTTAATAAACACAGCCAAAAGATCATAAGGAGAGACTAAAAATTGTCCTACTTCAGTCAATATTTCTTTTACTATTTGAATAGCATTATTGAGTTCAGTAATAAATGTCTTAAATTGAGAAAGAGCATTATTTATGGATTGAGGTATTATTTGACCAAAGTTAGCATTAGTGGTCCATTCTGCTTTATTGTTGCTTATAGTGCTGTTTGAGGGCATTCTTTAGGTTCTCCGCATCTTTTACTATCCCTTCTATTTCTTTTTGTGCTACAAGATTTATAGACGACAAAAATATATCTATTTGGGATAGTATTTGATCATTAGACTTTTCTATTTTAAAATCATCCATACTCTATCCTAAAATCTCTTTTATAAAACATAACCATTGGTTCTTTAGTGTTTCTAAATTATGGTTTGATCTAAAGGAACTGAGAATGGCATTACTTTCTTTTTCTCTTATATTGTTTTCAATACTCTCTATAGCTTTTTCAGCAGAATAAGCAGATACTCCTATTTCATCCTTAAAATTTTCTAAATTGTTTTCATGAACAAAAGAGGGGATACCACAGGATAAGTACATATACACTTTGGAGGGGTCAGCAGATTTATACTCTTTTGGTGCTATACCACACCCTACAGATTCAGGGCTGAAAGTATCATACAGACTATAGGTGTTTCTTATTACATCGCACTTAGGGAGCCCCAAGTCATGTCCACAGTGTAAGTATAATTTAATATTTTTACTCTCTCTATTATCTAACATCTCAATAAGCGGGTATACTTCTCTTAAGTGCTCCTTTGACCTAAACCACCCAGCGGAAGCACTTAGTACTATATATTTCTCTTTACCCCACTCTATCTTAGAATTTCCTTCTGGTATATAAATATTAATACGCTTTGATTTTATTGTGTTTTCTATAAAAGAAAAACTCCTTAAAGAAGCAGTAATAGAGTAATCGAAATAAGATAATATTTCTACCATATCCTTGTTTATCATCTCTATAGTAGTATTAATTATATCTGTAGATATTTTATTCTCTAGGTACTCCCTCAAAGTTTCAGGCCAATACTCATGACATATCCATATTTTCTTACAATTATATTCCATTTTATCTAAGGCATAAGAGGATATTACTATATCTGGCTTGTATTCATCTAATTTTTTACATAAGTCATTATTTGAGTATAGTTCTAAAAAAGGTTTTAAGGGGTTTTCTATTTTATCCTTGGATATCATTTTACTTACCTCATCAATAGCAAGGATTGAGTGAGTATAGTTTGGTATATCTTGTTGATACCCTATGAAAAGAGGAAATGTTACTTTCATGGAAAAATTTACTAAAGTTTTATTTTCAAGAAAAACTTTTAATTCGAAATGCCCTTCATTGCTTAACTGTTGTAAAGGGTAAGAATACCCAAAGTCATATCTTTGCCCCCCTCTTAAAATGGGGATGTAATTAGAATGTTGTGGCACATACGCTATTTTAATCATTTCTATTTCCGAGTCTTTTGATAAAGCCTATTATTTGAAAGCCATGTCCCTTCATAAAGATGTTCTGCATAGCAATTAGGATTGCTATCCTTTTTAAAAGTAAATACAGTAGAATTTTCTACTCTAATTAAACCATCTTTAGTATCTAATGTTTTAGACTTTCCATCAAGAACACATTTGTATCTTTGTTTGAAAACTCTTTCTAAAATGGAGGAGTAATTAGCAAGAAAAAAGGTATCAAAAGATTTTTTCTTGAATTCCTCTACAGTAAACATACATCTGCTCCAATTATTTTCATACCATTCCCTTACCTTTAATATATAAGGATGGTGGGGTTCCGCCCCTATAAGCCCTACACTAAAATTAAATCCATTATGCCCAATAAAAAATGAATAAGGTAAAAAATCAGACAAATCTCTATGAATTATTATATCAGTATCTAACCAAATTCCACCTTCTTCAGCTAATATATCTATTCTTAATGAATCTGATGCAGGACCGTATCGTTTAGCATCATACATCCTTCTAGATGCTTCATATTTGTCTATATCTAAATTTGATTCACCCCACTCTTTAAACTCAAAATCTGAAAGAATCTTCTTCCAAGAACTTATCCTATCTATGGGTTTTTTAGCAACGTCGCCGAACCAAAGATAGTGTATGATTTTTGGAATCATAAATATTAGGATTCCCCTTCATTTTCCCAAGGTTTTTCACCAGTATTTATTCTTTTAATATAAGACAATGCTTTCGAATGAGACATTCCTTCCATTCTTAGCTGTGTTAATAATGACCTCTCTTGCCATACACTGTTAATATGATTTTGGTGTGTCTGATAAGCAGTAGTTTGCTTATATAGGGTTTCAATTTGAGGTATAACTACCATTAGTTGGTTTATCTTGCTTTGTAAGTCCGCTACTTGAGCAGCTAAGGTTTCTAAGTCCATATATTCTCCTTTATAATTAGTATTATTCTAAAACCTTTAAAAAATAAGGGTCTTTATCCCATTCTTCTATGGCTATTTCAAAACTTTTGGATATAGCTGGGGAGGGGGGTAAGGGTATACATTTTATATGGCAATATTTACACATTTTTTTCTTTTGGTTCAGTAGTTCTTCAGGAGTAGGAAAATGATCCAGCCCTTCTCCTAATTTGAATATTCTAGAGATGGCTATAGCCATAGAACATATATAAATCCCATAAGGGGAAATATTATATCCACAATTATCTTGTACCCAACAGTAATCAATATTTATATCATCTTTATAATCTATTAATCCCCGTAAGTTCGGGTGATGCCTGGATTCTACAACTTTTTGATTATAAAATTTTGATCTAACAATACAAAAATCTTTATTAGATTTTGCTACACTATAAGGATTAATCATTGTTATAGATCGTGAATTGTCATAGGTGTTATATCTTTTTCTTATTTCTTCTAGTATGGAATTTACCCTTTCTCCTACTCCATTTGAAACAATATTCATAGGGAAAGATAGTTTAGGTCTTAGTATTTTTACTAATAAATCCAAAACTTCAAAAATTTGAGGGTGCAGTGTAGGCTCCCCTCCAAGAATGTTTATCCTTGATACAGAAGAAATATGGGGTAAAACTGCAACAATATACTTTTCTAACTGGGATACAGACATAAAATCATTTTTATTAAATTTAGTACCGCATAATCTATTACAATACTTACAAGATAAATTACACTCATAAGTAATATCAATATCAAAATTAACCATTACAATAGCCAACTTTGAACCAACTTGGCAAGATAAGGAGTTTCATAAATATCTTCCATAACCTTTTGATTCTGGGCTAAATCAATTAAATACCAATTTTTATATTCTGTTTCAAACTTTACATCTATTAGTTTTCTTATTGTATTAAGTTCCTCCAAAGGAACATCCTCTCCATTTAAATCTAGATATTTTCCCATAGAAAAATAGGGGGTGTCCTTATCTAAAAGTATATCTAGGGATTCGCTAACATAGCATCTAACGGGGTCAAAAGAATTTTTGAGTGTTATCATTTTCTGATTCTTGCCCATAGCTGCCTGTGGCTCTGTTGTCCATTTTTTAAGTAAACTAAGATAGAAGAATAAAGAGTGTAATTCAGAAAGAGGCTTATCCTCAAAAGAGGAATAATCTATTTTTAGATCAATATAATTGAGTACAGGATGCTTAATACAAAGTTTTATCATATCCTTATATACTTGAGCATAGTTATCTGATGTAATTATATATTCTGTCCAAAACAAAGTATTATTATAAATATAATTATTTTCTTTTTCTTTTATATTTTGTAATGTACTATTATCTGAAGATAAATATATAGTAGTATCCGTTATAAGTTCTTCAATATCTTCTAATAAATTAGAGGAAAACTGTATATTTATTTTATTTTTAATAATATCCGTTTCTCTAATAATTTTTAATAACATCTGTAACTCATTACGGTTGCTAACAGGAATCTTATACTCTTTTTGATTTATTGTAAACAGACTTTTCTCTAAAAACTTATAAAAAGACAAGAAATTGGAAAAGGTTATCTGGCTAAAATGAGAAAATATTTCCCGAGGATTGAATAAATCTTTAATAAAATATTTTCGATTATATGCAAAATTATTGTTACTATATATCATTTTTTGTTTCCTCTAACAAGTTAGTAAAATAAGAAATAAGCCCATTATTTTTCTCAGATTGAGCTATGGATATCAATTGACTTATTTCCATATCACGGTGTATATGGGATATATTATTATCATAGGTGATAGTATTTAGGTTGGGTAATTCTCCCTCTCCAGGCTTATCGTTCTCTCTTATATGATATCTAAACAAATATTCAGGGCAAATAGCAATAGCATTGTTCTCCATAAATTTTCGTAAAAAGTAGTGTTCGGGGCTAATGCTCTCTGGTGGGTACTCTTTACATACATCTAAAGCATAGTTATCATAAGTAAATTGTCCTGGATTTCTATAATTTTTATCATTATAAGGAACTATACTAAAAGTATCTAATTTTTGTCTCCACCTAAAGGTTTCAATAATAGAAGTATCTATAATCTTCTCTTTTATAGTCATCTGTAAGCAAGAAATTCCATGGGTATTTGCAGTAGTATATGCCCTTACTATCTTTTCTAATCTATCAGACACATATTCATCATCATCGTCAAGAATAGAAAATAGATCACACTTATGGTCCTTGGCTACTTCTAATGCTTGGTTTAACATCATTCCTAAATTATTTTCTTTACTTTTTAATATAGTTCTTCTAGGATTATAGGGCATCGTGCATAAGGAGTAATCTTGATCATAATTATTACTACTTGATATTACAATATGGATATATTTAGTATATGCCTGTTTATCTATACTCCGTAAGCATCGTGGTAATAATAATGGCCTATTATGAGTACGTGTTACTATAGCTATTTTCATTAGTTATACTCACATACACATTGATTATTACAACTGCAAGTATTTTGAGCACTACACACATAGTCACAAGTACAAGTAACATGGGTACACCCATTATAGTTACAACAATTAGTCCCATGGCACACGCACTGATCCCCATGCCCGATATCATAAGTATAACATGTACAGGAATACCCATTTGCGCATTTTACATTGCACGCACAAGCATGTGCTGTACATGAGTATGAACTACACGTAGAATAATTAGAGGTTACTACATTACATGCACATTGATTATATAAACTATTAATATCATTTACAATAGCATTCATTGTAGAAGCTTGCAGAGTTACACCAGAATTAAAATTACCACTAGCAGCAGTTAAACTAAGATTTGTACCTATATTAGAATGAACTAAAGTTCCATACCCATTAGGATTGATTAATCCAGGCCATGTGTGAGTAGAATTTAATGTATTCTCTTGTGTAATTATTCCTTGGGGTAGGCTTCCATATATTTTAGTATACTGAGAAGGCGCTCCCACCGCAGAACCTGCGCTTCTCGAAGTGATTAATGAGTTTATAGCAACAATAATAGCACTAATATCTGAATCAGTAACTATATTAGTCTGTGTTACTGGATTTGCAATAGTTGGCATTACTTTCTCCTATTAAATATGGGCATACTCAAATAAAGCATCTACAAACCTACCATACTCTGCTATAAGTACATTATATTTACAGGATTGGTAATAGGGGGTTCCTGATGTCTGCACATTAGTAGAAGGACACCAATTTTGCTGATAGTATTTATTATTACTATTATTATAATCGAGTATATTCTGCGTACTGGAATACATCTTCTTATTTTTCCCCATATTAAGAAAGGCATTAAAGAACTTAGGCCCTCTTTCAAAAAAATTATAGTTGCTTTTATCTGCTATCATTGCTAGTCTATGACAAGGAAACAATTCTCCCTCTAGATTATATGCATACATAAAATGTCCAGCGGTACAAACCGCTCCTTTTCTTTTATACCAATTATTAGCTAAAGTAATCTTTTGTTGCTGATTTAGTTCTGGCAATAAAAAAATTTTATTAAATATTTCCTCTTGTTCTCGTAAAAATATGTCTATATCATCATCAGTATAATTCTCCTCAAATATTATTTGGAATGTATTCTCCCCTAGCATTCCAATACTTTTATCTAAATCACCCTTTGCTTCTAATTTACAGATTTCCCACCAAAAATCAAATAACTTTGAAAGATTAGAAAAATTATTTCTTCCTATAGCACCATGGCAACTCCAAGGAATATCATTAGCAATACAGCACTTTATGTTTCTTATCACTGTACTGTATGTACCTTTTCCTTTATGGTCCACCCTACATAAATCATTTATTTCCTCAGGTCCATCTATACTTATCTGTAACTTTAGGTTTAGTCTTTTGATGATATTTATATTCTTTATTATTAGGGTTCCATTTGTTATTAGTTGAGCATCTTTAGTAAAGGAATTTAGTAAATCAACTTTTATATCTTCATTTATATCAAGTTTCTGAATAGACGTATAGAGGTAGTCAAACTCGTCTAAAGCAAGTAAGGGCTCACCACCAAATACCATTAATCCTGTAGAGGGTAAATTTAACAGAAACTCGTCAATCATTCCTTTACTTATAGTTTTTTGTGGCTTGTCTTTTTCAAAGCAATAAGAGCAATTCATATTGCATTTTGAGGTTATTAGTAACTCTGTAATAGGAACGGGTATAAAATCCATAATTCTCCTTACGATATTCTTATCGCTGAATAAGTCATAGTGCTGCTGGCCATCCCACCATATTGAACATAGCTACCTGATGCTCTAACAGTACCATCACCACCATTTATTTGTATTACTGTTACCGTTGCTGTGCAGTTTACATAATAGTACATATCATATCTATTTACACCAGCAGACGACACAGCAATTATAAATCCAGATTGCCCTGCTGTAGGGGCAAACCAGTTTACCCAAGTAACAGAAGTAATTCCAGTCACTTGATAAGTATAAAAAGAACCTGTAGCTGAGATGTTGCCTGTATCATCAAGTGTGGCTATTACAGCACTGTACGCACTGTTGATAACCTCCAATCCGCCTATGTAGTTTACTCGTAAAAACTTATTACCATTTGTCACACCTGTTAAAGTATTACCAATTGCTATATTCGGGGAAACCCCAGGGCCACCATATACGCCGCCCATGCCAAGATACCCGTATTGAGTTGTTACATACAGGGATGATGTTGATGGAGTATACGTCAAATACGCAGATGATTTCAACGACTGATTTGCTGTAGCAGCGCCAAAATAAGGATAATATGTAGTACCAGAAACATCAGCAGTAATAGTTGCAGTAGTAGCATTTACAGAAGTCAAACCACTCCCATTACCATAATAGCTACCACCAACAAAGTTTGTTGCTGATAAAGTTCCAGTAGAGGGAACATATGATAAATTAGTAGAGGATTTCAACGATTGATTTGCGGTAGCACCACCAAAATAAGGATAATACGTAGTAGCAGAAACATCAGCAGTAATAGTTGCAGTAGTAGCATTTACAGAAGTCAAACCACTCCCATTACCATAATAGCTACCACCACAATAAATATTATTAGTAACCGATAATGTATCTGAAGGGTAGGTAGAAGGAAAATAACTTTGTATATAGTTAAGGAGACTATTACATACGAGAGTCCAGTATTGTTGTGCTGACGAAGAGGATGTAGTATTTTTAGATAAATTATTGGCTATAATAGTGCCTAATAATGATCCGGTTAAATCTAATGCCATAGTATACCTTATAATGCCATAGATTCTTCCAATGTTGCTACAGCAGTACCTGCCCCCACTCCAGGGGTGAGAGATGCCATAAAACCAATAGGAGAAGTTCCGGGAGGAACCCCTGTAGCAAATCCCTGTAAAGGGTTTGTAGGGAGAATAATGGTATCGCATTTGGATAAATCTAATACAAGGGTTTCCAGGGCTATTGAAGTTGGAGATGCAATAGTCAGAGGCCCACTACAGGCTAATGTTATTACTCCTGCTTGAACTGCTATAGTATAACTCCCTGCTAATACTTGTTGTGCGTCTGTGCCTAACATAACTGTTCTATGACAACTACCAACCACTGTTTCATTATATGTCTTTCCTACAATAGAATCAAAATCCCCTGATGTATGTATAGATAAAGGTGAAGCTCCCGTAACCAAGGACATTCCTCCACCCGAATTCAGGGTAATCATACCTGAAGCATCTATTCGTTTTGAAGATAAATTTTCAGTACTGCCATTAGCATCTAAAGAATGGTCACCATTAATGTATTGTGTAACGGATTTTCCTCCCATATATACATCCCCTACTGAGGATACAGTGAGAGTAAAATTACCGTTGGTACAATAGATAGAACCGTCAGAGCCATAAAGGTAGACTATATTTGTATTATATATTTGTCCTGCGGTTCCAGTAGAAACATTACTGAATGTAATATAAGTATCTGATAGCTTTTGAATAGAAATTTCATTTATGGCACTTTGCTCCATATCAGCATTAAGTTCTGCATTATTTATTAATGCTATAAATGAGGTTATATCCTCTCCTGCGGGTGGTTGTGCTGGCCCTAAAATAAACCCAACATGGTAATCATCATCACAAACTAACCATACCGGGTCCCCAGGCTGATAACAGATATCATTATTTTTAAAGAAATTTGGATAACGAGGAAGTAAGTAGTTACCATTAACATCCTTGTCATTAATATCATTCATATCAGGTAGAACCTTAACTTGAAAATAGTTAGGCCCATAGGTAGGTTGGGCTTTATCAAGTAAATGCCTGCTATCTACAACAACACCGAGTTTTAATAAATAATCCATTATTCTACCTTGAATGTAGCATTACGAGGAATTACATGATTATTGTAGTAGATAGACTCCTGTAATACATTAGGTTCATGAGGAGCACTACTATTCATAGCGCCTCCTCCTGGGGGCATTGGGGCACCTACAGGAGAGTTGAAATTAGTATCTTCATTTGAATCTGATAAATAGTCTTCGCTTTTAACTGCTTCCATGCTAACCCCACTATACAATTAGTGGAATTAGCATATTTTAATATCTGTTTGTTATTACGCTTAATACCTGTCTATAGGCTTCCTCGGCAGCCTCTTTTGAATCATAAATAGGACTTTTTATTACTCCTCCAGGAGTTAATACCTGAAAATAATATCCATCCTCGATATGAGAGGTTTTCCCCTCCATATTCCCTACACCTATGATTGCTGAATCATGAATATACCATTCCCCTAACGTCATTGCTGCATCCCCGCTTCAGCTCTGATATTAGAGCTAAGAGTAGATAGTATAAACTGGTGAGATTTCCACATATCAATCAGCCCAGATAGAAAATCCACTTTACTTTCTTTTTCTAAATATGTATTACGCTGTGCTTGGTATTCATCAGGATTTAGAGAAATAACTATATGTTCGATTTCTTTGGTAGATGCCCACTTCTGTGCTGTAAGCTCTGGCTTGTTTACCTCGCCTCGAACAGCAACATATTTCGCTGAATACCATGCATTATACCTTTCTTTCTCTCTCTGTAAGTCTATACGAGCTATATTATACATAGAAAGTAAAGATATATACACTTGAGAATAACCTTTAAGTGCGTGCTCTAGTTCAATAAAACTAATTTCTTTATCAGTTCCAAGGCGAGTTGCTTCTTTCATAGAAGCAATTTGCTCTTGAACAAATTGGAGAAAAGTGTCTGATTCCATTGTATACCTCTAAGAGAAATATACTACATTAAGTTGTAACTGTCAAGGTAGTACCAGAACTTACAGATATATTTGCTAAATTAGTTGTGGCAGTACACCAAGGGCTCCTGAAATAAGTAGGATAAAGCGGAATATATGGATATGCAGGTTGAGGATAAATAGGATAAGGAATATAAGTAGGATTTTTACTATCAAATAATTCTTTAAGCTTAAAATATAACTCCTTAGCTGCATCTTTATCCAGTATTATTTTTGTCCCATCAATGTCAAGTCCAATAGTCTCAATTTCTACACTCATTCTAACTCCTTTTATAGCCCCGGCTTATACGCATCAAAAATAGTTTTAGTAATACTCAACTGAAAATCTAATGCGTTTATCTTATCATTTAGTGTAAGTAGGCTTTTACCTACTTCCTCAATATTTGTAGCATTGATTATTATACTACCATATTCCTTTCGTAGAGAATTTATATCCTCTTCTAATAACATCATACCCTCAAAAAATTTTATAAGATGCTCTCTACCCACCTGTATTGTTGCTTTCATGTTTCGTTCCTTTATTGTTTCTGTTATAATTTTTTCTAAATATATATTATATTCAGGAGACTCAGCAAATGAACCTGGGCTTGCTTGGGTAAGAATAGTGATGGGTTGAGATAAAGTTTCAGCCATCATTTTATCTTTAGCTATTTGAGGAATCTGGGGAGTGTATACTCCTACTAACGCCTTTCCTTGAGCATAAGTGATAAGCTGATTTATTTTATTTATAACTAAATCATCTTCCATTAATCCTCCTCAGGGATTTCCTCATCGTCTTCCTCTTCAGCAGTTTCTCCTTCATCCAACACATTATAAGTAGAGAAAAGTCCATTTACTTGTTTTTTAGCTTCCTCAAACTTTTCTGGTTGTTCATAGAGTAAAGGCAATATCTTATCCACCCCTTGAACTTTGAGTCCATACTCATCAGAATAATACCAGCCACCCTTCTTCTCTATTAACCCTAACTGAATCATGAATTCTATATATTCAAAATCGGAATTAAAACCAGAAGCATAATACAAGTCTAAAGAGGCTGAACGCTTAGGGTATCCTATCTTAGATTTTGTATTCTTTATAGTTATTTTATTACCTATAACCTCTTTGCCATTTAGTATATCTTCACCTTTAGATAATCTAGCTCGCCACGATGCGTAGAATCGTGGTGCATATCCGCAACCGGAAGGCGCATCTTTAGACTGATGCCCAAAAGCACCAATACGTGCTCTCATTTGAGTTAGCATTATCATTGGAGTATCAAATCTAAACATATATGGATTCAGTTTTTTCATACCATCTCCAAACATTTTAGCAGCACCACCAAAAGAAGCCTTACCCGCATCATCCTCCATTGCTGCTTTTGTTGCTATTGTAGAGGTAGAATCAAATATGATTAATCCTATTTCTCCTGTTTTAGTCAAATCTTCCATAATAGTGAATGCCTCTTCACCATTAAGAGGATGAATCAAAATGAATTTATCATCATTAGTATCTAGCCCTACATTTTCTGCATACTTTCTATCAAAGGTGTGCTCTGAATCTACATATAAAACTATTCTTTGTCCTTCCTTATCAGTTCTTTTCTGTATCTGTCCACCAATATAAGAACTGAATATGGATTTTCCACTACTTTCACTACCATATAGTTCTATGGACCTATTCAAAGGATACCCACCACCAAAAATATAGTTTGCTTTAGGGGAATTTAATATCACCCTATGAATAGTCCCCGCCTCCTCTATAGAAGGTAAAGATTTTCCATATGTTACTCGTAAATCAGTAATAGTTTTAAGAATTTGTGATGTCTGCTTTTCTTCTTCAGTCTGTTCTTTGCGTTTAGCCATTATTTCTCCTCATACTTCTCTCCTTCTATATCAAACTCATTATAAATGAGTCTATCTAAAAATGCTAGTTCTGGTGTCTTTCTATCATAGGTAATAAAATTATATATAGTTTTAGGCTGATCAAGATACATAAAGTCATGTAATATAGTATAATTAAATAATTTTTTATTATACTTTACTCTCCAATAATTACGTAATTCCCCATAAAGGGCTGTATTCCATTCAAAGCCCCCTTTAGCTTTCATATAGTCCTGCCATACATACATAAACCATAATAATTGCTTTGGGATATTACCACCACGTTCTTGAGTTAGTTTCCAGGAGAATATTAGAGCTGAATTCAATTCCTTGTAAAACTTATCTTGCTGAATTTTCTTCTCTTCCCTAGACACTATATATTTCTTAGGAACAGGGGTTTCCATTATAATGAGAATATTTTCAGTATGAATTTTAAAATATCGTTTAGGGGGAGACCCTGATATTCGTACTGAAAGTAAATGTTTACTTTCTAGCCCTTTTATTGCCGAGCGCTGGTAATATTCACTAATACCACATAGTTTTTCTAAGTCGTCTATTGTTTGAAAAAAATAACCATCAGAGGTGAGTAATTTACAATCATAAAAATATTTATAGAATGATAAAAATTTAGATAAAATAATAGCCTCATAGGCATTTCCTCCTAATCCTCGTAACATTCTATCATTTATCAATGTATATGCAGATGAACTTAAATTAGATACAATATCTTCATTAGTCATTAAACCTCCTCACAACTTTTTTCTCTTCCATTGGATGACTTAGTATAAATTGAGTAAACTTACTTATGATATAGGATTTTCTCAAGAAGGGCTGGGAAGAAATATCATCAAAAACCTGTAATAGATCATTGTATCTAGAATTAGGATAAACAGCATAAGTAGTTTTAGATAGCATATTATAAGTATAGTCAAAAATACTTATAAAGTCAACCTCTTCAAAAGCATTAAAGAATTTAGTGTCTCCATTTACTAATAATTCAATAAGATTAAATGTTTGTCGTTCATCTATTATCCCTACATTCTGTTGTATTAACTCTAACGTCCAATATTCCCCTATTAGACATTTATCTAATGCCTGTACTGCTGCTCGTAAAGAGCCTTCCGAAGATTCCGCAATTGCCTTCAGTCCCTCTACCTTGAAAGAATTAGGAATAGTATCAGATTCCCATAGATTCTTTTTTTCTAATATAGACTTTAACGCATACATTATATTTATTACAGTAAATCTTTGTAGATTAAAGACTTGGCATCTACTCTGAATTTCCATAGGTAATCCAGTACTAACCATAGATAGCAGAATAAAATATACATTATCTTTAGGCTTCTCTAGCACTTTTAATAAGGCTGATTTTGCTTTTGCTGATAGTTGATCTGATTCCTCAATAATAATAATAGTATTATTATCATACATAGGAGATATATTTATGGCTGATGTTATATCAATCACATCGTCTTTTCCTGATTGAGAGCCATCAAGCCTATGTGTATCTCTATGAAAATCTTCACTTTTAATAGACTTACATGATGGGCATTCACCACAAGGATTTCCTTCAATATCCGGGGATTGACAATTTATAGCCATGGCTATAATTTGTGCTATAGTTGTTTTGCCTGTGCCTGTAGGCCCTTTTAGTAACATAGCCTGTGGCCAGTGGTGTGTAGATTGCTGATGTAGAAGTTCTTTAATAACATTATTCTGACCAAAGACATCTTTCAAAAGCCGAGGACGTTGAGATATTGATAGTTGCATTGGAGCCTCTAGAGAGGAGAATACAACAAAAAAAAGGAAAAGTCAACTAGTCCGTAGGAGCAGTAAATAGTAGGGATACAGTGTCAGGGTCAGTATAACTTAAACATGAAGTTTCTAGGGTAAGCTCTGTTCTACATACAATACCTTGAAATACATGAGTTACTTCTGAAATAATATAGTCTTTTTGGGTAAACAGGGAAGAGCTAGTTTGATCTTTTGTTAATAAATTCAGATTACACAATCGCCCTGCTTTAACAAATAAATTTGGCATACAAATTAAAGTAAATTTATGGGCATCTCGAAGGTCTTTATTATACTCATTGAACTTCATAGACTGTATATCATCAAAATCATGCATAGTATCATCAATGTATAGTTTAGTTATAGCACCCATACCTTTATTTTTATTTACATAGCTGAAGCTATTAGCCTTATCATATCCTAATATAGGTAGCATAGGCGTATCATAATAAGATTTTATATATGTTTTTTGCCTACCGAAATAAGCTAAAGCTGGAGATAAAACATCCCATAGGTTTTGTTTATTCCCTTTATTTATTTTTAATATATTACTATTAGGAAATATCATTAATTTTATTAAATTTGGGTCCGCCATCCAGTCTGCATATGCTGAAAATTGGGGATCAGAATAATCAATAGCTATATAAGTATCAAGCCCGGCCATATCGCTAAAACAGCATATATCAAAGACATTATCTATATTAGTAAACATAAAAGAAGAACTATTACCAATACCTCTATAGTATTTTCGCAATCGAATATCTATAAAATCTCCTTGTTTCATCATAGTACGGTAACGATTAGCAGGGGGGTCTGCTGAAGAAGAGGATACTCTATTTCCTAGAGCACTGATGTTCGTTCCTCCTATTCTTAAATCTGATAGAGCACTACTACCATATAAATTATCATTTGTAAATATCTGTGAAACAATGGAAGGTATGTTACCATAATAAGTATGGGAATCTAAATATTGTTGAAAATACCAAGGAGAGATTAAGGTAAGACTAAACTGATTACCTAATGTAGTAGCAGATAATCCTGCTCCCGATTGTATTGATAATACACATAGGGTTAGTTCAACGGAGTCATTTGACATGGCAGGGAAAAAGGTAAATTTAATAGGACTACCAATAGTAATATTATTTTGAGATACAATATCTAACAAGTCAGAAGAAGCTGTAAACCCCCATTCTGCCATTAAATAGGTGTTATAGGCACTTACTTGTAGTATCAATTTATTTGTAGCAGTATCTATATTGCTTAAAGTAGTGAGGTCGCCAGAGGATAATAATAATTGTGCTATCCAAGGAATTTGAGACTGTATAGCCCCTGTACTACCACTATATTCATCAGGCATTATACTTTTCCTTGTGAGGCTATGAAAGAATTAAGATCGCTTAACACTGGGAACTTAATTTGTGTTTCTTCATAAAGCAAAGATACATGAAAAACATTACATACATTAAATACTATATCATCGTTATTCGCAGAACCATAGTATGCTTGACAAAATATATAAGGTTTTTGTTGTAATTGTGAATTAGGAACAACAATATAGGGAGGATTAGCATAAGTAAAATCTCCAAAGTTAACAGATAATGTATCAGGATAATTCTGAGAGTCTACAGAATCACTCGTAACCCCTGCATTCATTAAATCATAGCGAGACTGCATTATTTACTCCTATATAAATTTGTAAAATCAGAGCTTGTAAGTATATCCTGAGTTTTAAAAGTTAAATTTAAATCTCCCGAGATAGGGTAGGAAGAACTTTCAAGGGTGCTTGAGAATGCATAAGATGCTTGAGTACAATTTAAATTTGTATACCCCATATACCTATTAAATCTAGTTCCGTTACCCCCTGATGCCCACCCAAACTCTACTTTCCACATCCCTCCACCAAAAAGAATATTAGAAGCAGTAGTTCCTATCTTTACTGCTACTCCGTTTTGATTTTTAGACTGAGCAGCTGTAGCGTCCTGCCCTATAGTCTGTAAGCTCTTCCCAACAGTTCCTGATGCTAGTCCCATTCCCACAAGACTCCCTGCAAAAAGAGCAAAGCAATCTATAGCATTTGGACCTGGAGCAGTTAAAATAGGACCTATATCATAAGGCACAGTACATGACATTATATTCATAATAGGAACAAATACTTCTGATTTAGCATCCCAAGCATTATTCATCCCCCTGAAGAATTTTAATTTTATAGAAAACGTAGCAGGTTCCTCTCCTGCCCATGCTTGAGAATAGTATAGCTTAGTAAATATTTTAATACCAAACATATCAGATAAAAATTCAACACCCTTGAGAACTTTTCCTGCTGTGGTGCTTACTGTTTCTGTTAAGTTTTCTACCATTTCTCCTAATGCTTCGTAAGCCTCTTTAATAGGCATTCTATATTGTTGCTCTACAGATATACCATTTTCTCCCTCATAAGGGACATACCACTCCACCGCCTTCCCTGAAGGGGAGCTTGATTTAGATAGATGTATATAACTTCCACTTAAATTCATAATTATACCTTTGCTGGTTCAGGGGGGGCTATTTTATTTGCTTGAACTGTAGCCTTACTTGAACCTGCTGCTTTAGAATTTTTTAAAATATCATTACCCATATTTGTAGCTTTTAACATTTCTCGTAGGAGTTCATTCTGCTCTTCTAAAATAGATGTTGTACTCTTATCTGATGTGCTCATAGCAACATTTGCTAAACTATCTATAAACATATTTAATTTATTAGTATGACTTCTATCTATTACGCTCTCTCCATCTTGTAAAGTAGCATTAACTTCACCTCCACTATGAAATTTATGAATCGCATTATCCTGTAATACTTGATCAAAAAATGAGGATTCAAAACCTAATTTACTATAAAGTTTACGCCCTGATTCACTGTTTTTAATTTTTTGCCATAAATTAGTTTTTTGGCTATCATCATCAAACATAAATTTTGCAGAAGGGGACATACTTGCATTAGATGAATACCAATAATTTCCTTGAGCATCCATCATCCAATAATTACCTGCTTGCTCGGGATTACCTACTCTTCTTTCATCTTCTTTTCTTTTAGCTTCTTTTGCTTTTAGGATTTCTTGATAAGTATTAATTTCAGACTTACTACCTGTTCCCATAATTGAGTTAGCATTTGATCCACTTATATCTACATCAGCAGCATTACCTGTAGCTATTGCTTTTTGTGCATTAGCCGTTTCAGACATACCAGAACCAGGGGTAGTAGTTATTCCCTTAGCTTTTAATGCTGCGATTTGCTCAGGAGTAAGACTTGCTAACGTAGCATCTCTTTCGTGTTGTCTTTTTTTTGTATCAGAAACAGCAGCACTTATTAGTAATGCTAGCCCAGCTACGCCAGCAATAATACCTAATGCAGGAAGGGCTACAGCTAATATTCCTGGGAGGGCAGCGCCTATTGCAGTAGCAATTCCTGCACCGGCTAATAATCCTTCTATTCCTCCTCCCCCTCCCCCAGATTTCCAAGATGCATCTACCTGTGCTTTCCTTTGTATCTCTAGCATTTCTTTCAAATCGTGATGTAATAGTAATGGCGGGCCTGAAATTAAAAAAGGTAAGTGTGCTACTTCACCAGCAGAAACTTCTTCCTTGCCCTGCCCATAGGCTTCTAGGTGGAGACCTCCACCACCACCTCTACCACCATTAATTCTATCCATTTTCTTTTGGTAGCGACCTTTTCCTTTTTGAGGAGTAATTCCAGGGAGCCCACCACCACCACCAGAGGATTCATCTCCTCCACCATTCCCACCTACATTTTCTCCAAAATACCCCTTATCATAATATCCCACAAGGTTTCTATGCCCAATACTATATGCATGATTTATATTTTCTGCGTTTTCATGGGCTCTTTCTTGCTTAGGCTTAAAGTTTCCACCCAATATTTTTGAGTATATCTCTTCCCCTAGTTTTCCTAAAAAGCCACTATCAACATTTTTTTGTAAGTCTTTTTTTTGTTGTCTATCTAAAGCAGCATTACCCTTTTTTATTATAGGACTTTCTGCTATGGCTTTCATATACTTTAGCATAGCTTGGAAATCTGTACCAAACTTTTCATCAAGTTTATCTTTAGTTTCCTGTCGTTTGAAATAGTCTTCTTGTAGTTTAAACATATTCTTAGCCGCATCTGGTTTCCCTCCTACAGCTAAAAACATATTTTGCATTATACCTGTATTCGTCTCCATTCTTTTATTGAGTTGAAGTATGGATTTATTTACTTCCTTTAAAAGGTCTTCAGTGGGGTTTTTTACTTTTGTAATACCACTCGGTATATCACTCATTATTTTATCCTATAGACATAGTATTTCTATGTCGGGAGTTATACTCCTCTTTTAGAGTATTATTTAGAAGATTCCATTGGAACATAAAAATATGAAATGGTAATTTCATAAGTGACTCTATTGAATTAGCCGTTCTACTCGTCATAAGATAAATCATATCCATCAGGTTCTCTCGACTGTATGGCTTGAATAATATCATATGGTCGAAAAGAATACCTCCTAGTACAGTTCTCACCTGTAATGGGATTTTTTACATGGATTTCAGGATCAATACCAAATTTCAAAGAATTATAATGCTTATTTATTTTAGCAGATATATTCACATCGAATTCTGGGCGTTTTAGAATTTGTACCTTCTCACTCAAAGGTAATCCAGATACATCCTCACCATTAAACTCCAATAAGTAAAGAGCTAACGTAGCATCAGCCAAATAGATATTCTTTTGTAGTTCGGCATTTTGCCACTCTAGATATTCCATTGTATCAAGATTAGGCAAAGTAGAAAGGTCTCTGTCTTGATCAATATAAGTAGAGTACGTCTCTGATAACCTCTGTATCTTTGAATACTTCTTGTCGGATTCTTGAAATTTGTTCTGAACCTCTTTTCTTATAATGAGAACATCTCCATACTTTGGATAAGATATAAACTTTGCTTTTAGTAGAACCTTCCCTTCTTTATCTTTTTTAGTTATTGTAACAGTTTCCTTTACATTTTCATTTAGGCTATTTATAGTAACACAGGTTCGCAAATCTAAATCTATTCGTGGTATCCATAGCCCCTTCTGGAGTTGCTCTATTTTTTTTATATCTCCCTTTTCTTCTAGCCATGTAATATCACTTTCATTCCATGGAAATCGGACTTCAAAAAGTACGGGAGTAAAATAGTTGGCATATATTTGTACCAAAAGTTCAATAATAGTTTTTTCGGGCCAACTAGCAACGTCAACATCACCATACATAAGGGAATTCAAGACGGCTATAACTCTTTCAGGTAGAATATTCTCAGCAAGCATAGAAAGTGTTAAAATATCTTCAGTATTAAAATTTCTACAATAGACTACTTTAGGTACACCTAGTCTTCCATTTGTAGAAAGTTCAATAGGTAGATAAGAGAGGGGAACAGAAGTTACTGGAATAGGAGATATTGGAGTTTTTAGAGTTTCCCTATCTAAATCTACTAAAGTTGGTTTCATTTTGTCTCCTCTATAATTAGTAGAATTTTGCTTTTTTCTGCTTGACATTATGTATAGTGAATATTATACTTATAGTAAGAGGAATGATATGGTAGTTCTAATCTTTATTGTATTACTTATTGGTATCTTTGTTTTCGCCAAGCTGAGGGATAGGAAGGACAGTACTGATACTATGTTCCCTCCTCAAGGTAAGGAATATACAAAAAGATTAGAAACGTATATGAAAACAACCCGTTCCGCACTCTTACTCTATGACCAGTCAAATCATAGCCCTGAAATAGCTATGCTAACTTTGGAGGCGATGAGAAGAAATCTTATTGATGTAGCTCAAATCATGATGCAGCCCACAGAGGAAGAGCGGGATACTGCTATTGCTACTTTAATAAAACTTGGGTACCATAAAGGAGCGTAATATGATCACTTTAGGAACTGCTATCCCTGTCGTTTTGGTGTGGTTTGTTATTTTTTCACCCGCATGGATAATGCTTATCTGCAAAGGATGGCATTATCTCCGTATGGCTCAAACAATGAAAAATCCAATTATATTGGATCATTTCCAGCTTCAAGAACAAAATAAAAAACTCAGAGAGTACATGGAACTTACTAGAAAAGCAGTGATGGAGTATGACTCCTCTAAGCACGACCCTACTATGGCAGTAATGGCTCTGGAAACTATGCGACAACTCTTGAAGGAACGTAGTGTAGAGGTAGTGCCTACATACCAAGAAAAGAGTATGCTTAAAGAAATCATTATGAATCTTCAGAAGTATAAAGCAGCTAAAGGGATATAATATGCAAGCAAAAATTGGTGAACGAGTAGGTGCAATTCTATCAGGAAATGATACAGAAGCAAGATTCTTTGGGTATGGAATTAGAATAGAAGATGAGATACCTAATGGTGCTGGAGGCTTGGGTGAGTTACTTGTAGAAATGCAGATAACTAACCCTACTATTCTTCTCGATTCTGGTGAGAAGGTATACGGTTGTGAGTGTTGGTGGGGTAAAGAAAGGGTATCGATTTAATCGATACCCTTTTTTATTATCTTGATAAATGCAACTCTACATACGAGTTAGATAAAACATTAGATACAGATACTCTAACATAATTTGAAGGTGCTGTTAATGTAATAGCGTTAGTAAGCCCATTTACTGTAGTCAAAGAGAGTGAGGAACCATAGACTAATGCTCCTGTCTGTTGCTCAATTGGAGTACCATCAGAGGTAGATACTGTATAGGTTACATTGCTTGATTCTGTCCATAAAGTAATAGGAGTTCTGCCACCGATCCAAATATCATCCAAGTTTGTTACTAAGGAGCCAGCATTCACTACCACAGCCTGATTAGAACCAGGGGTGGTCTGAGTAGCAGTATTGGAACCAGGAGTAGTAACATATGCATAAGCAGGGGTAGACACACCAGTAATCGTTCCCATTGAAACTGCTACACCAGCAATTGTAGCAGGGACTGTTCCTGTTAAAGTTACAATAGCGTTTGTCCTTGATGTAGTCCATGCCTCGCCTGAAGTTGTACCAGAAGCATAAGAAGTGGCTGCTACTTTTGTGGCTACTGTAGCAGGACTATCACCTAAAGATACTGTGGTAGCTTTACCATCTACAGTTATTGTAGTTCCAACAGCTACAACAGAACCTACAAATACTATATTTTGAACAGGTAGAATATCAGCATTACAAGTAACACCAGTTATTGAACCCATTGAAATTACTACAGGGGATATAAGCTTTGCTGTAGTTCCTGTCAATGTTACCGTAGTTAGAGTACCACCACCATTGGTTGGTGTCCATGTCTCACCAGAAGTACCACCAGTTAGAGAAGTAGCTACAACCGCATTGGCTACCTGTAATGGGGTATTACCGCCAGATACAGTTACAGAAATACCATCAACAGTGACAGTAGTTCCACCAGCTACAGTAGTACCAGCGAAAGTAATAGTTTGGACAGGTAATACAAAGTTACTACATGTTACACCTGTAGTGGTTCCCATTGATACTATAATTCCTGCTACGGGTCCTGGAATCGTTCCAGTAAAAGTACACGTAGGCCCTGAAGCTAGTACAGTCCAGCCCTCACCAGAAGTGGTTGCTGAAGATACAAAGGAAGTGGCAGCTACAGCAGCAGCAGCTTGTATAGGAGTAAAGCCGTTAGAGACAGTTACGTTTACGCCATCTACAACTATGGTAGTACCACCACCAGCAGTGGTACCTCCGAAGGTGATAGTCTGCACAGGATAATTTGAGTTAGGGCACGCAACACCCTGAACAAAGCTCATATCATAGAAAAGTATATTAGTTGCTGTTCCTAAAGCAATAGTAGGCTTTGAGATAGGCCCATAGGTAGTTGACTGAAGCTTCACAATAAAAGGATTGAATGAGTCAATACCTACATTAAATCCGGTAACTCCAAAAGATTTTATTTTTAATGCTACAGCCTGTGGAGATAAAACATCATTAGCATTCAATGTTATCGTAGTTCCTGCTATTATTATTGTCCCTGCTACAGGTATATCAGTAGGAGTAGTAGAAGTATAAGATGTTATTGGAATTACAGATGTAGAGTACTGTGTTGTAAATCGAATAGAAAACTGGTATACAGCTTGTGTACCATACTGTATGCTAAAGTTTCTTCCCATATTCTGAATTAAAGCCATTATTATTCCTCTTTTCTAATTAGTTGCTATTTTAATAAAAACATCCTTATTCTAGGGGATAAGTTCATATACCATATTCCCACAATCCCAAATTCTATCATATCCATTTATTTGCATATTTTCCCATTCAGTTAGAGTGAAGTCAAATGATTCTAATTTTTTCTTGAGTTTATGTTTTTGAAACTGTACTCGTGAGCTACGATTAGTATAGTTTTTAGTATAATAATAATTAGGTAAAGAATCTTTAAGTTTTGTAAACCCTACAGCTTCATACCCCTTACCATTAAATAATCTTTTATCGCAATAAGACACAATTGAACCTATATACCTTTTTCTGAAATATGATAGGAGTTTTGAGAGTCCCCCAATAACCTGACAGTCTGCTTTGGTTACATATCGTAATAGTTCCCATTCGGAATTTCTTCTATATCTTGCTTTTATAAAGGAAGCTAATGATATTAATTCTTCCTTATTGTATAAACCTAAAACAATAAAAGATGGGTAATACCCTTGGATGTGATATGAGTCTAAAAAGACTCTTTCTATATTACTATCCACTATTTTTATTTTTAATTTACGAGCATGATACTTATTAGTAATGATACCAAGCTTACTTTTTAATAATGCCAATACTATATTTTTTTTCTGTATCCATTCATCTTCAAATATTTGTATAAGTTCTATACCTTTATCAGCACATAAATTAAGTTTATTAAGATGATAATTTTTATTTTTTCTTCCTGCTATTTCAGAATGCCAGTATAGGCCATTAAACTCTATAGCAAGTTTCTTATCTGGTAAATATATATCAAGTTCTAACGGAGGTATTATACTTCTATCCGAACTTATAATATTTTTTATTCCCCACTGTTCCAAATAAGATTTTATCTCTATTTCAGAAGAGGATACTGAAGTCATTAAAGGATAACATTTTATACATCTGGGGATACGACCATCTTGCAAATGATACTCAAACTCATTGCCACACTCAACACATTTCCAAGTATAGGTGTATTCTGTTCCTTTGTAATTATTATAAGTAAAAAGAGGAATTACTTTACTATCAGTTCTTTCACCAGATAGTATTTTTTCATAAAGCTTTTTAAATCTTTTCTCTATCTCTTTATTAATTATCTCTTTATTTTGTAATGCATGTTCTGTTCCATATACTTGTATCATTGTATTTTTAAACTTTTCAAAAAGTTCTTTATTCTGAAAAGCAAACTCTACTCCATACTTTTCTATCATTGTTTTTTTAGATTTATATGCTGTATTACCATGTAAGGGTGAAGAAGACCCATATCTCTCCATATTTGTTTTATTTGTCTTTTCCCTTATATCCTTATTTTTTTGTGGATTATCAACACCATAATTCTTCATCATTGTTTTTATTGACTTCTCTCTAAAATCTTTACGTTCAAAAGAACTTTTAGCCCCATAACGCTCTAAATTTGTTTTTTGAACTTTACTTTGTATTTCTTTATTCTGTAAAGGAGCAACGCATCCATATTTTAGAAGGTTTGTATCTTTTCTTTTCTGTATAACCTCAGGGTCCCTTTTTGCGCAATCAGCACTACAATATTTAGAATATTCCCTATGACCCTGTACCCATATAACTTCTTTTCCACAAGAACACTTTAGGGGTTCTGTAAGGTTTCTATCAATAAGCCATATTCGTTGTAAAAATGTATAGTTACCCTTTATCAAAGATTTTAATCCATCAATATATTCTTTATATTTCAAAGACCTTACTTTGTTAGAATCAATGATTCCTTTTTTATTTCTTAATACTGTATTTAACCAAATAATGAGTTCTTCTTTTGATAGTTCCATTTCGGATACTTCCCTATAATTAGTATAAGGGTTTTTTCATGTTTTGTCAATAGCAATAAAAAACCCTATCCGAAGATAGGGTTTAGTTCAAACAATACTAAGATTACAGGGATTTTTTTAGCCCTTTTTTTGTTATCCTCATAAATATTCTAGATAGTTTATTTATTATCTCTTCATCACTTTTTCTATCATCTATAGAGAGATAAATATAATCTTTCATGGCTTGATACTTTATTTCTTGCTCCCTCAACTGGGACTTTTTTGTTCGTTTACTATCATTCTCATAATGAGTCCTATCCTCCCATTCTATTATTACTTTGAGTTTGAAGTTAATATAATCTAAAAAATAACCATATTGGGGTATTCTATATTCACCCCCGCCAGATTCAGCAAAAAAAGAATCTTTAGATGAAATAAACCCAAATTTTTTATCTAATTGTTCAAATATGCTACAAGCCCGAGAAGAATAATTAGGAAAACAATTACCATTATTTTTTATCACTCTTTCTATAGTATACTCTCTTATTTTCTGTCTTACTTCAGGTATTCTTGATGGGTTATCAACTCCATACTTATTATAAAGACTGCTTTTAATTTTATTTTGAATGCTAATATCCTGAGTAGTATAGTTAACCCCATACTTTTCTTGGTTGGTTTTTCTTATTTTATTCATTCTTAATGGATCATTATGAACATGTACCATAACACACTTTTTGCTACAAATATGCCGCCCTGACCATCTCTTATCTGTATCATGTCTATTCCTATATAAAGTATTACCACAAACTATACATGTTTTTGTTTCTTCCATCCTGGATTGAAATAAAGATTCTTGTCTTTGATGCCCTAGAGTAACAGCACAACTTCTGGAGCAGCACTCTTTTTTACTACTTTTCTTTTTAACAGTGAAAATAGTATCACATACCAGACAAATACGTTCTTGACCCTCCTCTTTCCTTATCTTACTTATATACTTGTTTCTACATTCATAGGAACAAGTCTTGCTTTGATCCTTCTTAAGAAGTTTACCACAAATATCACAGCATCTTTCCATATCCTTATTCTCCATATGTATAGTTAGTATGTAGAAGAGGAATAAGTATAAAAAGAGAGAGAGTTTCCTCTCTCTCTTTTATATTTGTTCAATTCAGATTAAGGATTAGAGCCCTCTTATGTTAGTAATCTGTATTAATCCAAAATATCCAGGATTTAATATTACGTAGTCACCAAAAGAAGCTAGTCCAGCTTCCTTATAGAAGTTCTTCCTCTGTAGAGCACCAGTTGAGAAGAATGGAACTAGAGTACCAAAAGCTACAGAAACGTCAGCCTCGTTATTCTCGTTCTTCCACACACACATCAGTGTATTTTCAGGTAATATTGCTTTAGGTACCTTGAATACTGGAATACCGTACAACTCGCCAACCTGATATCCACCAATACGGGGCTGTTGACCCTTTGTGGTAAATCCAGCATTAAGACGAAGGTAAGTAACAGCAGCAGGACCACCAACAAGACGAGATACACCACCACGGTTTAATGCGTTGTACATAACGTCACCGACTCTCTCAATTGCTTGGGAAATAGTCTGTGCAGTATGGATATAGCTGTCTTGTGTACCAGCACCAGCCTCAGCATCGAAAACGATAGGAGCATAACCGTTCGTAGTAGCAGATGCATAAGCAACCTTTACTGCGAAGAAGTCTAGTGATTTCTTGATTTCCTGTCCAGCAGCATCCATGATGACTTCTTCTGTGCTAACACCGACTGTGGAGTCTAATACTAGCTCAGAAAGTGTTGTCCATGTTACACCAAGCGTCATAGGACGAACTTGGAACTGGTAGGAAAGCATTGTCAACTCAACTTCGCCTAAGTAGGTTCCAGTTAAGTCCTTCTCTGAGTTATACCTACCAATAGCGTTAGCTATTGCAGTACCACCAGAGGCTACAGCGATAGTATATACCGTTGATGTAGTATCAATAGCTATAGAAGTAATACCAGAAGTTGAAGCTATTACCCAGTTAGCTGTAGCTCCACCAGGCTTATTCTCATATGCTAATACGTTGCCGTTCACATCATAGAGAATTGTATAACCAGGAATGAAGCCTTGTGTAAACTCACTAGCCTGGAAGGTAAGAGTGAAGTTTGAGCCTACGGAACCAGAGATTGATGGGCAGTTTGCCATCTCAGTTGGGAACCTTGATTGCTTTGACTCATATGTTACGTTAGGGTTAAAATTCAAACCAGCACCAGCAAATGAATCATCACGATTGATGTTAGTATTTGCTGTATATATAGGCTTGATATACTTGATTGAATCCTTAGCTGTCTCCATAGCAAACTCAGTAAAGAGTTTATCACGAATTGAGTTTGGATAAGCAAGCCTTACCAAACGAATCATGTTCTCAGGAGTAGCAGCGAAAGCTGAGCTGTATGTAGCCTCAGATAATCGTGCCATTGCTCTAGCCTGATTCTCCAAAAGAATAGCTAAGTTTCGAGCCTTCCGCTCGTTCATTGTTTTAAGGCCGGGTCCAATCTCTGGAACTCTCGACCATTTCTCTACATATCTATCAGCACGATTAGTCTTCTCATTCAAAGCCTCAATAGTGGCCTCATCATAAGTAGTTTTACGTACTGATTCTCTCATTGCACTTCTCATACCCATAAAATTCTCCCTTTTAATAAAAACACGAGTACATAACAGTTAGGGGAATAAATTGTAGATTTAATCAACGTAAAACTATTTTAGTTTTAGATATATCCATATTGGGATACATTTCTGGAGCATATTAACTCCAATTAAAATCAAACCCTAAACTCTAATTATTTAGTAATGTAATTCCTAATATGTTTATCTACCTGGATCAAACTCTGCCATATCTCTTCTAGCCCAATCTGAATCTCTCCAATCAGGGATTCCTTTATATCTATCTAAAACAGGGCCATCACCATAAGCTAAAAGTTGATTAGCCTTTTTAACTACGTCTTCATCCTCAGCCCTTCTACCACAATAGTCAGCTTTAAATTTTTGTAATGCTTCTTCATCATTATTTAGGTATTAAAGTAAGTCCTCAATGGAAGTAAATCCATCTGTACTCATTTCTATGAGCTTAATTGTCTTTAGTATCTGTTTCATTATTTTCCCCAAGAAGCTCCTGGCTTCCTATTAGCAAACATAGCACCTCTTTGTGCATCGGCTTTCTTCTTGCTTACAATACCATGTTTCTTACTACCATTCTTTTTCTTACCGATGTTCTCATATCCCCCCTTTACTTTTTTAGTCTTTTCACCAATCTGGGTATTCTTACCTCTCTTTACATCATCTTCAGCAGCCTCAGGAGAGTTGTCAGTATCTTTCTCCTCATTACG